CAAAACAGATAGAGCCCGTCAACCAGGTTTCTTCAGTAGATTAAAAGGACTTTTTGGCGGAAGAACAGCGGAATCACACGAATGGGTGAAGACTGCATCTGGTTGGAAAATTACCCCAATGTGATAACATGCCCAAATTCAGAACCGTTTTCGTAAGCGATTGGCATTTGGGTAGTGACGGGGCTGAAGTTGATCAAATAGCAGACTGGCTCGATTCGCTTGATGCCGAAACCATTTATCTCGTGGGGGACATCGTTGATTGGTGGCGCCTGCGCAGGAGGTGGAGGTGGAGGGTGGAAGATTCACGACCGATTATCAAGGTTCTCAAGGCAGCACGTAAAGGGCGCAAGACATTTTGGGTGGCAGGAAACCATGACGAATTCATGCGCGAATGGGCGAAGTTTGCGGATGAGTTCGCGGGCATCAGCCTGATACCCCTTGAAACCGTCCACCTGTGCGCAGATGGGAGGAGGTTTCTTGTCACCCACGGTGACATGATAGATGCGTCCGTGAGGCTAGCACCATGGCTTGCGGTGTTCGGAAGCCATGCCTATGACATGCTAGTGGTGGTGTCAAAGTTTCTCAACAGGGCTCGGAGGCTCTGCGGAATGAAGCCATGGTCGGCAAGTAAGTTCGTCAAGCGCAAGGTGAAAAGAGCAGTTAATTGGATGACTGGCTGGGAAAACGCCATGGCTTCGATCACAAAAAGACGTGGTTATGACGGGGTCATATGCGGGCACATCCACAATCCAGAGGTGAGAATTATCGATGGAATCACCTACATCAATTGCGGCGACTGGGTGGAACATGCTTCGTGGGTCGGGGAGACGCACGATGGCAGCCTAGAAATACACCACTGGAAACCGAAATGAAGATCTCTATAGTCACAGACACTGACTCGGGACAGATGAACGGAGTTGCAGTCGGTGTCAGCAGGCTCTCATCGGAGTTGTCTTCTATGGGACATGAAGTTCAGGTGGTTGATCTTGAAGGGATAAAATGCATACCTGCTGGTCGATTCAGTCCGGGCTTATCGATTGCCACGCCGCTATCGGCATGGTCGATTGTGAAAAATAAGATAGACTTATTTGAACCTGAACATGTCCATATTGCTACAGAGGGGATAGTGGGACTATGCGGTCTAACAATTGCAAAAAAGAGGGGTATAACAACCAGTTCATGCAGTCACACAGATTGGGATTCTATTTTCAATAATATGATCCCAATATTAGGGGGTCTTTTCGGAAGATGGCTCACGAAAAGGACAGCAAAAGTTGATGTCAGATTCTTCAGAAACTCAAAAGACTCATTTGCGTGTTCACTTGGGGGGAAAAAATCTGCAGTATTACGCGGAGGCGTGGACAGATGCTTTAAATATGAATATTCTGAATTGGATGGACAATTGCTTTTTGCAGGCAGAATATCTCCCGAAAAAGGATTAGAACATCTAAGAGAACTAGCTAATGTCGGGCTTCTTGTTTCAATTGCAGGATCAGGTCCTATGGAGCATCATGAGATGCTAAAACACAAAAACATAAGAATGCTCGGAAGGCTTGACAAATTTTCTCTAGCAGATCAGATGCGTAGGCACAGGTGTCTTGTATTTCCAAGCATGTCTGACACGCTTGGTCTTGTCTGCTTGGAAGCTGCATGCTGTGGACTGCCTTCTGTTGGTTTTAAAAACAAAGCAACTGACGAGAGCATCGCTGACGGCATAACAGGATTTTGTGACAGCAATCTTCGTAAGTCTGCTATGCTTGCTATGCAACTTGACAGGGAAAAATGCTCAATGTTTGCCCTCAGCACATGGGGCCCAGGGGCAATGGGTGAATCATTTATTTCTGGCTTGAGGTCGGCAGGGATATTCGACAGCAAAATAATAAATCTGTAATTTTATTTTTTTCTTGAAGGGGTGCATCAGCACATTCTTCAAACGGCAACAAATAAAAAATAGTAATGTCACTCTATGAATACATATTGATAAAAGGATCTTAACGCGTCTTAAAGGTGTGTATAATTAATTTATATAAATACTAATACACAGAGGGTCGCATGGCAAACATTGAAGAAATAGCGTCAAAACTTAAATTCAGACCTGTCAGGAAGAAATTAACTATCAATTACAGATATATGCCTGATGCCGATTACGATAATATGCAGCCGCTCACCTACACGGTGCTGATGAGCAAGGAGAGGATAGTGACCGACCTCGACAAGACCTCGAAGGAGGGGATGCCGGGGGACATACTCATATCTGGTCCCAAGAGCGAAGTATATGTCATTGATAAGGATAATTTCAGTAACAAGTACGATGGGGAAATTGGTGGAGATATCAGACCCAAAGGGGACATCAGATATGCGGCCCTGTATAGGGGGCCAGAAGAGATAAGCTTCAAGGCATCATGGGGGGAAGACATGGTGCTCAAACCAGGGGACCAACTGATGCGGGACGGAGATAGGGGTTTCTACAGAATCGATAGCGCAGTATTCTCTGAGACATACGAAGAGGTAAAAGACAGCATGGGTAAGGTTGCTAGCCTTGATAGATGGTTCAAGGAGAAGTGGGTTGACATATCGCGCAGAGACGAGGATGGCAAGCACCCGCCCTGTGGAAGAAGTGATGCCTCAAAGGGGGCGTACCCAAAATGTCGTCCATCTAAAAAAGTGTCTCGCCAGACCCCATCAACATCGCACGGCATGACCGATGATGAAAAGAAAAGAGCAACAAGACAGAAGAGAACTGCAGAGAAGAAGAATAGAGTTGGAAAGAAGCCGCACATGACATCACACCACCAACTCAAGGGCGCCGATGCCGCAAGTTGGTGGAAGAGAGCAAAGTCTAACTACAATATGCCCATGGAAGACATATGCAGAGACAGCGAGAACTTGGCAGCAATGATGATATCAGATGCAAAAGGTTACATGCGCTCTGACGACCTTCATCATGAATTGGACAAATTGGAGATCCCCGACTTTCGTAACTGTGGGGATGCCAAATGTTGCGAAAAGAAGATATCAGAACTGCAAGATGAGATAGACATCATAATGGATTTGCATCGATGACTACCAGCAGACCAAGTTCATTCAACTTTTGACCTCCGAAAACATACCACTCATTCTTAACAATTACCCACATGGGGCGCACGGGGGCACGACTATATCAAACTAGATGCCAAACTCTAGCAAGCCATGGCCGGCGCTAGAGAAACTTGCCGTGGACATGTGCATGAGCAACCCGTCAGTATCCTACACACCATCCTCTAGATGTATCTAGATGCGGTTGCAAACTGGCTCGACAGACTCAGGGGGATTATCAGGGTGGCTCCAGAGTCTAGCAAAGAGGGCATCAAAAGGGCCTTTGACCTAGCGGTTCCAAAGAGTGGAAAAATTTGCTTGCCGTCCAGAACTGACACGCCACGGTCGTAAGATTGGTGACATGATCACGCAGCACAAAGCCCATAAGATAGACGCTGCCGACTTTGAGGCACTTGTCATAAAGTCTGATGTACCTGTATTGGTTGACTGGTGGGCGCACTGGTGCGGTCCGTGCCGAATGCTCGCCACCACCATGGACCAACTCGCTACCGAATACGCGGGGCGTGCCCGCGTGGTCAAGCTAGACTGTGATTCAAATGTTGACTTTGCTAGGAAAAACTCCATACAGGCTTTGCCCACTGTCACCTTGTGGTACGGCGGACAGGAGAGACGGCGGATCACGGGTCTCAGTGGGGTCAAAGAATATCGTAATATTATTGAAGAAATCATCAACAAAAATGAGGAGAAACAGTCATGACAACTGAAGTTGTAAAGGAATTGAACGCATCGATGCTTACGGATTTTGCCCGTTCGGAGTTTAAAACTGCCACCACGGCAAGAGAGTCTGCTGGACAGGGCTCCGCAACAGACCCCTGGATCATACGCATCGAGAGGTCAGTGCTGAGGATGCTTGAGATCCTTGATGGACTTCCTGGAGACGACCGAAGCAGGTGGCTTGCGTCTTCTCTATTCGGTCGTCTCTCCCAAATGCAGGTCATCACCCCGCTCACGGGGGCAGAAGATGAATGGCATCCTGCTGATGTCGAGGGAAAACAGCAGAACACCCGCTGCGTTCATGTATTCCGTCGGGCGGATGGAACCTCGTTCGATGCCCATGCTGTGGTGCTCATTTCAGATCAGAACACTCCTCAGGGCGTCGAGGCAAGAGAGGTGTCTTTCCCATACATGCCCCGACAGGAGTTTGTCCGTGCAAAGACCGAAGATGCCGCTGAGTCACCTCAATCCAAGTGAAATATCCACCATCAGGAAGTTGCTCCGCTCAGAGGTGGAGTCATCACGGCTTTCAAGACTGGTGAAGGATGCCCACATACTTGTCTAGCAGTTGGTAATTGAGGTGGAAAGACTCAAGTCGAAAAATATACAGGAGATGTAGAAGGTATGATACCCTTTGGATACTCGTATCTTCTAGACATGTACAACAACAAAAAGGGCGCGGCAAACGACCTTGAACTGCACTACAGGTTCCTAGAAACTCTAGTGGACAGGCTTGGGATGACCAAGATGTCTGCTCCATTCGTTATCCACGGACCAAGAAGTAGGGGTGTGGAGATGTTTCCCGACAAAAGCGGGGTGAGCGTATGGGTTCCACTTGTGGAGAGCGGAATTCAGATACATTCTATGGAGCCCACACGATTTATCACCCTAGATGTGTACTCATGCAGGCATTTTGATTCTGATGAGGTCATGAAATTCGCCCAAGAAACATTTGGCTTTACACGACATGAGGAGCACTTTTTGCACAGAGGTCTTTATTGTTCGCCGCCATCCGACCAGGGTGGAGATCAAAATTCAAAATGGAGCACCCGCTAATCACAAGACACCTTAGCTCAGCTGGTAGAGCAAGCGGCTTTTAACCGTTAAGTCCTGGGTTCGATCCCCAGAGGTGTCATTGGAGACATGACTGCATGCACGACAGTGAAGAGATCAAGTCCAAAGAAGATCTAAGGTCGAGGTGGCACGACAGGTCTCCGTTGCTAGATGCTGACATCAGTTGCGGCACTAGATGGGATGTGCTCCTTGATCGGCTTTTCAAGTTGCTAGATCCTCTTCTTGAGGGTCACATGGAGGAGCCAGAAGAGGAACTTTTTTCTGTGGTGCAGGTGGAGGAGAAGTTTGGAACCCTGAGGGTGTACACGCCAGGTCGGCAACCGCAGGAGATCGATGGCATGATAAAAATGGCAGAGTCAATGTCTTGAGTGATCTGTGAGGTATGCGGAGTGCCTAGTTCCATGATCAAAGATGGTTCGTGGTACATGACACTCTGCAAATCTTGCTGCTGATGAATTCGGGGCTGTAGCTCAATTGGAAAGAGCAGCCGCCTTCTAAGCGGCAGGTTGGGGGTTCGAGTCCCGCCAGTCCCGTTGTCGATGAGCGTATAATTTAATCATGATTGACGGACAACTAAAAAACCGCATACGTGCAGCAGGGTTCCAGCAGGTTGACCAGGATGAGCAGGAGTGCATCAAGGCGATCATGAACGAGTTAGAGCAGGCAAGATCAAGGGCGGAGATGAGGGCGAAGGAAGCAGAGGCGTTGCGCCTTGCGCTGAAGAACTCGCAGGCTGAGATCTGGGTTCAGCGCGAGATGTATGTGGCAATGCAGGGCCAGTGGGTGGCTGTGCTGCGCAAGGTGTATCAGATTGTCAGCGAGGCTGAGGCTGCAGCAGCCACGCAGAACACCATGCGCTGACACAAAGCTTCGGCTGCTAGGGCTCCAGGAATTCTCCTGGAGCCATTTTTATTGGTAAAAATTCGCTAGGGTGAGATTAGGATGGCAGGGGAAATAGAAATGGCAGGGGAAATAGAATCTGCCATCATGCTAGCAAATAAATGCAAAACGATCTTCATCTATGACCTAATCATTGTTGATTTTTGCATTTATCCAAATACAAAGTCGATTTGCCGATAACAACTATACAGAAAGAGATCTGACATGCCGATGAGATTTGGTTTTCTAGATTCGGGTTTGAGAGATTTGTGTAGGTGGGTGAAGGATAATGGATTCAACATCAGTTCCGTGGTTGATGTTGGCGCCCACGCCGGAGAGTCAACATTCATATTCAGCGAGGAGTTCCCAAACGCGACCGTCTATGGAATTGACCCATGGAAAGCTGGATATGACGACACTGATCCTTCATCTCGCTCCCAATATGCACTTGATGTCGCAGAAGAGACTTTTGATGTTCTTGTCAGTGACTATTCTCGCATCATAAAACTAAAAGGCACATCCTCTGACTTTGCAAGTCATCAGAATCTGCAGAGCGTGGATTTTGTATACATAGACGGATGTCACCTTCCGGATTGCGTTGCATCTGATATTGCTTTTTGGAAACCTCGTGCCAAGTACATCATTTCTGGGCACGACTTCACGTGGATGCCTACTGTTTCGGCAGCAGTGATAAAAGCAATAGGACAGCCCCACGCTACATTCGGAGACTCTAGCTGGCTATTCCGAAAAGATAGAATGGTGTAAAACGTAATGCTAGAAATACAAGGAATTGGCTTCCCTTTCTTTCCGGAATTTTCTTCATGCGGAAAAAGAAAGCCAAAACTATTCCGATGGACACGCGAGCAGCGAGACATACAGATTTACATAGACCGTGGCATATATGATGGCTTGCTTAGCAAAAAGCACAACAACAAATATGGGTGGTTTTTAAAATCTAGGGGAGTGCTCTCTGAACTCCATCAACATGTTGTTGACAATCTACCTTGCTATAAAAATTCCTACAAAGCCATGTTCACTTGCGATGACCAACTTGTGGCATTAGACCCATGTTTTTTTCTAAAAAGTCTTCCTGCGAGCAACACGCCATGGACGATTGAGTCTGAATGTAAGATATATCCAAAAAGCAAAAGAATGTCGATGATTTGCTCTACCGTAAACATGACACCCGGCCATGTGAGAAGGCTAAAATGGGCTGAAAAACTAAAAGACAAACTTGAACTTTTTGGCGGTGCCTGTGGGAGTAGACAGATAGGCGTAAAGTCTGGGGAGTTTTATCACCATGCTTCAAAGCTAGATGGGCTCAAAGACTATATGTTCAGTGTTGTGATAGAGAATTCCTGTTACTCTGACTACTTCACTGAAAAAATAACTGACTGTTTTGCCACGGGCACAATTCCAATATATATTGGAAACCCGTCAATTGGAAGACATTTCAATATGGATGGAATCATATTGCTCAACAAAGAAACTGACTTGTCTATACTAAATTATGACATTTACAGAGAAAGAATGCATGCAATAGCTGACAATCTTGACAGAGTGGTCAAGATGGATATATGCGAAGATGGTTTTGTGAAAGACTACTTGAGGTGAAGACTTATGAAGATAGCTGTTAATGTCATTGGATCGAGCAAGTACGCAGACAGAATTAATTTGCTTTCATGTGGCGGATTGCGTTTTAAGAAACATGATGTTTGTGTTAATGTCTTGGGTGAGGGTCTAAAACCTAATTGCGTACCAAGCGATTGGAACTGGCTAGACTGGTCCCACATCAGGGTGGCTGACCGCCACATCCACATGATTGCCAATCATGGGCTAGATGATGGTTACGATTTTCATTTGTTCTGCGATGACGATTCAGCCACAAATATCGATCACATGGTGAATTATGCTCTGAGCACCTGCTCTCAAGACACTTCTTGCATATGGACCCCTGCGCTGGGAGAAATATGCCATCAACACTGGTTCGATGCTTTGCAACGGTCTGTGCAAAATCTCATGCCACGAAAGGAGAGAAACAGTCTTTGGATTGGATATGAAGCTGCTCTTGTGAACAATAAACTTGCATCACTTATGAACAAATCCGAATTGGCTAAAAGAGTTTTTGATTTTTCTTCCTACCTGGATGGATCAACAACCGCATCTAATACTCCATGTGACATACAAATATCTGTATTGGCATGGCTGTTGGACGCCAAACATGTAGGACAGTCCAAATCGATGGCCCATCAGCATCCTCACTATTTAGACTATTCTGGGTTAATCAACAGTGGATCACTATGGCACATACATGGAGTGGGAAGAAGCGAAACACATAATAAAAAAAACATCGGTCGAGCTTTGGTCTCGGGTCCATTTGCTAATAAAGAAGAATTGGTTGGTCATCTTTTTCCAAAGTTGCATTTTGGTATCAAAGCTAAATCTATCATAGATAAGGAATACGACTTGGGTATGTTCTTCGCTCCTTGGACAGGAGGAAGCATGATAAATGCAAAACTTCCTGTCAAGTTCTCTTGTAGTGAAAAAAACCATGGAGATGTTTTTTGGAATAATGTGCTTTCAAAATGGCAAAGTTGTGATGATGGCTTTTTGGTAGAAACCGACGGTGATGTGTACAAGTTTTGCTGGCAAATGTCAGGTGGATATGTTGGATATTTATATAAAACATGCAATTATAATACCACAAAAGTGTCAACAATGATGTGTCTGTTTTTTAAGTAATCATGAAAGTTTCATTTAACATCATATCATCTAGTAAATTTCATATGCGCCATCAGGTGCTGCAGCATGGCGGCATCAAAAACACAGGTCACGATGTTTACATACGTTTTATTGGCGAGGGAAAAAGGCCAGACACCCTCCCTCCTGCGTGGGAATGGATAGATTGGAGCCATACGAGAGTTGCCGATAGGCATATCAAGTTGATAGCCGAGGGAATGTTAGACGAGGATTCCGATTTGGTTGTGTTCTGTGACGATGATTCGCTTACGGATGTAGACCACATGGTATCTTGTCTTCGTCATGGCATAGATAATCCAAAGCCGCACCTGTGGACTGCCTGGCCAGGAAGACATTTTCCCGAGTCGTGGGTATCAGAATTTAAAAAACATGCTGGATCCTTCGTAGGAGGACGCGACCTATGTGAGATGTGGCTTGGGTATGAGATTTCTGTGATGAACAAATCGTTAGTAAAGAGAATAAATGGATCGGATGAATCCAAAGCCATATATAGATTTTCTCCATTTTTAAATCAAGATACGGTGGGAATACCAACCCCATGTGACCTTCAGGCGTCTATGCTGGCATGGCTAGTAGGGGCAAACCACATAAATGGGTCTCAATGCAACTGTCAGCAATGGCCTAATTTTTTAGACTACCACGGATTTCATGATCAGGGAAGACTGTGGCACATTCATTGGACCGACACCGCATGGAATGTTTCGCTTCAGGACGTGCTCAGAACGGTTAAAAAGGCCCCTTTCAACACGCATGACGACATGATTGACTGCCTGTTCTCTAAGTTATTCAAGGGGTTCAAGGCAAGAGATTATATCGAAAAGCCCATGCAGCAGGGTGTGTTCTTGGCCTATTGGCATGCTGGAAGGCATCACCCGTTCAAGCTTCTAGAGCGTCCTAAGTTTTCAATCGTTTCCGATAATTCTGTGCGGATAATCTCTAACCCACCTGCAGGCACGGTTGCACCTGCATTTTGGAAATCGATACCAGATGGAATGGAAATCGACTGGGGTAACGGGTATAAAAACCGATACCGATGGAAATTAGGTGATGTCATAGTTGGATACGAAATACCAAAATTGGGAGAGCCCTACGGATTTATTGATGCCCTGATCCAATGACTATCAGTCAGGGTTTACGCATAAGGAATATCATAGAGTCTCCGTATCCAGATTTATTCCGCAAGTCGAACTTCTCAATTGTGACTCCAGGCACTGATTCCGTAATGCCTTTCTCAAGTATGTCGACTCCCCATATATCCTCTATCATGTACATACCACCCGAAGAAAGCGTACTCCACATTTTTTCAAATGTCTGAACCTGATGTTCTGCATAATGACTAGCGTCATCTATGATTACATCGAAATTTTTGCCTTTGTTGAGTGCAAGTAATTCTTCTGCAGTTTGCTGCTCGGTAGAATCGCCTACGATGGCCTTGATTCTAGGTTCTTTCAGCACTGACTCGGGGTAAATATCTAGTCCAAACACATTTGCCTTGGGTAAAAAGTCTCTAAAGGTGCGCAGGGCTGCCCCTTGGGCAACGCCGATTTCTAGCAAAGATATTTCATCGAATCGCATTCCTTGTAGCAACTTTTCATAAACATCAGTATAGTGATGTTGATGGTATTTTAAAGTCCAATATATGACTGAAAGACGCTCGAGATCTGTTGTGGCTCCTCTTGTAATAACAACATCATCAGCAGGTCTTGATTTACCCTTCTTCCTGATTTTGTCAAAGAATGCGAGCATCGACTTGTTTGTTGCAAGAATATCATCAGAAGGCCGATCAAACACAATATGGTCAAGGCCTCCACATTTTTCTCCCTCATATGCGATCATAAATGACGACTCAACCGCCTCCCTCATCTTAAGACCTGCCTGAGGACAGGGTATCAGTCCTTCTGGAAACATCCATACCAACTCTCCCTTAGGAAACTCAAGGAGGGCTCTACGTGTAGCGCTTGTCCTGTCCGTCCTGCTCTCCTCGTCTATCATCACGGTCACGTCGAGCGGCGCGGACCTGGCCTGGTGTACGCATTTGTCTGCACGCTCTTCGTTGTGAGTGACGATTGTCCAGTCTGCCAAAAAGGACTGGTGCACCGTACTTGCCCTGAGATTCTCTGCTCCCCATTCAATCAGAGGATCATTTGCTAGGACGCCAGTGCTGAGTATGTGAAGCTTCTTAGTCATGTGCTAACCTTTTTGATTTGCCTTTTGAAATCAGAACTAACTGTGCCAGCCAACGGCTGCGGCCTAAATCGGGAGAGATAAGCGCCCGCCCCTGCGAGAGAAACTAACTTCTCTATTTTATCGACATTGTGTTTATCGTTTCCATTGAAATGAAGCATAATCGGCTTTCCTCCGGTGGCTGGTATTTTCAAACACGGAGTTCCCGTTCTTGCACTTGGCTCAAAAATATCGATGGTCAAGTCGGCTGTACTGATACTCAAATCACATCTTGTATCTAGAGCAATCGAAGCGCTCCGTTTCTCCTGTTCAAGAAACAATCTGGTCCATATTGCCTGGTCGGTTCTCCATGGATCCATCAAATCAGCGTTCTCAGACATAATGTCCTCCAAAAGCTGTAAATGTCTTATGATGTCAGTCCGCAATCCAACAAAAACCCCAGAATTTAGAAATCTGTAATACTCCATAGACGTGTTGTTATGCAACGGCTTTGGATATTGAGTCCAAAATTTCCCCTCGGGCCAGCAATTTTTTTCTGCACCCATTAGTATTTGTTTACCACATGCCTCGTGATATTTGAGTGATATTTTTGGGTTTTGTAGACAGAATGTGTCTCCACAGTCTACCCACATCAGCCATTTTTGGTCCATGGCCTTGATCATGCGCAGTAGTCTTGTTATCTTCATGTCTTGCAAAGAGTGAGAGCTATCACCCTTAAGAACTATTAGTTCGCAGTCAAATCTTTCCACTGAAGATCGCAATCTCGATGCGGCGGCTTCACATTTTTCGCTTGATCCATAAAAGGCGGCAGTGAAGATTCCGAACTCTTGTGCAGATGGATTTTTGGACAATTTACTACTCCTAGTTTGGCACGCTTTCTTGACTATTGAGCGCTTGAATCCGCCTACTTCATTTTGCAGTACGGGCTTTTTGCCTGAATTCACGAGCACCTTTATTGGATGATATATTCCAGGATCACTTTTGTACTGACAGCCATGCCACTGAACATTCTGCCCTATATGTTTAGGCAGCAAGGCTATGCGTGCCCCAAGCATGTTGGCGGCAGACCCTATCCTCATCTCATTGTTGTAGAGCGGATGGAATCTAGCATCATCCCTAACCAACTCTGCGATTCCAACCGCAGTTTCCGGTCGAACGCAAACCACGGAGAATGGAACCAATCCTCTCAGCTGCTTGGCGAAGTCCAAATGCTTGTGCTTGTCAAAGAACACCCAGCCATCTTTACCGAATGTGAGGACATTAGATGCCGCTATATCGCAGCCCTTCATCAGTTGAGGCATCCACTCAGACGACTTGCACTGCCACCATGTGTCATATTCGTTTATGATGACGACAGAAGAAGATTCCACCCTGTCCTTGTTATTGAGTATATACTTGTAAATTAGACCGTCACACATCCAGTAGCTGTCCCAATGTGGGAACATCCATTTGAGCTGATCTGCCCTGAATGTGCGGGGAAGGAATGACTGGCAGTCAGAGATGGGCTGAATGTTATCCTCGCCCTCCTCAATGCACAGTTTTTCATAATTGGCAACTGTAGCCTGATCATTCTTGTGATAGAGAAAAAGATGGAGAGGCTTCCAACCCTTGGTGCCCATGCTAGTGTTCCTGCTTCATTATTTATCGTCAAAGAATCTGGCTAAGACGGAAAGGTACTGTGTCACAACCTCGCTAGTACGCAATTTAATCACCGTTAGGGAGGATGAGGTGATTTTAGACCACCTAACGGGTGGCTCAACCATTTCGCATGTGAAAAAACCTAAAAACAGAAATAGCAATATTGATTTTCTTGTCAACTATAGAATTTTGATCCATGAATCGTCGCTGAATACACGGTCGGGCTTGCCAACCATTTCATCAACGGCGTCAGTGACCGGTGAAAGCCAGTGATTTTTAAATCCGTAGTCGTGGCCGCATATAGCATGTTCGCATCTGTGAAGCCAAAACTTGATGTCGTTTTTTACAGCATCATATGTATGACAACCATCAATATAGCACATTGAAACTTTGTTGAATTCTGGCAGGGCAGAAAAATCGGAAGATATTCCCTTGTATTTGCATACTGCTTTATGTTTTTTTGCGAACATGTCAAACCTCTTTTCAACCGCATGCATATCCACATTACTGGCTGGATCATTCGGATCATATCCCTCTGTCCATGGATCAATGCACATGATCTTAGAGTTTGAAAACTCTTCCACAAAAATTCTGGTGCTTTCTCCGCAGAAGACACCAACCTCTACGATGGTAGGAATGTCCCCTTTAACTTGTTTTACAAATTGACACATACTTCTCAGGCCCATTTCCTGACTAATAGAATCTCTCAATGCAAAAGGTCTTCGATTCATGATGCTGACTAATTGCCCTATTTAACTAAATATGCTTCAACTGAAACCACATGTGTCCTCCTCAAAGACAAAGCGGGGGCGTCTTGCGACGCCCCCGCATGGTTGCTTCAAAATAGACTGCTAATCAGCTAGCAATGTTATTCAGCGCAGCCCAAATAACCTTGACGCCATCAATCGTAAAAGGCAGGACTGCGAGACCGAAGAACCAGTGAACCGGATTCTTCCAGCAGAAGCCACCCATTGGGCACTTGACGGAGCATGAGTTCTTGTTTTCCATTTTTCTCTCTCTTTCTTGAATTTTTTAGAACTTGACACTCAAACCGAACCTGACCACGAGGTCGAGATTGTTTGTATGATACTTTGCGAATGGGATGTCACACGCGAAGTCAAAAGAAGCATTGTCGCACATGGACCAGTTTAGACCCGGCCCGATTGTGTTCAGGCTAGAACCGCTGTCTAGGTACCAGAAGTTGTAGTTGGCGACCACGCTGAGATCCTTGATGACCTCATAGTTGAGCGAGGCATCGACATCCAGCACATTATTGGTGATAAATCCACCGAAGATGGGGAGGTAGTCGCCGTTTGTGTTCCACTCCCAGCTTGCGCTGGTGGAGTAGATCAACTTATCAATCGGGGTTTTGCCATCAACGCCCGCATTGAGGACGGGGTTGACACCGCTGCCACCGAAGCCTGCAGAGTCGGTCGGCAGTTTCAGGTCTAGACCGAAATCGACGGAGTCAACAAACGACACAGGAGCCGTCAACAACTGATACTGAGCTCCTAGGGTGAACATGCCTGCGCCAGTGCTCCCATCTGTGTACACTGGCAGGACAAGGTGTAGGTCAAGCTTGTCGCTAAACCGATAGTCAACCTTCTGCAGAAACTCGGTGACATTCCCCGTGTTCAGGTTGTAGAAATTGATGTTTTCGCTGAAGCTGAAATTGCTAAGCGAGAGGGCATCTACCCCACCTCCTGCTGGCGCCTGTGGCTGCTGGGATCCAAGAGCAACCGAAGTTGCTGCTAATACTACTGCCGAACCAAAAATAGATCTCTTCATGTTTTCTCCTTTGTTGAGATTTGTAACCTTGTTTGTCGTCTAGACAAAAAAGGGGTTGAAGTGAATTATTACCATTATACGCCTAGAGAACCTTTGCCAACCAGGCCAAGCACCGACATCTTGGCTTCCCACTCTGAAGCCTCCCGCCGATTTGAGGTCTGTATGGGCTGACCATTTTTGATAGATTCCACCTCAAGAGCAGTCAGGTGAATTGAATGTAACCTATAGTCCTCAAAGGCTTTACATGCAATTGGGAAGAACGGCCTTATTAATCTGTACATGGAATCTGCGTACACCCTGATCTCCATCTGCGCATGGGGATCCATCCGGAGGTGTAAAAAATGAAAAATATTGTGAAGATCACACTTCCAATACCATTCTGTGTAGGCGTTCACAGGCAGGATTATCCTGGCGAGTTCCCTGGCCACGCCGCCATTTATTGCCTCCATGTACTTTGAATATGATTCAGATGATATGAAGTCACAGGACTCTATGAATGATTCAACTGCCTCAGGAGGAAGACTATCCCCCCTGCCCTGCTTGTTGGTGGCACTCTGCTGCTTTACCGCATCGCCACTTGGAGTGTAGAACTGGTCGGGGACCACCGAGTAGCGTGCCGAGTACTCGTTCACATTTGCGGTGCGGTGACGGATCCACTGGCGGGCCACAAAGATTGGCATTCTGATATGAAACTTGACCTCGCAGAATTCAAACGGGGTGGTGTGCCGATGCCGCATAAGGTAGCGGATCAGACCCTCGTCCTCGTTTAGTTTCTTGGTGCCGTGTCCATAACTTGTTCTTGCAGCTTGGGCTATGGCGTAATCTGCAGTCTTGCCTTCAGGAACTAGCCTTGGCATCAGGTCGACAAGTGCTACAAACCCATGGTCAAAAACCTGTTCCTCGATTCTTGATCTGCCCCCCATAATGTCAACAAGTTTTTCATCTTCATGCGTGTGCATGAGATAATTCTACGCTCAGCCCTCAAGCCCCTCTTCCATCAGCCTCCTCATGTGCATTGCATTCATTTCGGCGTCTTTAACGGCAGAATGCGGAGGCTTGCCACGCTCTTCGGAAATTCGTTTGGACAGAGACCTCCTGAAACCCTTATGGAGGTCATGCAGATTTCTTGGGGAATGTCCAAAAGGATTTTGACCCACATATTTGTGGAAATAAAAGTCAACAAAAGACCAGTCGAATCCATTGTCGCTGACAAAAATAGGGGAGCTACCATGAGAGTTTTCAGATATCCACCTGTTGAAGGACTCCATGGCGGATTTGGGATCTTCAAATCTCATGGTCTGCTCCCTCGTGAAACCTGAAATGGCAAGTGAGCGCGGGTTGAAGGCGTCCTTGTCTGGACGCATTTTTACAGAAAATCTTCTAGACGGATCGTCTACGGCAACGCACCCCAGTTCAATCATCGATCCAACCGCTGGAGATGGACCGTCAGCCTCAATATCAACTGAAAAATATCGAACAGCTTTTGAATAATTTGCTCTTATATGAAGCATATCATGAATTTCTCGGGGCAGGAAATAGAACCTTTTAAAATAAATAACACATCATGATAAAAATTAACAGTAAAAATACCATGATGCAGAAAGAAGCTTTTGCAGCGATTGGTCCGCTCCTCAGGGCTGCCCTGCCGTACCTAGCTAGGGGAGCAAATCAATGGGCAAAAATATACGCCGTTGAAAAACTAGTCGGATTAGCAACAGATTTGGTGAAGAAGAAGGGCGCAGATGCAGTTGCTAAAACCATGTTGCGATCCACTACCGATAACCAAGATGCTTACAAATTGCTCAGAAAATATGTATCTACAGGTGGCGAAAAAACACCAGAAATAAATAAACTCATAGCGGCTCTTGGGGCTGCAGGAGGGTCTACTCGGGAGTTCGGTGAAGCTGGTCCCAAAAAATCTTTGTGGTCTTCAATAAGCAAGGCTTTGGGGGGGGGCTTAGAAGAGAGATCTTCAGGATCTGCCGCGCGATGGAATCCTTCGTCCGAACTCAAGCTTGCTTCCGCAAAGAACTGACTTTTTTCTTTACTGAACTGAAGTATCTGATGAAAATCAAAAGTTGCAGCGACACCCCCTCCGCTCCTTTGATGTTCATCTTAAAGAGGTATTACCAAATGCCGGCCGAAACATACCATCTAAATCCTCACATCATGAAACCACGAAAATTTTAACTTTAGGAAGTTTTTTTTAAGTTTGGAGGTCATAATTGTTATCTGAAATAAATGATTGTGTACCCATGCGCCTAACGGTTCCTTCAATTATATGTACTATAATAAAATCGGATGTAAATATACATCGCAGCATCACCCTTGACAGAAAGATGAAAAAGTCATGAGGAGCAAGCTAATGTCTAAAAGCAGCGCATCTTGTATTCAGGCAGCAAAGCAAGCATCGAAAAACATTCCATCTTGGTTTCGGGCAGCAAAGTTGGCATCGACATCAGAAGAATGGATTCAGAAAGCAAAAGACGAGAACATACCAGATGATGTTATTAAAAAAATTAAAACTTTCAAACTCAAGTACAAATTGTTTTTTTGTAGGGTGATGATGAATAATGAGATACCAGATTTACATCAATTTGAACTAGAGGCACAAGCCCATGAGGATAAAATAAAAACGGTGGAACTCGGCCTTCCTAAACCGGTTGACGCATACCAAAGCCTTACGGAAATCCTTCAAGCTGTGGATGTACAGGAAAACAAAACCAGAGAGAGACTAAAAAGTCAAGAGCACGATGTTTTTGACCCTGGAGGAAAGATGAAAATGATTCGCAGTTTTTCCCTAAATCAATTCCCGGCAATGAGAGTTTATGTATATGACGATGTTAAAAAACAGCATCAACTTATAGACCATCCTGAGCGCTTTTGTATAGTAGGTATGAGAGGACATAACCCGGAACAGCAGTTAAAAAATTATGGCGGCGAGGTGTTCCTATTTGTTCGGGATGGAAAACAGTGGGCATTTATGGCTCCACACAGTAACTCGGCGTCTGGCTTCACCAACATGACAAATACCCCTTTGAGTGAATGCGAAAGAGCAATATGTATACTTGCCGTCTACCATGAGGCTGACAAGTGGAAGGACAAATTGTCATCTTATATGCGTCAGTGCAGATCAGATGGCTTTTTGGAAGCCGTGGCTTATCTGAAGGTTTTGCCTCCAAAAGAGAAAGAAACAATCATCGCTGATCTCATGAAAAATGGGGATGGATCTTTAGCCTTGACGCTGCTAGTTGAACTACAGTCTAATCAAACTCCAATAGCAGAAACAGATGCGCTTTATGAACTTCAAGAAAAAGCAAAAGAGCAAATAAAAGATGGCAATTTTGACTGGGAAGGAGCCCTGAAGCCTCTTGTACATGGAGTGTTGACTAAAAATGGGGCAGCAGTGGCAGTACAAGCTCTCCAGTACGCAATTAATGATATCCGTACTAGGGCAATACAAGTTGTCAAAAGAGCCGATCATTTAAAAAAAGAATTACAGCAGAAGCATTTTCTAGACACAACATTTTCTGTGTGGAATAAATTAAAGCAAACGCTCGCAGATACCCACTGGAGGAAAGAGATATTAACCGCTGCGTCACAAGCTCCATTTAAAGATTTCTCGTCTCTTCTTGAAACGGCCATTAAGCGTGATGGTTATATGATGCATAACTACAATATAGACACATCTCTTCAGACCATGGTTGAGGACCTAGAGAAAGCGAAACCCTACGTCCTTGCTAACGAAGAGAACATGCAGGCCCCTGACGTTCTGAAACATGTCTTTGAAACAGGCAATCTACATACAATACAGGCTACATACGAAAGACAAATGAGGGGGAGGAATTCCTATAGACAAAAACCAGGTGGAGGCAATCGGTGGACTCAAATGGAGGCACACATACTAGATATGCTGATGTATGGATCAAAACTGGCAGATGTAAGTAGAGTTCTCGTACCATATCTCAGCGCAGTGGAAAATCCCCAAGAGCGCCTCAATTTAATGGCTCAGACAATCAAAAATAAAACGCCTGAACCTAAAGAAGCCAAAATAATGGTGCAAAAACTAGAACGGGTTGCCGGGCAGAAGGTCTCATCGTAAGATTTATCTTGTAGCAACTTTCTGAGGAGGACCCGTTCAGGTACTTAGGAAAGTTTATGCTGGAGAATCGTCTTATGTTTGACAATGCTAGAAAGAAGAAATTGAAGGTGGGAGACCTGTTTGCGGGGGTGGGCGGATTCAGCCTTGGCTTCATGCGAGAGGGCTGTGAGCTGTGCTGGGCTGTGGAATGGGACAATACCTGCCAAAAGGTCTTGCGCAAACAGCACCCACACACGAAGATATTCGGAGACATCACCAAGGTGGCTGCTGAAGACCTTGACGATGTTGACATCATAGTTGGCGGCAGTCCGTGTCAGGATCTGTCGGTGGCTGGAAAAAGAAAAGGTCTAGAAGGAGAAAGGTCAGGATTATTTCATGAATTCATTCGACTTGTTCGGGCCAAAAGTCCTCGCTGGGTGGTATGGGAAAATGTTTCGGGAGCCCTCAGCTCCAACAAAGGAAAAGACTTTGGAGTGGTCCTCGGTGAAATGGCAGACAGCGGGTATCCTGACATCGCCTACCGAGTGCTTGATGCCCGTTACTTCGGAGTTGCGCAAAGACGAAGGCGAATCTTTGTCGTTGCCTCGCGTGAAGTTGTCGGAGATCCTACAGAGTCCCGCTCAGCCAGGGTGCTCGGGCTACTTGAGCCAATACAGGCTCAGCAAAAAAGCTTGCGTAGGCATATTGAGGCGTGCAGAGCGCAGGGGCAAGCTCCTGCCCCAGTTGCTGAAAGAAGCCCTCAACCAGCAGGTGAGCAGGACGGAGACATCTCCACAGTCAATCTCGGAAGGGCAGAAAGCATCTTCAGCGAGCAAAAAGTCAAAGCAATCACAGAAGCCTTCAGCGAAGGCGGCCAAGCCCAAGAGGTCGGCAAGGCAAAGTTCTTTGCCGAAGAAGGCAAGGGGAAATGGTGGGACGCAGGAGATGAATCCTCAAGCCTGACAACCAGATGTCATGACCAATTTATGCCAGACAAGGGTAATTTTGCTGCAGTCATAGAACATGTGCCGTGTCAGGGATTTAGGTATGTAAACCAGCAGACGGGCATCGTCCCCACAGATGAGGTTGGTGCTCTGCGATCATGCATGGGTCGTGCAGGTGTGCACGAGTTCAACCACCCAGTCATAGCACAGCAGCCTGAAGATACCATGGCCTTCAGACTTGGGCAGACGGGAGCCAACGGCATAGGTGTGTCAAACGATGCATATGCTCTTGATGGCTCTTCTCCACAAGGAGTGATGCAGCCAGATGCTGTTGAAGCCCTTGCATTTCAGCCAAGATTTTTCACGAGGGATCAGCGCACTGGCAGCGCAGAATCTTGCAGCTCAGATGTTGTTTCACCGTTGACTGCAGGTGGTCTTGGAGATTCCGCAAATCACGTCGCCATATCTGGTCAAGAAATTGCTCAAGCATACAGCATACGCGAAGATGCCAAAAATAACAATTTCAGTGCGACACCATTGGAGGTTGCTAATGCCCTCCAGGCCATGCAGCCTGCCCCAACCAGTCACCATGCCCAAACCTATATTGCTCAAAATGAGCACTACCATCAAGAGGTTGTAGGAACCTTGGCGTCAAGAGACTACAAAGGCGTTGGGAGTCAGTATGTTAATGAAGGAAAATGCATAGTGCAAAATGAGGACAACCCTGTCTTGGCATATGACGGCATGAATCAGAAACTTTCTGAAGAAATGCACCACTCACTCAGGACGGGAAAAGACTCGAGTGACTGCGTGATCAGCCAGTCGGATGTGTTCCGTAAGTCTGCTAGGGCACAGACAAGCACAGACGACGAGTCATGGGTTCCTGCAGATCACAGCAACACTCTCAACGCATTTGATACTGGAGAGCGAGATACTCATGCGGTGGTTAGGGCAGAGACTGAGGCAGTCAGCAACAAGGGGCGCATGGTCGTGCGTCGTTTGACACCCGTTGAGTGCTGCGTCCTGATGGGTTGGCCTCATGACTGGAATGAATTCGGAGCAGAAGAGGATGGTCGCATCGTTGCCATCAGCAACGCGCAGCGCTACAAGCAGTGCGGCAACGGGGTTGTTTCCAACTGCTCACAGTGGATAGCTGCAGGGATACTGAACCTTGAGGGACTCAGCGAATGAATAATCTTTGGGGTTTTTTATCAGGAGACTGACCAGGGAATCGGTGTATGATTGGTCGCAGGGCAGGATGCTCTGCCACGGCCATCCAGGAAGCTGCACCTCCACCATTTTTATGATGGTGAGCAACGGACGGAACTAAAAGTTCGCAGTGCCCCCAGCAACCCTCTTCACTGATTTCATCAAGCGACGCCATGAGTCTTGCCGACATCACGGTGGCAGTATAGTGACATATGGTGGTGTCCTTCAGCCATTTCGGAGGACGCACATTGGGTGGCTGTATGGCATCAGGGCCAGGTCTGTATGTTTTTACCGGTTGGGCAAGAAACTTGTGGTGAGAAAAAGCTGGAGCCAGGGCCTGAGCAGCCCTGAAGGGCGCGTCCCACCACAAATCATGCTCCCACACCATAAACCTACCCTCTGGTCTCCCACTTTCTCTCCACCACTGTAGGGCTGGAAGATGCCCCAACACCCACTTGATTGGTCTTTTTGGTCCGCCACCCTTGGGAAAAACTCTTGGCGTGTTTTGCGGGCAAGAATCGTATGTTTCAAATATTTTGGGCCAGGTTTGCCTAATTTTATAATCCGTATTCGTAAATGTCGATGAATTTTTACCCAACACACCCCCATACTGGCACCCTCCGACTGAATCTCCGTCGCACATCCACACAACATTAGCCATCCCTCTGAGAAGATGGCTCAATTCGTCAAACCTACCCTGTGTTTTTTCATCATTTTGATGGGTTCTGTAAAGTAACCAATTTTGCATACGGTTTCATCGGCAGAGGAAATGATACATATGATTCGTAAAAAGAATTATGCGCAGAATATTCTCCATAAAAGATCCGTCTTCTATTGTCCGCACTGCAATCAAGGCAGGAGATCATAACGACCCACTTTGGAAATTAATCATGTCTGGAGAACCAGCTAAAAGAAATCTTTTCCTAGATTCATCTCAGGAAAACGATGACGATGTGTTTGAGTTCACATTTGTTTACTCTCCGCCTAAAAGCCTAAAAATGCATTTGCCGCAGCTTCTCAATACATATGAAAATGTAAAAATCATAAGTGTGAATCATCCATCAGATGAGATGAATGTTGTAGAGGTCAAGGTGAAGTCTCGTGGAAATAAAGAAGAAACCTTTTATGCAATTATGAAAGTTCTTGTGGAAGACCTTGAACTCAACATAGAAGACGCAATAGGATAAACATGTTCAACAAAAAAGCAAGTGATGAATTAAAACGTACTGACGCTGCAGTGGATAAAAGCATGATTATACAAGCAGTACAAGACCTGCTTGATTCTGGGGTTTCTTTAACTTTCCCCATAACGCTGTATGTCGTAAACAAAAAAAATTCGAGAGACTATCAAGTAGAACCAGAACTGTACTTTGACAGTTCTAATACTAAATTCTTGAAAACTAAAGAAGTCAAAGAAGCGCTTGAAAATAAATGCCTTGAAATCTATAAAAATTATGACAAAGAAGATTTTAATAAATTAAAAAGAGGGTTGCGTTCGACTTATTCTAATTCTAGTAGTTGGCGGGAACAAACGCAGGAACAAATCGAGCCGATAGAAGACAACAGTAGGTGGAATGCTCCACCCGAACTGAAGCTTGCCATGACCAAACAGGATTGGATCCGCATCGGCAAAAATGCGGGGTGGATCAAATCAGCGCAACAACAGCAACCGATGATACCAACTGGACGAATGAATTCTCCGCAGGCCAAGGGGGTTGCCATGCAGACCATGGATACGAATACAGAGCAAACCAAAAGAATTCAAGAGGCGCTAAAAGGAGGCAGTAAGAAGATGGCGGATCAACTAGCTGATCTGCAAAGACAACTAGACGCCAAACAGCAGGCATACAATGTCGCATGCAGGCAGGGCGATGAGTCTAAAAGTTCTGACTGCGTGGAGATTGAGGATACAATCAATCAAATTCGGGAACAGATAACAAATATTGATCAAAAAATCGACGAAAATAAGTCAGATTTGGATCAGTTGTCCAAAAACAACCTTATCGGAGGCTTCAGTTTAGCATGAAAAGATTAAACAACAATATAGAAGTTGTGGTTGCTCAAGTCAGTCCTGATTATGCGCGTTCGAAAATTCCAGGGGTGGCAACCGATATAGGTGGGCAGATTGCCTCAGGAGGAGGATCGGGCGTGGTGATTCCCCTGTTCACAAAGAATCTGCATGAAATGATTTTGGGTGGAAAAAAAACGCTTGCCGAATTGATCAGGCAGCACATGCCTTGGCTGCCTCATGATATAGAGAATCTCTTGCTTCCTACATGGTACTATTTGGAACATCACCAGTTCAAGGTGGCCCCGGGACCAAATGGAATAGATGTGTATTATTTCATATTGAAGCGAGAAAGTGACAAAAAACAAGGCGACAAGTTCACAATATTCGATATCACAAATCAAGAAATACGCATCATAGATCAAAATGATCCGCTGTTTACAAAAGCAAAAGATATACACGTTGATGCCGAGAAAATCAAAATGGCGACGCTGAACAAAATAATACGTAAGCACAATAATTTTATGGATGGCCTTGAAGAGGCGGGTCGTAGTGGAGGTATTCGGGCGTGGTGCCCAATGGTTTTCGCTGCTCTGAAGTTAGCTGAAGACAGAAAGACTCAATTAAAAGCTCAATTAGCAGCAGCAGAAGCCCGAAAGGGCTCCACTGGAGCCGAGCTGAGGGTTCAATTGCAGGAAGACTTCTCCCAAGGTGTCGAAGCTGCATTTGCTGATGCATTAAAAAATAAAAGTATGTTCTCCACTTTTGAAAATATTATAGTTCACTTTCTTTCAAAATTTGCTGGGAAAGAAGACCTACTGGCAGCACAGGTGAGAGCGCGTCAGATAAATCTGAGCAACCTAGTAAGCAACCTGATACAGAATGGTGACGACGAACTAGACGCGCAAAACAAGGTTGATGGCATGCTGTCATTCTTGGCTGATGTTGCAGACAAAATAGTTCAGGAACGACAAAGAAAAAGAGACAGAACTCCAACTCCTAAAGATCCTGTTGATGTTGAAACTCTCAGGAAGCAGGTTCCTACCAAGATAGAAGAGCTCAACATCGAAGACATGCCTGCTTTTGTCCATTCTAGATTGCAGGGATATTCTCATATGAGGAATTACGAATCCCAAGGCAAGGCTATGGTTGCCGAGATAAACAGAGAACAAATGACTGACATTGATGATGTCATAACCCACATGCAGAGCATTATTGACATCGTGTGCAAAAATCCAAGTTTCCCAGCAAGACTAAAAGAAATCAGCAAAACGCCATTGGCCGTGCAGACCCTGAAAGCTGCCAAGGATCGACTGCTTGATTTTTTTAAAAAGTATAATTCTGAAATGTTTGTCATCGACAAAGAAAATAAAGATTTGAGAATAAACAAAACAAGGATAGGTGGTGGACGGGATTCTACAGCCCTCGGCAATTTGCAACTGTGCATCTACCTCGTGAAGGTGTATGACAAACTTGAAAAGATGGATATATGAAGCATGTAAAGTTGTCTTATGGAGACTGGCTAAGAATAGGTTATTCTTTTGGCATGGAGAAAATTTCTCAAGACACGGGAGCTTCACCCGGTGGGGCTCCTGGTGGAGCAGGTGGAGTCGCAGGCACCGTTTCAGGAATCGATGCGTCCCTTATTGACGAAGATACAAATAACGACAAAAATCACCTGAAGAAACTCAATATTCTGTTCAGGAGGGCGCTCCAGAGCAGAAATAATTCAGTTGAAACTGCACTCATGGATGCATGTCAGGCAGACGGCTCTAGACTATTTCCATCGCAACTTGATGTAGATCTGACAAAGGATCCACCTGTGATACGTGGATGGTATGGTCTTGAGCTTGGTCCGCAGACGCCAAAGACTCCTGCACCCGCTAGCGGTTCTCCAGGTGGAGCAACTCCATCTACAGGAACATGAATGCCAATCATAAAGCACACAATTCCACAATTGCCATATGGATACGGAGATTTGGATGCGCACATAGGTTCAGAAACCATGCGTCTTCATCACCAAAAACATCACAAGGCCTACTGCGACAAACTTAACGAACTTATTGCAGATGAACCGTCTCTAGTTGAACTGGACATAGAAAAGCTTGTCGTCGAAGTTGGGTCGGCCGAAAACGGCAAGGGGCTAAAAATAAGAAACAACGCAGGCGGTGTCTTCAACCATCAGATATGGTGGCCAATGATGACACCCAATCCAGACAAGCCAAGAGATATGCTGAATAAAATGATTGAAGAATCATTTGGTAATATTGATGGCATGCAGTCTGAATTTTTTGATGCTTGTTCTGATTCTTTCGGCAGCTCGTGGGTTTGGTTGGTGGTGCGAAATAAAACTCTTGACATAGTGCAGACCAAAATGCAAGACAATCCTCTTGGTCTAGGGATTGGCTACCCAGTATTGGGATGCGATTTGTGGGAGCATGCGTATTATCTTGACAGGCGTAATCGCAAGAACGATTGGGTTGAAAATTTCTGGAAGGTGGTCAACTGGAAAGAAGTGGAAAACAGAATACTCATGTCGGAGGGGGTAGTTTGAAAAATAACTGGTATCAGAGACAGTTGGAGAGGATAGCAGATATGCATGGATCCATGTTGGCTAAGTCTCCAAAAAACATAAAGAAATTGATAGCAAGTTGTGTCGGAGTCAGCATATCCGATGACGACGCCATAAAGATTGCATCAGTTGTAGAGCACGCAAATAATGAATATGAAATATGTGCTGCGCTGAAAGAGACCGGAAAAATACCAATTGCTGCTGCAAAATCTTTGGCGCATTCCATGATGCCCATCCGATGATCATTTGGTATACAGAAGTTTGCTAAATATCTTACGACTAAAAGACTTAAATGCCCCATATGATGCGGTCATGCTTGCGTATTGAGCCGGATCAAGACGTGCTTCAGCATCAAGATCCCACAGGGTATGATTTAATAGGCGAATTGAATAAACAGCAGTAGTAGAATTTTTTGGTTGCCAATCGAAAAAGTTTATATTCTCTGATAATGCTCCAAGGCATGGCCATTTTGGAGAAGGACTCCAAGGTGGCTGGATGTCAAACTGATAGAAATTAACAAAAAAATTGTTACTGACCTGACCTTGATACTCAAGTATAAGTATGAATTCTCTCCATGTTGGCGGAGGAATAGGGGAGGGGGAGTTGCGCCTAAAAACAGGAATATGAAGTATTGTATTAATGGGATCAGTAGGATCAAAATTAACATATGAATAGAATGGTTCTTCTAGGGACGGAGTTGAGATTATATTGTTAGAATCATCCGTATAAACCCATTCGTTTCTTATTGGATTGTAAGATCCGCGAACTGAATCTTTGCCACTTTGCGATGTGTTGAATGTCTTACTGTAGATTTCTATCCCTATACAGCACGCCTCATCTGCCACCTTAATTCGGGCGCCGTCAAATTTGTCAAGATTTAGACTGACAATTGCTTCACGAACGAGAGATTGAGAATTTGGAGGTGGTATCACATTGTGTGATGTGTATATCAACTTAGTGTTGGCGTTGCTTTTTACGGCCGAAGTAAAAGATCCCAAATTTATTTCAGAAGCCTTGCCTCCACTGTTGTTCATGTTCAAATTTAAGGCGAGCGAATTTCCTCCCCCGTCAAATACGCGTCCATTAATATCGTGAATTATCAAGTCATTACAAACAGCACTCAATTGGAGCATGTCTATCCCATGAAATTCTGAATCTTCTCCGAAGAGATTGTCTACCCATTCATCTACCAATGGAGATACCGATGACGGGTTATCTCCATCAAAGATAAGCGTGTCTAAATTCTCAATCTCTCCAAATTTGCGAAGAAGTCGACGAGCGACCCAAGAAGCAAGTAATATTGTATCTTTCATCTCTCCAGTAGCAGATGTTGAAAAGACCCCTATATTATCTAATCTTTCAACCTCTGCGCTCAGAGAAGTTCTGAAATTAGAATTGGTTTCATCTATCCTGTGAAGTATGGCTCTAACACACAGAAGTATGGATGAAGAAATAATATCTGACCATCCCGAAAACACATGAAGAGAAGACCCTCCGTTTTCTAAAAAATTCAAAATCGTGTCTTCGTCTGCAGGCTTGCAGTTGACTAGGAAAATATGCTTATCGGGGGTAGCAAGTTGCTTTAGCGAATGTCCAGTGGGTCGCATAAGCCACCTAACTAGGGTTCTGCACTTGAGAGCCTCTGCGTCACTTATGGTAGAGTCATAGATCAGTAGGCATTTAAAATTAGATGTCATATTAATCGAAGCTAGGACAACATCCGCAGAGCCAATTGTTGCGCCCCTAGTTTCATGAGGGAGAAGCAGAGCTTCAACTATTTCTTTTGTTTTACCTGAAACTGCCATCACTAGTTTAATTTGGGCGGCTAAACGATTCTGTTTCAGTTATGAAGAAAACAGGATCTGAAGTTGCAGACTCTAAGAAGCCCGCGATCTTAAAAGAAAGATAATTTGGCCAAGTGTACTGTACGGTGGCAAATGTATCGCCATTTTCGTTCAAAAAACTTATGCTTATATCTTGGCCTGCAGATATGACTAATCTTGTTTCGGCAAAAATTCCAGTGTCTGATCCTGAAATGTCCACCAAAGAAGAGAAAGAAACATTTATTGTCGTTTCATTGGCATCGCCCTCATAATTTATCAACTTGGCAGAATCGGTCGCAAGATCTATATTTAAAACATCTGATAACTGATGAGTTTTTGATTCACACATGTGCATCTGAGATACAAAAACTGCATTTGATGCTAGTCCACCTCCGAAGTCAATTGAAACCTTACTAGCGCCCAAACTGATGCCAGTGACATTCCCTGCGCCATCCCTTACAGGGATATGTTCATGGTCGGAGACTCCGTTGCCCCCATTGTCGACATGCAGAAGGTCTTTGTAACTTTCTGATGGTGTTTTGTTTTTTAAATTATACATCACCCTACTCCGTATGAAGAGATCCTGAATTTACTGGGATTTACCACAACAAGAGTACGAGGTGCGCTGAGCCAAATGCCGTCAAAATCTCCATGTTTTACAAAATTAGGAATTTTAGATCCAGGATCAAGTTTCATGCCTGAAGCTATTATATTGCTCAACTTTTCATATTCATCACGAACATTATCGTGAAGTATTCTTGGCTTATACAAAATTTTCACCTTGAAAAATGATCCGCTCGATGGAGGGTGTAAACCTAGATGACAAACAATTCCTTGTGGCATTTCTCTTCCAATATTGTAATTTGAAGGCAGCGGAAGAGAGAACAAGTCAGTTGCGCTCCAATCAGGAATAATTCTTCCAATACAATCTATTATTTTTAATTTTTTTACATCTTCCATGTCATATAATTTCTATAATGATGCATTATCACCTACCCATTAGACAGGATGTATTTGGATCTGTATGTATTTTATACGGTGGTCATGCATGGTCGGAAAAATTGGCCAAAACAGAGAGAGATGTTTTTTTTTACACCTATAGGGACACCTGCGGACAGATGCTCATATATGCTCGTAAAAAGTGGACTAGTTTTTGAAGTGTGCGTTTGGGAAAATTCTCCAATTTTGGTTGTTGCCAAGCGGATGGAGTTGCGTGGCGAAATAGCAATAGAAAATTGGATACAAAGCATGAGGTATATGATAGATGCATATGAATGGTGAAGATATCGTGTCGTTATTGGGTTTTGCCCTACTTGGGGTGGCTGGGGCAACGGTGCTTGTTGAAAAGCGCGATGAAGCACCAGTGAGCCACATAAGCAATTTCATCAGGTGGATGATGACAAAGTTGCGCATAAGTTATGCAGCAAAATTGCTCGAGTGCACTGTTTGTTGTTCCTTTTGGATGGCAGGCGTGCTTGAACTCATGTGGGGATTGTGGTTTGGCAAGTCTATGACTGGGTGGTCATATTGGCCATTTAGCGGACTAGTCGCATCTGCCATAAGTTTCTATATGATCGATTTTCTCAACACTATAGATAAGAACAGCTGACAATGAGAATCGTCATAATGATTATCATAGCTATAGTTATGAGTTCATGCTGTGCTTCAGATAACGAGGTGTTGGGAGCCAAAGCTAAATTGAAGCAAGAAGAAAATGTCAAGCAGGTTATGCAGTCAGCTCATTTTGAGAATGAAGGAGAGCACGAGCGGGCACTCGCGACATCATCAAAAGAATTTAAAAATGAATCCACTGTGCAATCGACATGCTTTAATGTAATCATTTTTACTGCAATACTTGGCGCAGTTGGATTTGCAGCATGGAAGTTATTGCCAAGGAAAGATTGACTTAAATTTGAAAACAGCTCATCCAAAAAGAAGAGAAAATCGAACAATCAAGCGTAAAGAAACTCCGCTTGATTGTTGGGTAAGACTGAAAGAGTTACAGGGTGCGGGCAGTGCATTTCAGCATGCATACATAATTCTTAGAAATCGCATAGCAGAAGAGAACTATGATATCGTTGATAAATTGTCAGAATTGATGCACTACAAACATCCAGAGCACAGCAAGGAAGATCTAAAAAGTTACGCCGCAAATGGACTCATGGACGCCATAAAAAAATACGATCCAAGCAAGGGTTATAAATTTGAAACATTCGCCACATATAGACTTTTTGGGTCCATGTATGATGAGATGAGAAAATCGACTTGGTCCCCTAGGCTGGTCAGACAAAGACAGGCAATATTAGATGTATATAAAGAAAAGTTTATCACGATGAATGGACGACAGCCGACCGATAACGAACTCATTTACATTTTGACTGAAGCAGGAGTTGAGAAACCAGATAAGGTTGTGAAAGACGGAACTCCGAGGGGATTGATATCTATCTTTATTCAAGATAAAAACAATCATGATTCTAAAGATATACTTCTTAAAACAGATGATAATACTGCCTGTTCTCAGACAGATGCATCAAACCGAATGTTTTTAGAGATCAGCAAGGAGATAGGGGTTCTTGCAGGCAGGATTTGCAGCATGATATATGCAGAGAATATGTCTAAAGAAGAGGTATCTAAAAAGTTAGGAATTGATCTTTCTTATGTTGTTAAAATACATAAAAAAGCTCTTAAAAAACTTAAGACATCTGAATATGTGAGGGTTTTAGTCAACAGAGCATAGTACATGTCAGCAAAAGAGAAAAAATTTATACTGTCAAAATTGACTGGAATTTTTTATGAAACACCATGTTTTATCATAGGCAATGCTCCTTCTCTTCTTAATATCAACCTCACCATGGTGGAGCCGTTCCTTACTATAGGGATCAACAGGTCTTATAGGGCTATAAAGACTTCTTTTTTGATGTGGCAAGATCCTGAGTTGATGAAAGATTGTAGAGTGGATCTTGAAAGATTTGATGGAGTGTGCGTATGTACGCCAAAAGCAGATCCAGGAAATAAATTTTCTCACTTTGTTATTCGTGGACAAAAATTTCACAAAAGTTCTAACCCTTCTGTGCTTCATGGACGAGGATCAACGGGGCCATTGGCGGTGCAGTTTGCAGCGGCTCTTGGATGCAAACCTATCTTTTTGCTAGGCATGGATTGCATTTTAAAAGGTCGCATGACAGACTTTTACGGAAATAACAGGGATTGGAAGCCGCACACACCAAGGTTGTGCGTTAACGGACTAAAATGGATATTCACAAACTTCACACAGGAAGAAGTGCAAAACTTATCACCCCATCCAGAAGCGGTTTACGATTCAACAAGGAAATTTTATAAATATGCAATAGGGAGAGAAAAATATCTTTCTATGATTAGAAAAAGATCTTCGTCTGTAAGAGCGTAATCTTGTAATCAGACCTTAATTTGTCAGAAGAAATATGGAGAAAAAATGAAAAACGAAAACAAATGTTGTGGCGGGGGTTCATGTGGCTCGTGCGAAACGGCTGCATATTCTTATCAGGAGGCTCTTACTGCAAGCACAGTCTACTTCGGTGGAGATGACTTGTCTGCAAAAGTATTCGTGGACAAATATGCCCTCCGAGATAGAAATAATAACCTGTTTGAAAGGTCCCCAGAGGACATGCACTGGAGGATCGCAAAAGAGTTCGCACGCATAGAGGCTAAAAAGTTCAAGAATCCATATTCTGCTGAATTTCTTTTTAGTCTGATGGATCACTTTAAATACATAGTGCCACAGGGATCTCCGATGTACGGGATTGGCAATAACCAGCAGTACATTAGCCTGAGTAACTGCTATGTTGTTGCATCTCCGCACGATTCTTATGGGTCAATAATGTCCGCAGACGAGTGCTTAGTTCAGATCAGCAAGCGTCGTGGAGGAGTTGGTTTAAATCTTTCAAACCTCAGACCGAACGGCAGTTCCACAAGAAACGCCGCCCGTACAAGCACCGGTGTGATATCTTTCGCAGAGCGATTTTCGAATTCTATCAGAGAGGTTGGACAGGCAGGTCGACGTGGTGCACTCATGTTGACGCTTGATGTCCACCATCCTGATATCGAAGAATTTACGGTCATGAAGAGAGACCCGACAAAGGTCACAGGGGCTAACATTTCAGTCATGCTTTATGATGATTTCCTAGAGGCAGTCGACAGAGGAGAAGAATACGAGCAGAAGTGGCCGTGTAATTCGGAAGAGCCAAAGATCAGAAAGAGTGTCGATGCCAAGAAGATATGGCGCTTGATTGTTGAAAATGCACACCACATGGCTGAGCCTGGTCTTCTGTTCTGGGACAACATCATCAAGGAAAGCCCTGCTGATTGCTATTCGTCTGATGGATTTGAGACAATCAGTACGAATCCATGTTCAGAAATTCCGTTGTCTGCATTTGACTCTTGCCGTCTGATGCTTTTGAATGCTTTCAGTTATGTTGAAAATCCTTTCACTAGCAAAGCCAAATTCAACTTCAAGTTATTCTCTGAGCATGTTGCCGTGTGCCAAAGGTTGATGGACGACTTGGTGGATCTTGAGATCGAATGTATCGACAGAATAATTGATAAGGTCAGTAAAGATCCTGAAGAAATCAAATTTCGTCAGCGGGAAATTGAGTTGTGGAAAAACATCAGGAGTGCTGCATCAAACGGGAGACGAACGGGAACAGGATTGACTGCTGTTGGAGACACCCTTGCAGCTTTGGGAATGCCATACACTTCAGATGATGGAATATCTACAATCACAAAGATATACAAGACCATGAAATTGTCTGCCTACAGGAGCAGCGTTGACATGGCGAGGGAGATTGGAGCCTTCCCAGTTTGGGATGCAGATAAGGAGTCCGACAATCCGTTCTTAAACCGAATAAAATCTGAAGATACAGAACTTTATGCCGACATGCAGAAATATGGAAGACGCAATATCGCTCTTCTAACTACCGCCCCATGTGGATCGGTTTCTATCTTGACGCAGACAAGTTCTGGCATTGAGCCCCAGTTTATGGTAATACCATACATCCGCAGAAAGAAGGGGAATCCAGGAGACATTGGATTCCGATCCGATTTCGTTGACCAAAATGGTGACCATTGGATGGAGTTTAAAGTGTATCCTCCAAAGGTCAAGATGTGGGTGGATGTCACAGGAGAAGATGATATAGCCAAGAGCCCATGGGCAGGAAGTACTGCATCTGAACTTGATTGGAAAAAGAGAGTTAAGTTGCAGGCTTCTGTTCAGAAGCATATAGATCACGCCATCAGTTCCACCATAAACCTGCCAAATGATGTCACGGTTGATGCGGTTGATGAGATATATAGAACTGCCTGGAAGGCTGGGTGCAAGGGCATCACCATCTATCGCGATGGATGCAGAACTGGCGTTCTTGTGGATGAGAAGAAGGCGTCTGCCGCAAAGAACGAAGAAATCATCAACACCAAAGCTCCCAAGAGACCAGAGACTCTCGCTTGCGATATTCATCACATTCAGGTTAAAGGGTCGCCATTCGTGGTGTTTGTTGGGCTCCTTAAGGGTAAGCCATATGAGGTTTTTGCTCTCCCAAACCAATCAGATGGAGGAGGCAAGGAGTTGATGGTTCCCAAGTCTTTCATTTCAGGACTGACAACGAAGGAAGCTAGGGGCAAATACAGAATCGACCTTGTAGACAAACTTGACAACAGACTTTCAATAAGCAAATTGAATGAAAAGGAAACTGATGATGAAGCAGCCCTCACAAGGATAATTTCGACTGCCCTGCGTCATGGTGCAGATATACAATTTATTGTTCAGCAACTTGAAAAGGTTCAGGGAGACATGAACAATTTCAGCAGGTCTGTTGCACGAGCCTTGAAGAAATACATCCCAGATGGAACAGAAGTTACGGGAGAGACTTGCGCAACTTGTGAAAATAAAGATAAGTGCAGCCTGATCAGACAGGAAGGCTGCGTAACCTGCAGGTCTTGTGGTTGGACCAAGTGCAACTGAGGATATAAAATGTATCATTATATGAATGTATCTTTCACATCTTTGAACCTGAAGCACTTTATCAAAGTTCAACTTGAAGAGGGTGCAACCCCTCCTCAAAAATCTCACCCAGATGACGCTGGATGGGATCTAGTGGCTCTTGATGATGGGGATGTGATATTTGGTCATGACGGATCGGTAGATCTAATAAAGTATAACACTGGCGTAAAATGCGATCCTCTTGGTGCATGTTTGCTGCTGTTCCCGCGCAGTAGCGTTTGCAAAACAGACTTGGTGATGGGCAACTCTGTTGGTCTTATTGATCCTGGTTACAGGGGAAACATAATTGCCGCATTTAGACCAATCAGAAATCAAAATAACCCTGAAATTATGAAGAAATACAAGAAAGGTGACCGAATTGCTCAACTTGTGCCCATGATGCCCATGGCGGCGGAATTCGTATGCGATTCCATTTCTCAGTCAGGGAGGGGATCTGGAGGTTTTGGATCAACAGGTAGTTGATGCCTGAATATTTTAAGGTTATTGTTGGGTACAACGCGAACGTTTCTGAAAGTAGAGAACTAGCGCATTTATATCTTGCTGCCCTTGGCGTCCCTTCATCTAGAGCCGTTCAGTTAGACTGTTCAACAGATTCAATTCTGGGTTCTTATGAAGAATTCAGGAACACCGTAGAAGTTCCCCTAAGAAACGCAGGAAGAGAAGGCGTAAGTGCATTTGTACTCGGATTTCGGGTGCCAGTGGCGTTCATCCACAATGGTGGGTACATTTCATCCTGCTCGCGGCTGTCAAGTCCATACCCATTTAAGCCAGGTAAAATAAACGAAGCCTTCCACGCTTCTGGGAATTACAGAGCATCTAAACTTTATGAGTTGAATATAATACCAGCATCTTCATTAGACATGCCCACCTTTTCTCAATCAAAAAAGTTGATTGACCAGGCCGTTTCAAACCTTGCTGGGGTTGATGTGTATGGAAGTCTACTACTTGACCCACACGCACCTCGAGGAAAGAAAAGTAATTATTTATCTGAATCTTTACAGGAGTTTGAAAATGGACTAGCACCTGAAATGTTTCCTTCATACAGAAGATCGGTCGAACAGCCAATACCTTATGACTCTTCATTCCCTTATATTTCAGGAGACAGTTTCTTTTATGGATGGGGTTTGCAAGAGGCTAATGAATCTTATTTCGTAAGTGGATTTGACAAGAGGGCAATATTTGTGAATGCCGATGGAGGATCCCTGTCTAAGGTGAGACCGTCAGATGGCGGTTTTTCACCGTGTGTGTCTGCCGCATCTGCTGGATATAGTTTTATAATTGGCTCAGTTGGTCCACCACCTGCGGATATGATTGACCCATATGTGCAGCAGGATCCATATGGGCAGTACGATGAGTTTGGAGGGGCTCCACACCCAACAGCCATGTTCATATCAGTATCAAAAAAGGAAACATGTGGAGAGGCCTGGTGTCTTTCAAGCCCTATATTAGACACATCGTTTGGATGCATAGGATGTCCGTTTGGAAAATTCAATGTCAAAAATTCTGTGGCAAATTTTAAATTGAACAGCGTGGAAATGTTGGAAGAAACCATGTTCATGGTATCACAGATAGCAGCCAAGATGGACAGGAGCGGAAAGAAGATAGACTCATTTCTTAATAATTTTTTAAGACCATCAACCGACATTGTAGATTCTATTTTTAAATTAAAAATGAAAGAAACTGTAACATCTTTTTCAAAATACAACGGGGTTGTAAGCACGAAGGGCAAACTTTCTTTTTTGATGATGGGTTACAATCATTTTATATCTCAAATATCGTATGGTCAATCAGATTTAAATATTGAACCCTCATTTATTGAGTTCATTTTAAATGCAAATCAAAAACTTTCTGCATCTTTTATATCATATACTCCTGGAGGTCCACAATTGATAAAGGAAACAATAAATGTGGAGAAGCCAGGAACTTGGACTGCAGAGTTTCCCCTGAAGGACATGGATGGGGCTCTTGGATTTATACACTTTCAAGCGAGGGTGTACAACGAAGACGGAGACCTGGTCGACGAATTGAAAAGTTACAACACCCATAGCAGATGGAAGTATGAAATATATTCAGGTAAGATGAAAGAAATACCTCAATTGGGAGTATTCTCTGGTAGAGTTGGCGCAAAAATAAGAATGAACTCAACTTCTGGATCTAGTTTGAAAATGTCTGAAAGAGGCAGGGTGATGGTTAGACAAATTCTTGACAGGACAAAGGTGGGGGAGTGGTTTGAAACGACCACCATAGCAACCACATGATCAATCCAATAATAAAACCAAGAACATTTTGGGAATCTTTGAGCACGGTTGCTTTAATAAAAGAACAAATGTCAGACATTGTAGACGAACTTCCAAGATTGATATCTACAGTCTATAAGACAGAAACCAATTATCTTAATTTTAGATCTAGGTCTTTCTTGACAGGCATAGCAACCTTAGGTAGTGATCTTCAGAGAATGATAGACATCTCTGTACCTAGATCAGTTAAGTTGTTCAAGGATTTTTCTAAATCAGTTAGATCTAGTCACAGAATATCTGTTGCTGAGTTTATGCGTGAAAACTTTGTTGCATGTCCCGCGTTGGTTGCTAATGAACTTGCAGAAGCTTCTGGTGAAAATGATTTTCCAATTGGAGATTCATCCGCAGAATGGAAAGATCTTAACTGCAGTGTTTCTGAAATATCAACAGGAGAGTTTTCATCAAAAATACTGTCATGGTCGTGGATAGGATCATCCAATACCTGAGCTGGTGAACGCCCTATCAAGTAGAGATATGCTTTCTGACAACTCTCTCATTGTGTCTGAGCTGCATGACTTGACAGCCTCAATAGAAGCCTTCTTTGTAGCAGAGACAGCCTTCCGCATGGCTTGAGCAAGGTATTCCCCATTAGGCGCTTCAGACCCCCTGCCGAGCTTATTTGCCATTTCTATGGCAGCCCTGTCCTCAGGAACATATTCTTCCATATATTTGGCAAGTTGTTTGGCCTGATTCTTTATTTTTTCTATTTCTAAAACAAGACCGACTATGGTTGACTGCATATGTTCATTTTTTATGACCATAGCAGCAGCCAATGAGATGGCGTTTTTTGTGTTGCTGATGCTGTCTGCTATAATCTGAGATTCTGCAGAAATTGGGATATCATGTTGGGCCCTGACAAGTTTAGTGACATCATTCATATACACAGTCCTTCTCCTAGTTGTGGATTTGAATTTCTGGTGTTTTGTATTCTTTTTAGGAGTTTGTAGACTGATTCAAATAGCAAAGACATTTGTAAATCTGAGAATTCAATTGCTTTATTTTCAATCTTGCCGATTTCATTGGTGTGTTTTTTTATGTATCTATTGTACGCAGAGGAGAATGGACCAAAATCAAAATTCTCATTACACCAATTTCTCCACCGTTTAGATTTATTTTTATAATCTTTAATTATAGATGACGTATTGGAGTTCATTTTCTCAAGCACATCTTTCAGAGAATCTGGTATCTTGAAGCATTCTGGTTCAGTGGCATCGATAAGAGAAACCATGTCTCTAGTGGCCGAGGCTAACTCTCGACCCTCCCTGTCTGTCACCCCATATATTTCAAGGGCTTTCAGCCCCTGCCCAAGCATACCAGACTTTGCGTCCAAGTGGGTTCCTCTCCAAAAACTCCTCCACAAAGGATGGTTTGTCATCCTTGAGAACATGTCAAAACCACGAGACATTGATTCGCCGAGAGATGCTTTCTTTTCTGAATATGATTTCGATATGATTTCTTTCATCGAGAAAATCTTTCAACAGCCAATTCTAGTTGCCTGCATGCCCTATCAACGGACATACAACAATTTCTAACATTATAGACAAAATCTTTTATTTTAATTATATTTAAGATCTGAACCAATGATGCTATCTCACTAGGAGTTGCCCGCCTTTGGGATTGGTAATCATTCTTTACATTCATGTCTTTGACTTCAGGACAAGATTTTCTGAAATGCATTTTTCCAAAGAACCTTGCGGGTTTTTCAAGCCTGATATACGTCATTGTTATTGATTGTTCAATTTCTTCAATAATATTTTTTATCAGTGATGACAACCAACTTCTGTCATAGTCTGTACCGTCGGGACCATGTAGAGCAAGATTAACACTTATATCATTTGTAATTTTTGAGGGGAGAGGGTTGTGGTTGAATTCATCAAGTCCCGCTGAAATATGAATAATGGCGTCTTCGGCAATCTGCATACCCGTTTCTGTCAATGTATCATCTTTGTCTTTTGACATGTTATCCTAGAGGTTTTTCGACCATTGCATGCAAAATACCTTGTATGGGTATATATAACATTTCAAAGACAGCACAACATGGACATCAGGGGAATGCTACAATCGTTGACATATCTTATAGAATGAATGAGATTTCTAGACAGTTGAATAATCTTAATAATCAGCCCCAAAATAAAGATCCACAACTTGAACAACAGAGACAGCAACAGATAGAGCAACTGAAAGCAGAGTGGAAACATTTGTGGAAAAAGCAAGGCGAAGCTTACACAATTTCTAGAGAGAGTGGCAGGATCGGTGTCCAAGAACAGATCATGGCAATACTTGAGGGAGATGAGGCCGTCCTTTCACAAATGAGTGCCGAGGACTATGTTGCTACAAGAGATGCTTTTTTAAAAAGCGTACCAAAAATGCAGCGTGGTGAAACAATTGAAATGTATTCAGATAGGGTAAGGGAGTACATCTATCAGTATAACACAAATGGTGATCTTGTTGAACCGTACACAAAAATGGTCATAAATAATATCAATATCAAAAACAACGCTGACAGACAGAAGCAAGAAGAAGCAGCAGCACGGAAGCAAAAAGCAGCAGAAGCAAAAGCAGCAATAGCAGCACAATCAGAAGCAGCAATAGCAATGGCTAGAAAAAACCGGTCGAGACCAAGGACAAGGCGATGAATGACGGCAATTGGCATAAGCTGGCCAAAAAGAATAAAAAAGAATATGACCCCAATCCGTGGGCTATTTGCACAGTATCTGTCGGCAGAGATGACAAAAAGAAATACGAACGTTGTGTTAATTATGTGAAGAAACAGAGCAAATAAGCGAAATCATAAGAAAAAAGTGGCAGCCTAGTGGACAGCCCCCTTTTTTAGAGTAGAATATTTTTAGGTGCCCCGAGCAGATTCCTTAACTGCCTGAGATGCCACAACAGGAACCGATGCATATCTACCACTGTACATGAATTGTTCGGCTTCACCGTTATACTCTATTTCTGCCCAGAAAATGTTCTGTCCACGGATAAACGGTCCATAAAAACCAGTTTCTGACACCGCGTTGTTCGGGAACCAATATTGCGGCTGATCTGCTACAATCATTTGAGCAAGAACCTGATCGGAAACTTTGGGCGCAGACGGCAACTTTTTGATTGCATCAATAACGGCTACTAGACCCTGCCCGACGAGAGACAGAAGTCCAGCACCAAAACCGCTTCCCTGACTAGGGGTTTTATTTTTTGACTCTCCACCTGCAGCAGTCTGCTGAGTCTGCTTAGTGTCTACCTTACTGCCTGCATTGTTATCTACAGCGACTGGTGATTGTCTTGAACTGTCTGCGTTAGCCGAACCTGCTGATGGAGCTTCCTGAGCCTTGGGCTGCTGCTGATCTCTAGGCTGTTCTGCAGGCTGTTTGGGGGTAGACTGGATATTGACCAACTCACCTTTGAGTATTGCGAGAGCCATCGCTTTCTTTTCTGCCATCGACAAAGGAAGGATAATATTACTATTTCTGAACGCATATTCAATATTTTTCTCAGCCGAGCGACCAGTTGATATTTCATTTATGAAATGATTGAGTACCTTTTTCTTTCTTTCAGGATCAAGAAGTCGGTAGTGCAATCCAGCGATATTTATCATATATATTTCTTTGTTATCAACCCGTTTCCTTGCTTCTTCGGCCGTGATCTCATTCTGTTGTTCAGTGGCAATCTGATTGATAGACTGTGCCTGCTTTGAGCGTGCAATATCCTTAAACATGTTGAGGGTCATGCTTGCCTCTTTGGGATTTGTTAAAGTGGTAAGCGGGCCAAAACCTGTGTAAATTTTATCCATTTTAACTCCTATCTGATTGGCTATATCTGAGTTGCTGAGTCGGCTGCCACTGTCCACCTGTGTCTGGCGAAAGTACCCATTTCATATCAACTGGCTGACCTGAATATTGGTGTGGGCCAGTCCAAGTTTCATATAAATCCTCTCCAACCTTAGTCGGAGGGGAGACCTGAGTTGCTTTTGGATTGTATTGCCATAATGACTGCTGCTGCTGCTGCTGGGGTGTTTGTGCAGCAGCCACCTGCTCCTGCTGGCGCTGAGTCATGCTGGGGATGGTTCCCCTGTTGCCAAGCGGGGTGCTGACAGATGGTTTTGTGGATGCTGCTGCGACAGATACCCCTCCCATAGGTCTGTTTGTATTTTGGGCTGCGATGTCTCTTGCCGAGGGAACCACAGGCTTGGCGGCGCTGCCGGAAGAGCTAACGTCACGAGCCCTCATCCTCTGGGCGCCGGATGCTGCAGGTGACTGAGCAATCCTATCCATAGTGATTAGGCTCCAGGAGTGCTTGGTGGAGTAGGTGCGGCTGCCGTGGCAGATTGAAGGGGTGCCCCGCTAGCGGGCTTGCTAGGGGCCTGCGGATTGAAGTCTTTTGGAAGTTCTCCTCCAGGGCCTTTGCCAAGAGCGCCATACATCTGAGTCTTCTTCTTTATGTCCTCTAGCTGTTTCTTATGTGCTTCAGTGGTTTCGTCCTCAAGTTGTTGACCGCCGAAAGAGGCAGAACCTCCTGCAACCCCAATCTGTCGTGCCATGTCGTTCATCTTGGCAGCGATTTCGGTTTTTGCTGCCGCGACCGCTTGCGCCACACGCGGAGACATCGTAGACAACTCGTCAAGGTGCCTCATGAGCAACTTGTAGTTTTTTTGGATCTGTTGAAATTTCTGGGGATCAACGCTATATCCGGAAAAAAGTTCTCCCAAGCTGCGATTGCCTGTGGCTTTGTTCCACAGCCACTTGCCCCCTTCCCAAGCAGCAGGTATAGCAGCGCCTATACCAAGGGCAGGCAAGAATCCTAGTGCTTCTTTGCGCAGCATTATACCTTCTGGGCCTTTTGTAAGATACCCCTTCTTGATACCTGCCTCCATCCACTGACGATCTGATATTTTGATCATTTTATTGTCGCTCATTTTTCGTTCTTTCTGAATGTGATTAACTTGCTGGAGCAGTAACGGATGGCAAACCAGCGGGGGCCTGAACCTGTGGACCTGCCATAGATTTCATATATGCTGCCTGAGCAGCATTCTGAGCTGCTTGAGCATCTGCTATCTCTTTTGCCCTCTGCTCTTCAGGGGTTACAATGGTGGGAGTCATGACAGTGTTCTGCGCCTCCTGCATTTTCTGAATAGTGTCGGTTACTGCTGCCGCTATGGTGTCAAGTTGCTTGTCAATGCTGCTAGACATGCCCTTCATTGTTGGAGCCAACTGGTTGAAATGATATATCGACCTCATAACTGACTTCTGTTTTTGGGGGTCTGCCATAAGTTGTGGACTTGGGGCCGAATCGCCTGCTAATTTGTCCTTAAAGTGATTAATCAGGTACTTGCTGCCCAAAAAACCGCCAGCAAGACCGAGAGCTGGCATGGCAGCTCGGGCTGCAAAGTTGCCCACCCCTTTTGCAATATTTCCAAATGATGTGGCAGCGCCACCGACAGGGTTACCGCCAAATCCTTGGCCAAATGCAGAACCAAGACCAGACATGGTTTGTGCTGAACTATTTCCTGCACTCGAAAGACCTGCACCAATATTTCTATACATATCTCTTCCGCCCTGGAAGGCGAGTGGCGCAGCAGCAGCGAGACCTGCGGCTCCAAGGGCAGCGGTGCCCCAACCTGGGCCTCCTGTGTTCTCACCTACCTGTTGAGCAGTCTTAATTAGCGCACTTCTTTCAAGGTTTTTTGCTATCTTTGCCATGATCTCTTCATTCTGCATGGCTTTCTTGATGGTTGTATAGCTAGCCTTACCAGGTTGGAGACCAGCACTTTTTGCAAGATTTGCAGCGAATCTCGGAGCCCGAGGATCAATAGAGAGCAGACCACGCTTCAGGCCAATATCAATCCACTCTACAGTGGACATTGAAATCTTCTGTGTTCCGTCACTTGCTGTTTTAATATGAGCCATATTTTTCCTTTCAGGGTAGTTTTGTTTTACGATGCCATGCCTTGCATGACCAATGCCTTGGCGTTGTGGGATCTTTTGCGGTATCGCACTTGTGACGTGCTAGAAAGCTCTTCTGTCTTTCATCCTCGTTCCTCTTTATTGACAGGGTCTTTTCACCCCTAGCCTTCGCAGATGATCCGCCATGACCGAAATTTACCTTCTTGATATTTCCAGAGGATGGATCTTTGACATACACCTTGAATTTCTTCACATCTCCGGGAAGAATCTTCCTCAGCGGCACCTCTTTGCCATGGTACTTTGCTGCATTTTTTTTTATGTCAACATGGTCAGAAATCAATTTCATCATGGAAAAAAGCCTTCTATATTATAAATTTATAGATATGTTTTAATTATCCTCTTTTTTGCGGAATGAGTAGTCAGCCGAAATTGACACAGTCACCTCAAAAAAGTGCTTTCTCTGATCCACGCCCACAACCCATCTGTACCTCGGATCACACTCCCGTTTCCTGCGGTCAAACACCTGCTGTACTGTCTCTCCAGTACGACCCTTCTCTCTAAATATGTCATCAGCCACAGGGCTTGTTTCCTCCCCTTGGGGTGCTGACTTCTTGATCACTAGTACACAATCGTCTTCAGGAAGGTCAGTTATGTCGACGTCCTTTATATTTATATCGTGAAGCGGTATCACTTCTGACGGGGCTCCACCCAATATCCTTCCTCTTATTGCTTCGCGAATACTGTGCAGCATGTCAGTTTCTAGGATTTTAGACACCTCGCCTCTCCATTTGTCCATGGCTTCCACATCATCGTCGCAAACCTCGTCAACTTCAGACATGATTTGGATCAGGTTTTTTATAATACCTGGATTGCAGTCAAATCTTATCCATGTGTTTGCCTTGCCTTTTGCACTCATTGTCCCTCCACTCACATCGAATTCGGCGATGATACTATCAGGCTGTATAGCTCTGTCAAAAGCATAGGTGACTATTTCTTCTGCTGCTTTGTGTGGATCGATTTCCGATAAAAGTTGTTGAAAGGTTTTCATCTGCATGTATTGGCTCAAAAGTTTGAAACTGAAGAATTTTTGTGGATTGAGGGATGTGAGTTTTGACTTCAATCCAGAAAACAGACCGTTCTCTGTTTTTTTCGGACCAAACGGTACGGGTAAATCAACTCTCATGCACGCCATCAGGATTGTTTCCACCCCAAGGATGCTGCGGGGTCGTGATAATTCTATGTTGTTCAGAAAATTAACATACAACCCTGATTATGACCCGACAATGGCTGCCTACATCCCCCCTTCAGAGCCATGTAGTATGCATGCAGAATTTGTTCATAAACATGGAGTGTTCAATGTCTCCATCATGGGAGGAGAAATAGTTGAAAACGGACTTGAAGAAGCTCCTTCGGGATCAGATGGTTGGGCTGCATATTGTGATGCAGACCACCCCATGAATATGTACAAGTTTCAACTCCCATCGAATTTGGGGGAAAAGTTTCTTCATTTGGCTGATGAAGTCTATGGATTGCCTTGTGAACTGGGGAAACTTGTGACAACAAACGAATCGGGTGAAAGGATTGATTTCTACCAAGATTTCTGCATCAGAAAGGGATCTACCAGGGTTCACCACAAGAGGATGAGCGATGGAGAGAAAAAGATAGCAACACTGTTGCGTAACATCTGTACCAAATTGAGCGATGACAGGGGAATGGCTCTTATTGACAATCTTGAGATGCATGTCTATTTTCGAAGACATCCTCGTCTAGTCAGGGCTCTCAACATCCAATTCCCCCAAACACAGTTTCTGTGCACAACACATAGTGATAGCATACTGAGAACTGTCCGCAGTATGTGGGGTGAATCATCTCTGATCGACATGCAGAAAATGCATCCAGATTGGTCTGATGCATCTTCTGAATAAATGTTTTCTGAACTCATAGTTCAGAAAATAATGGTCCATTTCTTCTTTACACAGAGAATAACTCAATAAAATACAAATCCAAACAAGTAGTGGTGCACCATCCTGGCTACGCCGGATGTGCACCACAGCCGTTGGACCGAAGGTCCAACGGTGTAGAGTTAAATTATATTTATATGTGGGTTTAAGATTATTACATAACCCTTGGGGGTTGATAGAATATCCCCTTGTATTTGCCACTCTTGCCAAAAATATTTTAATGCATGTAAAAACTGGCAAGAGGTCATCCTCCATCACAATGCATCATCCCATCCGACCATGGTTGGTCGACATGTCTCATCAGCACACCTGGGATGGTGTGCGGGCAGACTTCCTGCAGTCTGTAGAAACCCCATCGGTGCACATGCGTCTTGTGTACGCATCATGCTTCACAGCTCCCGACTCCTGAGCATACTTGAGCTATTGGACCAGACTTTCGTCCGTCGGGGGCGTTTGCTCAAAACCCATCAGGCGACCCCCCTAATCGCCAAACCAAGATTTTGGTCTCCGATACAGGCGAGAGACCTATCCAATTATTTCGTCCTTTGGGTGTTCGAAAACGGAAAAATCTTTAAAATTCATCAACTTATCCATATGAAGAAGTTTGTTGACGGGGGAAAAGACTCATTTTTTATGAAACATCCTTTGTGGCTATACCTCCAAATGTACAGATTTCGAGACTGAGAGATCTCGCTGATATAGCAAGACAGCAGCCGCAGGATGGAAACACTCTGGTGTGGAACCAAGCTCAAGAAAAGTGGGTTCCCGGCGCCGCTAGTAGTCAGCATACTGAAATATCGCCCACTCCCCCTCCATCGCCGTATTCAGGAGAACGCTGGATAAATCCAGTAACCGGCAGGGAGGCAGTGTGGTACACAGATTCACAGGGAAGGTCTGCGTGGGTCGAGTTCGGTTCTGAGGGAGACTTCTTACAACTTTCTGCAGCCACCACGCCGCTCGTATTGGCCCAGTCTCAGGTAGTCAGTCAGATCATCATTCACGGCCGACGTAAATGGCAGTGGGACGGCACAGTTTGGCGGCTTTTGTCTCCCCCAAGACTTGATGGTCTGTCAAACCAAGACGGAACCATATCCGTGTCATCATCCAATGATGGTGCAGTAACAGTTTCCGTGTCTTCCGTGCCGCTATCAAAAATAGCACAGAGTGGTGCAACATCTGGGCAGGTTCCCACATGGACTGGTTCTGCATGGGTGGCATCTTCTCCGTCTGGTGGCTTAGGCATCACAGACGGAGACAAGGGCGACATTACCGTCAGTAACTTTGGATCCACATGGACGATTGATTTCGGAGTGGTTTCAACATCCAAACTCGGCGGAGATATCACGGTAGCAGGCAAGGCTCTGCTTGATGATCCCGATGCCTACACCCAGAGAACCACGCTCGGGCTTGGTACGGCTGCAACTAGAGATGTTGGCAACGGAGCAGGAGATGTTCCTACCTTCGAAAGTTTTCTCAAGTACCAATCTGCAGATGGATCACTGATATATGGGGTTGATGCCGCTTATCTCGACGGATATACAAGACAGAAGATTACTAGGGCAGGTTGGTTTCATAACTGGTCTTGGCCTGCAGAAGACCCTTATTATGACCCCTATTCAAACAATTGTCAGCATGTCAGCTTCTGTGGCTCACTCGCAATCCGTGCGACAACCTTCGATGGCTCGACAGCATTTCAGGTGAGAGACATTGACGGTCATACGGTATTTGAGGTTGACGATCAGGGACGTGTCGTGGGCGATGGTGACATACGCATCATCGGTAGCAATCTTGTTTTTGACAGCGGCACGATCAACTCGTACCAAACAACGATCCAGACAGAAGAACCAACAGTTGACAGAACTCTGACACTTCCAGACAAATCTGGAACTTTTGCGATTTTGTCCGATGGTAATCTTCAGCTCGACGCGGTCGGGTCTGTTCGTCTTGCAGATGCAGATTCTTCAAGCTGCGTGGCGGTTAGGGCTCCGTCTTCCTTGCCATCTGATTCCACATATGTCATGCCCCCATCGATTGGTTCGACAAACCAAGTTCTCACCATTGCTTCGGTGGATGACTCAGTCGCCGAGTTGTCTTGGTCGACCGTTACAGGCGGTGGCATGATTATCTGGAGCGTCGTCACAGACGATCAGGGTCTTTCGGTTGACACCGGAGTTTTTGCCAACAAGAATGAAGGAACGCTCGTTCTCACACTACCTTCTTCTTCTGCGGTGGGCAAAATAGTGAGGGTGAGTGGTCTCCAAAACACATGGCGTATTGCACAGAACCACGGTCAGATCATCCATTTTGGAAACATGGATACAACCGTTGGTGTTTCGGGATATCTAGCGAGCAACGATCCAAAAGATTGCGTCGAACTAGTATGCAGCGTCGCAAACACAGAATGGAATGTGATCAGTTCGCAGGGCAACATAACTGTTGAATGAGTACGGTGAGAATGTAGCATTAAAAAACAATTTATTATAGCGATTTTCAGGCATGTTTGGTAAAAAAAATCTACATGGAAGTATTTTGTCGAAAAAAATGTATAGAGATTAACGCATAATTTAAACTTTAAGGATAAAAAACCATGCCAACGTCAAGAGAATCACTGATAACCGTCCTGTACGGGTCTTCTGCAACGACAGCCCCTTCTGATCTGTATGATGGCGAGTTGGCTTTTGCCAACGGGTCAGGTAGTAACAAGAAGCTTTTCGTAGGTTCCGGCGGCAACAACACTTCCAACTGGGTTGGTGCGATCATCGAAGACCAAGCAGCCATCAACTGGTCGAGTGTCAGCAGTGAAAACAATAAGTTGGCAACCCAGTATGCCGTAAAAAGCCTTGCTGGAAATTATCTGCCGCTTTCCGGCGGATCGCTTACCGGGGACTTGACCCTCGGGACAACGAGTGAAATAGTATTCACAGCTCGTGGCAACGGTGGTGGAACGGTGATCCTCCAGGCGCCTACTGCCACCACTTCGAATGCAGCATACACATTCACCCTGCCGGTAAATGATGGTGATGCGGCAGAGGTTCTGACCACGGACGGCAACGGTGTCCTCAGCTGGTCAAGCACAGGCACCGCCACGAACGTGAGCGTCACAAATGATGATGCCACCACAACTGCATACATAGCATTCACCAATGCCACCTCTGGCGCCACCGCAGTGAGGGTGGACAGTAATGGCCTGACCTACAACTCGTTGACAGACACCCTCACCATTGCAGGCGACCTCGCCGTCAACGGAGACACCCTCACCATTGCAGGCGACCTCGCCGTCAACGGCGGAGGCCTCACAACATCAGCCGCAACATTCAATCTGCTGGACAGTACGGTTGCCACCCTGAATCTCGGTGGCGCAGCCACCGCCATCACCATGGGTGATTCAACAATAGCCACCACCGTCATCCGTGGCGGCACCCTTGTTGGCAATTTAACGACACAGCATGTCTTTAATAACACTGCAACAACTGTAAATGCCTTTGGCGCAGCCACAGCCGTTACAATTGGTTCCACTAGCACAGGAGTAGCACATATAAGAAATTCAACCCTCAAGCTTGGCAATACAAACGCGTATGTAACGACAAACAGTGGTTCTAATTATATTACGATTGCGCCCACGGGTACACTCGCGTTGAGCACTACTAGTTCCGTTTTTTTTGAAGGAAGCGTTCCACTTATAAAAGTAAATTCTGGAAATGGATCAACTACAGATTTTTTGGGTGGTGACATATATTTGGGTACAAAACAAACAGATGATCTAACTCCTGTTGTAACCCCCGTGAACATCATATGGGAGGGCGTAACATCTAATGGTTTTGAGACCACCCTCACTGTTGCCGACCCAACCGCCGACCGCACGATCACCCTGCCCGATGCCACTGGCACAGTTGCTCTTGTAGCTGGTTCCGACACCCAAGTGATGTTCAATGACGGAGGTTCCGCCCTAGGTGGAGACTCTGGTCTAACCTATAACAAGACGACGGACACCCTCACGATCACTGGTGACCTCGCCGTCAATGGCGGAGGCCTCACAACATCAGCCGCAACATTCAATCTGCTTAACGGTACAGCAACAACTCTGAACATCGGTGGCGCAGCCACCGCCATCACCATGGGTGATTCCACAACAGCAACAATCAACCTTCGCGGTGGTACACTTGTTGGGAACGCAACGACCCAGAATGTCTTTAATACTACTGCAACAACGGTGAATGCCTTCGGTGCAGCCACCACACTTGGTTTTGGGTATAATGGGGCATCTAGCGCGACCACTGGAATTTCCAACGGTGCTACCGGAAATGGATTCACCAATACAATAAATATGGGTGCAAACGGAGCATCTGGGTCAACCACAAATGTGAACATAGGATCTGCTGCAGGCGGCACTGTTGCATTTGGCTACAATGCTACAGTTGGAAACAACTTGACCGTGACTGGTGATCTAACTGTCAACGGAACCGCCGTCACAGTTAATACCTCGATCTTGTCGGTTGAGGACCCACTCATAAAACTCGCTAATGGCAACAGTACCGCTGACAGTGTTGATATCGGTTTCTACGGTCTCTATGACACAAGTGGCTCGCTAGACCTATATTGCGGTCTTTTCCGAGACGCTTCGGACGGCAAGTTCAGGCTTTTTGTGGATTCTCAATCGGAACCTAGCACCACCGTCAACACTAGCGCAACCGGATACACGGTTGGAACACTTATTGCCAACATCAGGGGTGGAATCTTCACCTGATCTGATCGTATAATTTTGTGGTACAATTGAGGGTTATGCATGCCAGTAACTAGAGAAAGTATAATTCAGCACCTGTACTCCACTTATGCTTCTTCGCAGCCAGATGCCACACTAGAACTTGGAGAAATTGCAATCAACGTTGCAGACGAGGCGCTCTTCATCAAAAACACTAGCGGTACAGTCAAAAAGCTGTCAGCAACAACTGACCTGACGGAAAATCTAGTCACCATAGCAACAACGCAAACTATTGTTGGAGAAAAAATATTTGACGGTGCAGTTACGGCAAATAATACATTAACGGTCATTGGAGATATCTTCGCTACTTTCGCAGAGTTTTCGAGCGTTACCTCAACAGGCAATATCGACGCAGACGGTGCCATCACGGGCTCTAGCACTGTTGCCGCAGGTGGTCAACTGCGAGCGACAAGCGGCACGGCGAGCACGAGCACCACAACGGGTGCGCTTCTTGTGACAGGTGGCATCGGTGTGTCGGGTGCGCTGTTCGTGGGCGGCACGGGCAACTTCGCGGGCGTGCTTACGGCTGCGGCGACAACGGCGAGCAGTAACAGTACCACGGGCGCACTTGTTGTCTCGGGCGGTATTGGCGTGGCAAAGGATTGTTTCGTAAACGGATTGCGAGTCGGTCGCGGTGCAGGAGATGTCAGCACGAATGTTGCCATCGGTTCTTCTGCCGTCAACGCCAATACGACGGGTGCTCGCAATGTTGGTGTCGGCTCTTCAAGTTTGGCTGCTAACACCGCAGGCGTTGACAATGTGGCGATTGGTTCCCAAGCATTGTTGAATCTCAACGGCGACGGCACCACTACTGCCTACGGCAATCTAGCCGTTGGTACGAGCGCCATGTATCGAGCCACCACGGCACGAACGAATACTGCCATCGGATATCAAGCGTTGTTTGGAAGTGCCTCTGTGACTTCCATTGGCAATGTGAGCATCGGCTACAACTCAATGCTAAGCAACACATCTGGATCGTACAACGCAGCAATCGGCATTAATGCCCTCTACACGCTCACCACAGGCCAACAAAACACTGCGGTGGGCGCAGAAGCACTCTTTTCTATAAATGGCTCAGACAACTCCGCGATTGGTAATTCTGCTTTAAGAAACGCTACAAGCGGAACGGGCGTCACCGCAATCGGTGGTGGTGCTGCTCGTTATAAAACAAGCAGCAACACCAATCATACCTCTGGCGGCACAAATAACATCTACATTGGTTATAACTCGCGGGCAAGCGGTGATGCTCCAAGTTCTGAAATTGTGATTGGTTCTGAGGCTGTGGGTCTAGGCAGCAACACCGCCGTGATTGGTGCCACCTCACAAACATCTGCCACTATTTACGGAACTGTGACCGCGCCAGGTGGAGTAAATGCCTCTGCTTACGCACTTTCTTCTAGTGGAATAAATGCTCAAACAGGCACAACATACACACTTGCTGCATCAGATAACGGTAAAGTAATCACAATGAACAACGCGAGTTCAATCACGGTTACTGTTCCTAGTGGACTTGGTGCCGGTTACAGTGTTACCGTAATTCAATTGGGAGCAGGTCAAGTAACTTTCTCTGCATCAGGAACCACAATTAACTCGTTTGGATCTTACACCAAAACCGCAGGCCAACACGCATCCGCCTCTCTTGTTGCCTATGTTGCCAACACATTTAATCTTGCAGGAGCACTAGGAACATGAGACACATTGTGGGTTTACGAGGCCACGCCAATGTTAGGGATGTGACTCCCAATGCTGTTCAATGGGCAGATGTTGGAACTACCGATACGGGATTTGGTACTCAGTACAACGGTTCTTCCAGGCAGATTAAGGGCATAAATCAGCCAGTAACTTTCACGGTCTACTACGACAATTCTAGATCGCAACTGTACTACAAAGTAACAAACTCTCAACCTGCGGGCACACAAGATTTCGGGATACTAGGTGTGGGCCCATCAGAACCAACATTTATTCTACCTTCCATGGATACAATTCCACCCGATGGTTTTGAAATAACAGTTTCCAATGGGCAATGGATCACTTTTGCCTCGGACAGTGATCCTGATACAGTTATCGTATCACTTGGTGGTGTTCAGTTTGATACATTTGAAATGTTTGCGAACTAAACACGAAAGTAAACTAAATGCCAAATCCTAGAATTTTTCCTGTATCAGATGAAGTTTCTGCGGAACAAACTGAAAAAGACTTGAGTGCTTTGCAGCACAGCGTCAATACAATTAAAACTCTAACTAACGGTTCTTTTCTCATAGAAGAAAATGCGCCAATGCAACTGAACTCAAAAAAAAGCAATCGCTAGAAATTCCGCACATATTCGCATCATGTTGACAAAACTTCACATTCAATCTTCAAGTGCTGATTCGGAATATTTGACACAGGCAGCCACCTCAGTAGAACATGAACAAAGTTTAAATTGCCTGTGAATATACTCAGTCACGCGACAGGCGCTTCGTATGTCAAAGTTGCAACCACAACAATGACCGAGACGCATACGCCAACTTCAATATCTCTCTACGAGGTCGATTGCATATTGGCGATAATAGTTGCGACCGATAGTGTATCGGAGTTGTGTTCTATTGGCGCTTGTATGCTGAGAAAGATGTGCCGCATGAGCAGTCTCCAAGATAGCCATAATCTCAAAGTCTACCCAAGGAGCATCAAGTACATATTGTTTTTGTGGAGGTATTTCTGGCGTTTTTGGGTAGATGTTTTTGGGAGAGGTGGTGGTCTCATGGATGTCTTCCATGTGGTGATGCCTCTAAAGCAGGCAGAGATTGTGAAGGCCGCTATCTCTACCAAAATGCTTGATAGAAATGACATATTTTGTTGGTCTTGTGTTGCAGTTTCAAATGCAGAACCGACATGTGTAGCCTGTTCATCTATACCAGAAAATTTGATGAAATATGTTTATATGATGGATCCTGAGCGTTTAGACAGATTCTTTTTTTGGAGGGTTGATGGGGAAACAGGAATTCTTTTGGAGACCAATGCAGCAGCCTCAATAAAAAACATCGGACAAGAGGTTGATTTTAAGGATTGTATTTCATCTATTGGTTACAGGTTGAGGAAATTTAATGGCTAAGCGCGGTCGTCCTTCCAAAAACAATCCACTTATCGCTGAGTTGACGGCTTTTCGTCAATCTCTTGAAAACGAGACAGGCGGTCAAATATCTTCATCGGGGAAAATACCTTCAATAGTTGAATTTATTGAGAGTCGTGAATATTTGGGCATGAGCCATTATGAGCCAACTCCGATTGAGTTGTTTCCATTCCAGAAAATTGCACTTAAAGCTTTCTATAGGGGCACGAAGGGCAACGAAGACCTAAAATTGACTGATGAAGAGATTGAGTTGTGCAAACAGCATGGTCTTGATGACCCTGACTTTGAACAGGGTGATCTTCTAAAAAAATATGAAAGCGGAAATCTTTTTCAGGAATTGGTGCTTGTGTGGGGGCGTCGTTCTGGAAAGGATTTTGTCATATCTATTTTGGCGCTTTATGAGGCTCTCAGGTTAATTGAGTCCCCAAACGGAGATCCTCACGCGCTGTACGGGTTAAGCACTGGTGCTCCATTTACCATCATCACTATCGCGAACTCTTCCAAGCAGGCAGAAATACTTTTTCAAGAAATTAGGGATAAAGTTTTTAAGAGCGTGTATTTTTCTGACAAGATCAGTCAAGATGGGATTCTTCAGGACACCATATACCTTATGACTCCTGCAGACAGAAAAAGAAACGAAGAGATGAGATCAAGGGATCTTCCGATTTCTCCTGGCTCTGTGGTCATCAGGTCAGGTCACTCAAATTCTGATTCTCTTGCAGGTATAGGTTGCTACTGCCTCATGCTCGATGAGATTGGTCTTTACAAGCAGACACCTGGATCAAGCGGTGGAGAGGCGATATATAGAACTTTGGCACCTGCCACTGCGACATATGTTCGTAGAGAGAAGTACATCGATAAAGAGGGAATAGAGCAAGAAAAATTTATTTACGACGGCAAGATCGTATGCATCTCTAGCCCTCGTGGAAAAGAGGGTGTTTTTTACGAATTGTTCAAAACTTCGCCAAATGTTCCACAGAGAATGTCTTTGCGGTTACCAACATGGGTCGTCAATATAAATCAGAGTCGAGATGGGCTGCGAACTATGTTTTCCCAAATGCAGGAAGAAGAGTTTGGCATGGAATTTGGCGCCGAATTTGCAGGTACAGCTGGGCAGTCTTTTTTTTCAAGGGATATAGTCGAGGCCTGTTTTAAGCCATCTCTGCAACTAAAAGAGTATGGAGAGCCTGGTCAAATGTATTTTTGTCATCTTGATCCAGCCACTTCAAGTCATAATTATGCCCTTGTGGTCTGTCATAGAGAACAATTTATAAAGAAAGATACTGGTAAGATGGATTTTAAGATAGTTATTGACCACATAAAGTTTTGGCAACCTTCTAAAGACAAACCCATAGTAAATGAAGAGATAGAGTCATATATAATTAAATTGAGCAGAAGATTTTATTTTTCCCAGGTGTCATTTGACCAATGGAACTCAGCAGCGAGTATAAAAAGTTTGCAAGCGAAGGGAATCCCTGCCAAATTGACGCGCTTTACTAAACGCTACAAAGTAATTATTTATGATTATCTTTATGATTTGGCTTCTAGCGGGAAATTATTGATACCACACCACGATCTTTTGAAGAATGAAATGTTATATTTGCAAAGAAAATACATGCCTACAGGATATAGAGTTTTTGCAAAGAGGGACGGAATGGTCAGAACAGATGATCTTGTCGACGCCCTTGCCGGAGCCTGTTTTGTCACGTCCGATCAGGATCAATCTCGTTTGCCGCAAGGTAGACTGGCTAGATTGTCAGTAACTATGGGTGCGGATCAAACCGTGTGGAGATCTATGCAGGGTGTTCCGTATGGTGTTGGTTTAGGTCAAAGGGTGGCAAAGGACATGAGGAGCTGAAAATGTTTAACTTTTTGAGACGTATGGGTTTGATTAAATCTGCATCAAGAGAACAACTTTTGGAGCAGAACAGGAAAGACAACGAGACATCGTTCATAAATGACACGAGTCTTCCTCGGGCAATAGATGAATCTCATGGCGACGAAGCTGACAAGTCGGTTGCTCAGATGTTGGCAGAGCGGGATGAAAAATATGCCACAAGGGTTGTTGAGGCACGCCTCGATGAGTATTCTTCAGGCGAGGATAGCGATCTTGTTTCCCGTAAATCTCGCGATTCTTCTCCTGTTTCTGATATAAACATGACAAGTGAAGCTTTCGACCAGAAATTCAGGAATGCATACGCAGAGGCAAAGAAGGGCGAGAGAGATCTGTTTTCGCTGCACTTCAATACTGGTAGTCCTGATGTTGATCCTGTGGATATAGAAGATTCGCTTGTTGCTAACAGAGCAGGGCGTATAAGTAACACTGGCTATCTTCCTATTGAAGATGCGCCATCAAATCTCAAGAATATAGGTAAAGATGTCGTTATAAAGGAAGCTCAGTCAAATCTACTTTCGATTGACAGAAGACTTTTTGAAATCAGGCTTGCTGCTGCTTCAGAGGAAAGGCAGTTGCACAAGGATGAAGCATCTGAAATATTGAAGTTGAACAGTCGTAAGAAAAACATATTGTCTTCCTATATGGATATTGGGTGACTGATGCTTAACCTTGAGAGCTACAGTTGGCGTGTCAAGGTTGCCAACCTTGGTACAACTGTGCCAAATACATTTCTTCACCCCTTTGATAGGGTTGATCCATACAAATTGTATCGGGGCCCCAACAGCGGAGAGGGTAATAAAATTACAACGCCCATGTCTCAGGGTGTTGCCGAAGACCCACCTGACATGGCTGCTGACTTCATGCTTTGGGAACAGGGCCCTAGCGAGCATAAGGAAGAATATCATCACAATTTTGACTATGGTGATCCAGAGAGTCCGTTCTCGGGTCGAGAAAGACTTGAAGGCGAGACTGAATATGGAGAGGGAACTGCTGATGGAACATGGGCAGACCCGTCGTCTCCAATTTCTCGTGGAAGAGCCATATTTGAGGCTGCTCCTAATTCGGGCAGCATGGAAAAAATGTTACACAGGAGGAGAAAGATATGAAAGTAATAGTTTCTAAAACACTAAAGGGTGAATTGATTTTATCTTCGATAAAAAAGAAGTTCAAGCCTGGTGTTGTTGTTGATTTGCCAGACGAATTGGCATCTCACGAGGATGTGTTGTGGGCTAAGAAGAAAGGCTACATATCATTTGATTCTGCGGATGAGGGGGTGTCTAGCAAGACATCCGAGGATGAAATAGAGTTTTTGAATGTTAAGGGGGGTGGTATCATGGTCGCTTTTTTGAAGAGAACATTGGCCCCCAACCAGCGTTTCATACTGAAAAAGTCTGATCCAAATATGGAGACTGCTATGAAACTAGTGAGTGTCGGATATCTGTCATGCTCCTCTCCCTTGGCTTCGGTTTCTTCCGATGCTGCTAGCGAGCATGAGTGTGTAAATAAAGACAAACAACCACAATCCGAAAAGAAGGTTACACGTAAATCGTTCCGAACTAAAAAATCTAAAGCAGCAATTGTTGATGATTCCATTTTTGGGATGATGAACACGGAGATAGGTTGAATGGTCAGAATCGCAACGGACAAATTAACTCGTGTGCTGAAGAATCTGCGAATAAAAAACCACAAGAATTTGTGCCGTTATTTCACCCTTATCTACGACAAGGATTATTCTAGTTCTTTGGTAGGAGCAAAGTGCGATGGCAACTCCAAAGATAAGTCCTGATCAGGCTAAGATCGAACTCGCACGACTCGGCGTTGAGATTGGCGTTGATGTTGTTTTTGATCCACAGATTCAGATTCAGGTTCTTGCTTCAGATTACCCATCAGCACTCTCCAAAAGGGCCGATGAATTGGCTCTTGTGCTTGAAGACCTGTGGACAGCACTTTGCAGCATTCTTGAATCTATTCCCTCTGCGGGTTCATGCTCTGTAGTTGGTTCAAGAATGGCTGTGTGTGCTCTTGAAGGGTTGTGCACCATGTCAGCCAAGGATCGGCTAAATGATCAGATGAAGCATGAAATTATAATAAACTTTATGGCTTCATTCGATGTGGCAAAACTGCCAACTCCTACTTGTTCAGAAATATCTGCGCTGCTTTCCAAAATATCTCTTCATGAGTACATGATTGCACGCCTTTCATATAAGCACGGGTTGTTCGGTGCTTCATCCCCCCAAAAAACTGCTTCTGTTATGGATGGTCCATACGGTCGTCTAGATCTTCCTATGGGTGATCGCGTGATTCCATGGAGGGATATAGAGGAGAGCATTGAGGGTGATTCGACCGCTCGCAAGAGTCAATACAGATATCGCTCTTGGACTGAAGCATACAATGAACCTCGTTTCAGACCTGGGTTTTATTGGAGAGAGTTGGCAACAGAGCCATATCTTATAGATAACGCGAAAAATGAAAGTCCGTACAAGTACAGGGAATACCTGTGGAGGCATTTGGGATGAATCCAAAAGTAGCAAACAGTTCTATCCTTGATTTCATTATGCGTGAGAGATCGGGGTCTGCAATATCTGGATTCGGTGATCCTAAAGGCAAGGCAGCAAAGGTCTTATATTCACTTTTCAAGTCTGGCGAAGCTGGATTGGAGCCTCTCACATTCAAAAGACCTTTTGGCTTGAGAACTGACGAGTTGATCAATCTAGAGAGTTTGGGATTTGCAGAATGGCAAGGTGAAATGATAAAGATTACCGCAAGTGGCAAGCGGCTCCTAGAAGCGGTTATTCTTAACGATGACGATTGTGTTTTTGCCATCAAGAACACAGCTAAAACAGGAATATCACGTCGATGAGAATTTTAATACTGAAAGACAGACCATCTAGACTCTCAGGATCTTTTGAGCGTGCTTGGAACTTGGATAAAGCGGTTAGGCAGGCTCGCGGTGCCGGAGCCGATGTTTTTCGTCATGGATCTGGATATCGTCTCGAATTTGATGATGAAAATGAGTGCGAGGACTTCGCTGATCGACTTGTTCGTGGGGGCTTCTTTGTCTCCGAATATGCATAGCCCGTTTTCTAGAGTTGTGGTTGAGTTGGCAGACAAACCACACCTGAGAGAGAGGGGTTTGATGTTCAGACATGAATTGGAAGACGGTCATGGTATGGCTTTTGTGTTTGACCGACCAGATCGACATAGTTTTTGGGGCATGAATACATTTTTGCCATTGGACGTGGTCTTTGTAAATCCTTCAGGTAAAATTGTGACGGTTGGCAGGATAAAGCCCCACGACTTGACATCTGTTGCGGCCTCTGAGCCATGCAACTTGGCTGTTGAACTGCCTGATGGCTGGCTTTCCAAAAATGGTTTTAGGGTTGGAGATGAGTGTTATCTCAGCAGAGAGGAAAATCCGCCCTGTTGCATATTTAGTAGAAGTTATAAGATTGCCCAAAAAATGCCCCTAACATCTTTGAAGCCCGAAATCGTAGATCCAGAAAAGGTTTTCCAGCCTTTTGAAGGGGAGATCGCTGCCTCAATCCCGCCGCCTCAGGCAGACAAGGTTCCCGTAGATAGGGTCGAAATAACCACAGATCCAGCTAGATCTGGAGCAGATTCTGCGATTTCTACGTCTATTCCAATTCCCAATTTTTCAGGAGTTGGCGATGCAGTCAGGTGGTCTGTAGTAAACAGACAGTCAATGCTTGTGGAATACTTGACAGAGGGTGGCAAAATGATTTCAAGAGAGATTGAACCACATGATATGCATTTTTCTCAAGCCAGTCGCAGGCAGGTGGTTGTTTCGTGGGACACTACCGTTGGCGAGCCGAGAAATTATTTGTTGAATAGAATCGTTAGATTTTCTTTCCCAAGCAGGACATTTACTCGTAAATTTGTAGTTACCTAAAGTCATGGAAATATCAGATATCATCAAGGACATCGTTCTCATCGCCAACGGACTTGACGCCAAGGGCAGTAAACCGCAGGCGGTCGTGCTTGACAAGGTTGCATCTGATCTATGTATGGTCAAGACTGCTCAGTATATGGGCATACAGGGGGTTGCTGTACGCAACAGCAGATGCTGGCAGGGATGTTTTAGACACAAGCGTGCCCAAGGCATGCGCCCTCAGGAGGCATGGAGTGAGTGTCATAGCGAATACGTGTCTGCTATTTCTGGTGATGTTAAGACTTGGAATAAGTATGCGTCTTCGGGTGAATCATGGGAAAAGGAACCTATGGGTGGAGATTTTAACCTTCAGACCATAATTGAGACGAAGGTGGCATCTGGTACTCCGAAGGGGATTGCCATTCCTGAAGCTGTAGCAGAGCATTCAATGGCTATTCCTGACAGAATGGTTCGATGTTCAAACGAAATGGGCAGAGTAGCCTCTTATATACAGTCGAAAGATCCTTCGACTGCAGGCAGGCTGCGTGTGGCAGCTTCCTGCTTGAGAGACGAGGCATGGGAAATCACTAAAACATCACTCCCTGACGGGATGTGATCAAGGTTCGAGAGAAAAGAGCAACAAAGGAGCAATTATGAAGTTCTTCAGCAACAAAATTTCAGTTAGTGGTCCGTCCCGCAGTTTTAATGACATCATACAGGATGTCGCAGGAGGGATGAAAAAGCAGGCATCTGCAGTCGATGCGCACCAAGTATTTAAGAAAGAGGCTAAGAAAGAATTGCCCGCCTTCATCAGGGAGAAGATCGAGGAGCGTGAGGGTAATGAGGAAAAAAAATCTGTTGGCAAGGAGACTGTGAAGGGCGCGGTTTCTCCGCAACTCGCCAAATATAAGAAGAAGAAGAAGAAGGAAGCAGAATCGTATCACACCGTCAAGGTTGCCGATGTGATCAAGGTTAATGACGATGAAGTCTTGCTCGTTTTGGCGGAGGATTGCGATACCGATGTGGAAATTGAAGACGACTCTACTGACGAGGCAATCGCAGAGGCTATGGGTGCTGTTTCTGCCACTGGGTGTGGCTATGACTCAAAGGAGTCAGGCTCATGCGAGGCATGCGGCACATCTTATGCTGCCGACGATGCTGAAGAAGTTAGCGGTATGACCGAGGAGGCCGGTTGGTCAGCGAAGGCTGCGTCTAGGTCTCCGAAGTTTGTAAAGATAGCCAATCTCACTGAAAAGCAGAAGGGCAAGTTCCGTTCATATTGGTCCAATGTTTGGCCCAAGGAATTTATAGACGCTGTTCTTGACACGGAGAACTGAGTGATGTCTTTCCTGCCGGTAGGTCGACGCAGGCATATGCAGAGCCAACTTTTCAAGTTGGCAGATGAACAGATACCCCAGCCTGACATAGGGTCTGTCTATATGGATACGGGCAGTTCAGCTCCTCTATCCGCCCCGTCACAGGATCAGGCGCCTGCATCGAACGGGGGAATGGATATGTCTTTGAGGGAGCATGTTTTTTCAGTCTTAGAAGATCTTGGTGTTCAGCCAAGGCATTTGACAGACCCGAAGATCTCTAGAAAAATATTTCAGCAGAGATCTTCGATTGGATCAGGTCAGTTGAGTGGGTCTTTCATGATACCTTCGGCGACTGAAAAGTCTCGCATCACAGAGTCTAGGGCTTCAGAAATTGGCCGTCAGATCTGTGCAATGTTTGGATTGGATGGAGAAATGAGCCATGAGGGGCGGAACTATTTAGTTAATTTCCGCAGCAAAAAGCCCGAAGCCATCAAGCCTTCGACTGAAAATGATTCGTTTGCAGATCTTGCAGGAGATGCCCCAACAAAGGCTGCTTCGGCACATCATGATGCCTTCGTGATGAGAAAATCTGCCATAGCAGATGCTCTGAAGAAAGCAGGTTTCCGAATATGAGAATTTTCAAGAATCAAAATGAAGGTCGGTCTGAGCTTTTTGGAGACAAGGTTGAAAAATTGGCCGACGAGCCTTACAGGCCCTCTTGGCTTGAAGGTTTTGCCCGCAAGGTGGCTGGCACTCATGAGGCAGAGGTTTCTAGGGGCGGATTAATTCGCAATAAACTTTTAGGTTCACACACCATTGATGCAGGTGGTCATATTGGGAGTCTTAGAGTAAAAGCTGCATCAGACACACTTTTTGGGTTCAAGGATCCACCTGCTCCACGGGTTGCTGCGGATAGCGTTGAGGAGCATGCTTTCAAAGAGGAAGAGCCCTTGCCTACCTCTGCGGAGCGGATGGCCGCTCATGTCTCATCTCTTTCTAGCAAATCTGGCGGCAGAGGTCTCATTCGCAAAGACTCTGTCAGCATCTTTGACAAGGAGGCATTCTCCCACATCAAAGATGCTCCCGTGGTTGCTCTGCCTGTCGCCGAACGTCAAGAAGCCCAGCCACAGTCTCCAGTCAACAGCAAAGATATGGCTGCTTCCATGTTTGACTCTTTGGCATCGAGGCATGCGTCAAGAAGATATTCGTCTTCTGATGCTGGTGCCGTAACAAGAATGTTTGAAGCGCTAAAAGGCAAGAAATCCAATTGAAATTCAATCTTTCCAAATTTGCGCAGACAAGAACGACGGAGGTAGAGCAGCCGCTCATACCTGAATACCCACTTGCCACGAATCCGGTTGCCCCACAGACTGCGGGCTTGGAACAAGTGGAGTTGCCGTCATTCTCAAATCACACGGAAATGTTTGATTTCCTGAATAGTTTCAGAAGGGAAAACGAGCCTGGATCTGGTTACAATGAGGTGTGGAATGGTTTTTTCGCCCCTCGTCTCGGCGCATCACCTAACGCCTCCATGTTTGAAGAGGCTCTTAAAGATTTTTATCAGCAGGATGAAAATTCAGAAAGTTCTGCTGATGTTGTTGACAGGGCATTCCTAATATATTCTGATATGATTTCTCCATCTGTGGTTCCAGTGGATGCAATTGAAAAAGCAGCAACTGCCGTTGACAGGGTAGTGGAAGCTTCAGATGAGCAGATTGCTATCCTTGCGGAGCGGGTTGCGAAGAGTATTAAAACAGTCAAGACTGCTTCCAAGGAAAATGTTTTCAACTTGACCAAGCAGGCCTCACATGGTGATATGGACAAAACTGTTATTTTTGGTCCAACACAGGTTCGACCAAGTCCGATCATAAGAGATGTGGAGAGCAATCTCTCTGCTCTCGAGCGTAACAAAAGCAATCAGTTTTTCTTCGGTGGTATTTACGACATAGATTTTGAAACATTGTGGCGTGGCAATGTGATGGACAAGTATTATCGTCCTTTCGATGGAGATCATGGTCTTTCGGGCGGCGGTTACATCGAGGATCGTTTTGAGGTAAATAAGGTTATACCAGTCGGTAATGATCTGCGTGTGCCAGCTGATGGCAGTTCACGTCCATTTATTCCTGAGTTTCGTTCTTTTGAAGCCAGGATGTCTGCAGCACGCGGAGATTTGAAGGGCAACGATGGTCGCGTTACTTTCGCCCCATTTAATTTTTCTGCATCAAAAAAAAAGGGTTGACAGCATCTAAAACCGCCGCATTTGACCCCTTTTCGACCCCTTTTAGTGATGGCAAGAAAAAAAAGCCAATGGCAGGCTGGAAGAAAAATTGTCCGGTTTGTAATGGTTGCAACAACCCAACAGCGTCCAATTGTATTAACTGTGGTGCATCTATAGCCAAGATTGTTGCTGTGCAGGCATCATGACGAAAAACCACTACAGGGTATTATCTCATGGCAAACAAGAAAAAAACAAGTAGTGAATTCGTTGCGGACAACAAGATGTATGCAAACGGAACAATAGTTCCGTTGCCGCTGACCAAAGCGGCTCAGTATGTGGGCGGGAATGTATCCACCATATTCACCCAACCGATGTTTTTCTCTCCCCTGCATACGCCACAGAGTTGGCAGATTGCAAGCAGGCGTAAAGAAGTTTACCAGTGGGCACGTTTTTATTATGAAAACGAGCCTAAGGCTGCTGGTGGCATAGATTTTTATGCAACATTTCCTATGAATGGATTCAAATTAGAATGCAGAGATCGAAAGGTCTTAAACTATTTTGAGCACATGATCGAAAAACTCAACCTTGATTACTGGTTCAGAAAGATATCACACGAATATTTTTTACTTGGTGATGTTTTTGTGTTTTTGGAAATAGACTGCCCAGTGTGTGGAGGCAAAGCAACACTTCCCGATGGAAGGGTGTGCAATCATCCTGGTGGAACATTCAAAAGACTGATGATTCTCAATCCAGATTTCGTTGAGGTTCAAAACACGCAACTTGCTGACCACCCAACAATTGCCATGCTGCCAGATGATGATTTGCGTAGAGTGGTTCAGCAGAAGAAGCCGAAGGATGTCTATGACAAGATATCTCCGCAGATTCGTGATCTTGTTGCTGCTGGGCAGGCCATACCTCTCAGTCCGCGCTGCGTGAGTCATTTGCGACACAAGGGGAGTCCTTATGGAACTTATGGAGAGTCATTGCTGCGTCGACTCTTCATGACGATTGCATACAAAACCAAGTTGATGACAGCGAACTGGATCGTGGCAGAGCGCCATATATTGCCAATAAGAATAGTTAAGGTGGGAACTGCCGAGCGCCCTGCAAATGAGACGGATATTGCAGATGTGCAGGCTCAACTAGCTGCAGTCGCAAATGATCCAAATTTGACCATTGTTACTCACAACGCATTCGAGATGACTTGGGAGGGTGCAACTGGGAAAATCCATGACATAAGCAATCAGATGGAATATATTGGCAAGGAGATGCTTGACGGTTTGATGCTCAATCAAACCTTGCTCAACGGAGAGATGCAGGCTTATTCTGGTGCTGCTGTCGGCGTGGAGACTCTCATCAGAAGACTTGAAACTTGGCGAATGGAATTGGCGCATTGGGCCGAGAGAAACATATTCTTGCCTGTTGCTCAAATGCAGGGTTTTGTTGATACGGCAAAGTCGAAGCAGTTGAATGAAACCGTGTGGTTGTATCCAAAAATAAAGTGGAACGATCTTCGCCTACGTGACAACTCTGAATATTTGAACAAGATCCTGCAGTTGTATGACAAGACGGTTATCAGCAGACAAAAGTTACTTGATATGTTTGACATAGACTTCGACGTTGAGATTTCACGCATGAGGGAAGAACAGGTTATGGCTGGTGCTGGAGGCCAAGTTCTTGGTGCCACTTCAGGTGGCGGCTCTGGTGGCATTGGCGGGGGAGGAATTGGAGATCTTGGAGGGTTGGGAGGCATGGGCGGAGGCATGCCATCCGCTCCTGCGCCCATTGGGTCAGGAGCACCGCCAATGGATTTGGGGATTTCTCCTCCTGGTGGCGTTCCGCCCGCAGCCCCTGCTCCTGGTGGCGACTTTGGAGTTCCGCCTATGGCGTCAGTCGCATCTGTTTTGCCTGGAAAGATATTCAAAAAGGGCAAGGGTTACAAGACAAAAGATATGCCTAAGCATTCACAACCCACGCAGATATTTTTGACAAAGCCTGAGCAGAAATTGGCATCTATTCTCAACCAACTTGCGGTTCCTTATCCACTTTTTGCACAATTTAAGCAGTACATGCCCGGTCAGAGACAACCTTTCCTTCTAGATTTTGCATATCCCCAAATAGGGGTCGATTTGGAAGCAGATGGAGAAATGTGGCATTCAGACCCAGAAGCCATCGAGCGTGACCGAGCAAGGGACATTAAGCTCGCGCAACTCGGGTGGAGGGTTATAAGGATAAAAGAGAACGCTCTCAACAGTCGAGCGGATGAAGTTTCTCAAGTTGTCATGTCAAATATAAGAGAAGCGATAGAAGAGCGGAGGATTTTGAGCAAAACTGCTGCATCTTTATATAATGGAGAGCCCCGTGTCATTTCCACAGATGTGGCAGAAATTTTCTTGCCAGCAGGTGAATCCCATGCTGAAGATTTCAGCACGCAGGATACGTGACCGCAACATCACTTGGGAAGAGGCATACACGCAGCGCACGGAGCCTCTCAAGAAGAGATACGAGAGGGATATTGGTCCTGGGGCGTACCATAGGTGGGAGGGACACGACTATACCACCAACTCAGATTATTATGTTGTCTGCTCGCCAGCAAGAACTAGAGATCTCAAGAAGTCATTTTTCGCAGGCATCAAAAAATTGCCATTCGATTGGCAAAAATTTGAGTCGAAAGTATACAGTCCGTATGGCAAATATTTTAGCAATATATATTCTGCTCTGTCTTTTCTTTCAGAAAAATACAGAATACCATATCCTAAGAATCAATTCAACTACACATTGAACCATTTGTTCGATGTGAAAATTCCGAGAACATTGAAGGCATGATTCCCAACAAGTTTGCCATTTCCGGAGTCAGGCAGGTTACTGCTCTTAATGTACCTGAGGATTGGGAGGAATTCAACACTAATGTATTGCAGAAGCAGGCGGCTAAGGTTGGTGTTGATCTGAATGGATTCGACATAACTGCAGCCGTTAAGGAGCACCCTGATCATCTATTTGTCAAAGTATTTGCTATAAAGAAGGATGAGGTTAATGACAATGGTGACTGGTTTAGCGAGACTGAACTGAAACATGCTGCCAAAACATTCATCGGGGTTCCAGTTTTTGTCAACCACCAAAATGACGATATTGAGAAGGCAAGGGGCAAGGTTGTCCATGCATGGTACGACGATGCCGCAGGCGGCATATATACCATCAATATGGTTGATCGCGTTGCTTTTCCTAGGCTTGCTAGAGGAATAGAACAGGGATATGTGAATGGCACATCGATGGGTTGTCAGGTGCAGTATTCATGCTGCAGTATATGCCATCACAGAGCCGCGACAGCAAAAGAATTTTGCTCACACATCAAAGAACGTAAGAAGAAGCGATTCAATGGCGAACATCTCTGCAAGTATCATGAATCTCCTAACGCTAGTGAAGAACCCTGTCCAGTTTGCGGATGCAAAAAGGATGAAAAGAAAGTTCACATCCACAAAGATCAACAGATTTTTGAACATAATTTCGGAGTCAAATTTATAGAAGACAGTTTTGTGGTCAACCCAGCATGTCACGATTGTCTAGTTCATGAAATATTGAATCCAGAAGGTGTTCGCAAAAAGATTGCTAGCCTTGTTGAGAAAGTTAGAGCCGTAAATGAGGGTTTCAGCAAGGTGGCAGAGGAAACATTCTGCAAGGACGGGGTTTGTGGAATGGAAAAGGTGGCTGGTCGACAAGAGATTGGGGAATTGAATGAGGCAATGAATCTGCTTGAACGTGTTGCTAGGTCCATGATGGCACAAAAACAGGCAGTTTCTATGGAGTATGTCAGCGATCTTGTAAAGGTCATGTCTAATGTGCAAAAAACCACAGACGAACTTATAGAAATGGGCTATGCACAACTGCCATCTCCATCTTCTGAACAAATGGCTAAAGGCACATCTGCCCCCGCATCACCCGTCGATGGTGGAAAAATATCACAAACCACGCCATCTTCAATGGCGCCCACTGCAGTCGCCCCCATGTCTGTGCCTCAGCAATCCCCCACAAGGCCGATTTCTTTGGGAACTCCGTCTCTCCAAGATGTGGGTGATGACATAGGTAGGGTTACTAAACCAACTTTTATTCCAAGAGCAGCTTTTGGGGAGGAAGTTTGGAAAAAAAATAATAATAGAGGCAAAGGACTTGCCATCCGCGTGGAGGATGGCGAGCACTTTCCTTCGGAGGATCTTTTGGCACAGAATCAAATCATTGCAAAAATTGCATCAGCCAACTGCTCTGTTGTGATATCCGCCGACTCTGACGGCGAATCATTCGTAACAGAAGTGGTTGACGGGCGTGTCGTCAGAGCATCATCTGCAGATGCATTTCCTCATAACTTGAGGAGAGCAATTGCCGAAGATCCCGAAGGCGCAGCTCGCATCATTCTCGCATCCCTCGAAACACAAGAAAACATTAACTCTAGTAAGGAGCCTGAATTGAATACCAACAACCGCACCGTTAAAACAGCTTCAAATCGCACCGACAACTCTCCCCCGACCACCACTGAAGGGCAATTTGTTGATGGCAAAGGCATAGGCGCACGCACTGGTGCGGAATACACTGAGATCATCGAGTCAGATAGTCGTCTTGGCGCATCAAAGCCTGCGTTCGCAGATGTCTCTAGTGCATCACCGCAGGTGAGGTCTGGATCGCCTGATGGCACCACAGAGATGCAGCTTGCTAGCGGATCCAACGGATTCATGGCCCGCTGGAATTCTTTCCCAGAAACCATCACAGAGGGTCAGTGGGAGGATGCAGCCCGCGAGATTTTTGCCAAGATACCAGCAGAGTGGACAGACCATGTGCAGTCTGCCCAGCTCGATATGCTCCGCAAAGATCATAAGTGGATCGAGCCAACCGCAACCACAGAGGCTCAACTCGGATCGATGTCTAAGAAGGCAAGCGCAGTTGATCTTGTTAAGATCGCAACTCGTGCGCTTGCCGATGGCATAGCGATATACGGTTTGGATCCTTTTGACATCTCAAAGGTCGCGCAGTACATATCGGGCAAGCCATCAAGATCTGCCAAGGCTGCATTCATGGTTTCCATAAATGCAGCCCCTTGGACTGTGTCTCAGCGTCGTGAAGTTGCCGAAAGAAACTCCGAGATGACCAAGGGAGCTTCCGCAGGTCTCATGGCTGAGCCAATCGACCTCGTTTTGGCCTCCATCGCAGATAATGCAAAAAATGTTTCCGCCGAAGATGCGATTCGGGCATTTGTTCACTGCGCTAGCAACGATTTGGCTGTTGAGCAGGCCATAAAGATGGCTTCTGATGCTACTGAAGTTATGGCCAAAGAAGCTTCGTTTGAGGACGCTGTGCGTCAGGCATTCCGTCCTGAAGATGGTATGTATAAGGTCTGCTGCACCGTTGGCGAGGACATTTCTTCAGATCCTGCAGACCGCATCAACTTCATAGCAGAGGTCACCAAGTTTGCCCAAGGGATGATATCCGACCGTTTCCCTGGTGTTGATATTGTTCCGATGTCAATAGATTTTGATGAAGCTAATGGGATCGTTGAGGCAGTGGTCAAAGAGGCAAGCATGCTGACACCCGAAGAGGAGGATGCATACCACAAGTTTACATCCGATGAGGAGAACATGAAAAATAAGTCATTGAAGACGAATGTCGCAACTACTTCTGTTGATTCATTTGATTCCCGCGAGGAAAGGATATCTCGCCGTGCGAAATTGCTTGAAGAGATTGAGCGGCTTGAGAAGAAGGCTCAGGTTGGAGGTGCCATGCCTAGCGCTCTCAACCCGGCAGGCATGGGTGCTAGCGCAGCAGTTCCTGGCGCTATGCCTCCAGGGATTCCTGGCGCAGAGGCGCTGACAGGCGCCCCTCCAGCACCAGCAGCTCCCGCTGGTATGCCAGCAGCTCCTGCTCCAGCTCCTCAGGATCCTCTCGGTCTTGATGCTGGGTATGACCAACCCGGCAAAGCCAAGCCGCCTGCTGCGGTTTGCGTCGTGTGCGGCAACCAAGATGTTGATGTTTCTGGCGGTAAGAGCCAGTGCAAGGGTCCAGGTTGTGGCAGTGGATTCACAATCAAGGTTATTCCAGACGCATCTCTTCTTGACAAAATTACTGACGGAGATGTTGACCAAGATGATGTTAGCGGCGACAACCCTGCAGAGCCAGACAAGGGTCTTGGCGGGATTGGCGCCGAAATGCCGCCCGGCATGCCTCCTGCAGGTGCGCCCGGACTACCACCTGTTGCTGCATCCACGCGCCTCACTCCAGAAACACTCAGGAAGATCGCTAGCAAAGGTCCTCTAGGATCTGTGAGTCCAATCACTGGAAATAGAAATACAGTTAAGCTCGACAATGAAACATGGATGTGTTTGGACTCTGGGCAGATGTACAAGGTTCGTCTTGCTGCATCAGCCACTTCTCCCAAGGACGCGTATGCCCAGTGGGAGTGGGTGCCAGAGTTCAAGAAGGCATCATGCAGCAGTTGCGCCCGCAAGCGTGCATCGATCAATTACGCTCTCACTTCTGTGGGAATTGATCGTGCAAAATTCGACAGCATGTCTGTTGTAAAGAAGGCTGAAGTTCTGAACAAGGCATTGAGCATGGGTGCTGTAAAACATGTCAAGATAGCCTCTAAAGAAGACACCGCCATCGGATCATTCAAGAAGGCATTCACCATGCATGGTGAGTTCCCAATGAATGAGTGCATGGAAAAACTCGCTAGGAGATACGGCGCTGATTCTGTGGCGCTCAGCGGCCCCTGTCGTGGAAACACACTGCCTGATTGCGTGTGCAGCAAGCTCGCTAGTGCAAACATATACAGCACGACTGTGGCTGACAAAGTTGCTTCATCTTGGGCGCAGCCCGATCCCATGTGCGAATGTGTTGAGGATCTCGTTCGCGAAGGCATGGGTATTAAGCAGGCTTCTAGCGCCTGTGAGATGATCAAGGCTGCCTATGCTGAGGATGAGGAATACCTCGCTGAAGATCTGACAGAAGAAGATGGCGAAACAGAATCACACGGAGATGACGAAATGGAAGAATCAGATCCATTCGATGGCGAGGATGGTTTTGAGAATGACAATCAAAAGACAGTTTCCATCAGCCTCGACGTGACCCCAGATGTTCTTGAGCAGATTGAAGAGCAGATACAGAAGGCTCTAGCTAAGGCTCATGGTGAAGACGATGTCGACATGGACACGGAAGTCGATATGGAGCCAGAGATGTCTGATGATTTTGACATGGATGGGTCTGAAGACACTGAAGACACTGAAGACACTGAAGACACTGAAGACACTGAAGACACTGAAGACACTGAAGACACTGAAGACACTGAAGACACCGAAGACACTGAAGACACTGAAGACACTGAAGACACCGAAGACACTGAAGACATGGATGCAGAAGAGCCTGCCGAGGTTTCACACATGGTTGGAGCCGAAGGCCGTGATTATTCTGATGGAGAAAAAGAAGAGAAAGAGGCAGTCATGAAAAAGACTGCTCCAAATGAGGCTAGTTCGAAGTCAGACAAATCCTATGAGATTGAGAAGGAGGCTATGGCTCTACGTCGTGGCAGGGTCGTTGGCGTAGGCAAGTTGGAACTTGACATATCCCGCCTTGCATCTGCCCTTACCAAGGAGGCGGGAGAGAAGGCTGTGGAGATAGGTCATGCACAGAAGCAGCCAGAACTTGGCACCGTCATGACTGGCAAGGCTGGTCTGAAGTCGCTAAAGGTCGTTGAGAATGGCGGCAAGCCGCTCAGCAGCGAGCACGGCGACGGCTTCGATGCAGACATGCCCAAGGTTCCCGTTGACGGCCCTAGCTTCAAGGGTGACAAGATCAAGGGTGAGAAGGGCAACATGGCCACAGGCGGCGTTCAGGGATCAGGAAAGTCTGCCTCTAGCAAACTTGATAATCGGAAGGCAGCATTCTCCGACTCCTTGGCCAAACTCGCATCTGAACTTGGTCTCAAGACTGAACTGGTGCAGAACCAGGCAGATCTTGGCGACGTGGGCACCTCTGAGGGTCTTGAGGGCATGGAAGAACTTGAAGTTCCAGAGGGCAACGAGTCTGCAGGTCTGAGCCTGCCTTCCATTCCGGTTGGCGGTCAGAACGGTGCAGAGAAGCAGAATCTCATGACAGGCGGCCAAGTTGGCTCCGGCAAATCCGGTCCAGTTGGCGGCTATGCAAAAAAGAAGGCTGGTGAAGATTCCAGCGAGTTGGCTCTCAAGGTTGCTGGCAAGATGGTGGCTGCGGGGATGATCTCTGCAGACAATCTTCCTGCAAAAGCCAAGGAGTTGATGGGCTACAAGGTGGCTCAGCTCATGGACCTTGAGAAGGCAATGTTCGCAGAGGGTGTCGTCGCCAAGGGCCTGAAGACGGCTTCGGCAGGGTCAGAAACGGCTTTTGTGATCCCCGAGCAGAAGAGTGAGCGTAATGCGTATGGAGATCTCAAGTCCAAGATCGCGTCCATGTTCCGCCTGCAGCAGCAGGTGGAGTTGGCGGATCAGACTGAGAGCAACGTACTGCGTCGGGTCTTCAAGTGAAGACCGACGGTTTGAGAGTATTTTTCACCAAAAAAGGGTAAAGGAACCCAACATGGCACTGATTCCAGTTCATCACACAATCGCAACCCAGTTTGCCGTCGCTAGTGGCAGCGGCAACATCACAGAGGGCATGGGTGTGGCACTTGCAGCCGACACCGCAACTGACTTGAGGCCCTATGTCAAGCTGCCCGACACCAACGATGGTTTCACCATCGGTTTGGCCGGCGACAGCAAACTCTCCAGTTCCAGCGGCAGCGCATACTCTGCGTCTGTTGTTGTCAATGGCTCTGGCAGCACCCGCACCACCACCAATCGCGCGAGCGACATGTTCGACGAGACCCTTGCTTCTGGCAAGATCACCGTCTACATGGGCGTGGGTGAGTTCTTGACTGACCAGTATGTAACCGCCGATTTTGACGCACATACTGACAATGATGCAGGAAGTGCGCTCTATATTGTTCAGAGCAGCACGAATGCTGGCAAATTCACCAAAATTGCCACAAACAACGGTAACAAGGTTGGCTATCTCATCGCTGCACAGAACTCCTATCCAAGTGGCGTTCCTGGCACCGATATTGACGGAGCTACCTCGCTGGGCAATTTCATTCGAATTGCCCTGAACATTCAATCCGCCTAATGAATCTTCCGACCTACCACCCTGATGCGTGAATCAGGGGGTGTCGGAGAAAGGAAAAACACAATGAGCATCAACAAAGATGGTTTGACTTACGACGAGAAAGAGGCCGTGATTGCACAGGCCTTGTCGACCGAGGAGGGGCGTGTTGCCCTTGCTCAAGCGATGGTGGAGCCGATTCGGCGTTCCCTGGAGTACCAGGCCGTCGGTCGCAAGCTCCTGATGGTGGACGAGCTCCCCCAAGGCGCTCTTCCCCGCTACGAGCGCGATGTTGCCTCCGTGGCCACAATCGTTGCCCGTCAGGGTGCAGTGCCTGATCAGATCACCGAGGGAGAGGAAGTTCTTGTCCCCACCTTCGAGATTGCAGCACACCCCACCATCCGTCTGTCCGAGATCAAAGCACGTCGCTTCTACATCGTTGACCGTGCACAGATCAAGGCAAAGGAGGCAATCCAGAAGGAAGAGGATCGCAACATCTTCAACGCTCTGATTGCTGCTGCTCCAGCAGCTCAGGAGATCACCAATGTGGGCACTTTGGAGACTGCGTCTTTGAACACTGCCTACAAGTATATTGAGACCCACGATCTGGTGGCCTCAAAGGTGGTCATGCATCCTGAGTCTTACTCAGCAGTCCGCAGCTTTGGAAAGGACTTCTATGATGAGGCCACCACCCGTGAGATCCTCACCACTGGTCTTTACGGTCACCTGTGGACGGCTGACATCCATGTGTCAAGCCAGCTCGATGACACCAAGATTATCGTCACTGCTAGCCCAGACACCGTTGGCGCATTCCCCATCCGCCAGGACATCACTGTCCTTCCCGCCGATGATCCAAAGAAGCTGCGTCTTGGCTGGGTGATCTATGAGGAGGTCGGCATCGTGGTCATGAACGACTATGCCGTGTCCGTCATCACCGTGGATCCCACCACCACCTGATAAGTTTGGGTGAATCTTGAAGCACGACTACCCACCCCGAAAGGGGTGGGTAGTTATTTTTCACGATTTTTGATATGAAAGTTGTTTATTTTTTTGTTGTTGAATATGGCAAGTTAATCAAGTAAAATATAAATAATTCCTGTTTCCCCATCAACCCTCCTTAAAAGGAGGATCTTCCGGATTAGCGTCAGGCGGATCCGAGTCATGACCGCTGCTAGAAGATGAACTTTGCGGAAAAACAGAATAGAGCGATATCGCCCACATGTTGTCAAATCTTCCGAGTGTTATTAGCCTAGAGCCTATGATGGCTTCTTTTTCATCTTCTGGAAATCCTTTATCTACACACAAAATTTTTCCCGATACATCAAGAGATATACTGCCTCCTCCTAGTCTGATCATATTGTTAGAATTTGGGATCTCTGAGTTGTAGACGATATTGTATGAGCAGAAAGATTTATGATTAGTGTCTGCTGCAACCTCAAATTCTACACCTTTCCATATTGTTACATATACATCATCTAGAGTCATATTTGCAGGACGGTACACCCACAATGCTCTTCCCTGCCCGTAGGTTGATGTTCCTATTCTGAACCCCCCCAAAGATATGTAAGAATATCCGTCAGCTATAGCATCAGTGCATATTGGCTCAAGTCTACATGTTTTTGAAAATCCGACACTTAATTTTACATTTCCAAATCCGCCAAATATTATATTCTCGTCTGAATATCCTGATTGATCAATAGGCATAATTTATTTTCCGATAAATATACCATGATAGTAAGAAATGTCCTTGGCATACCTGTATATGTTCCCGAATGGGATGATCGCATCCCTGCTGGTGATAGTGGTGATAAATTTGAGATATCATCAGATCGTGTTAGATCAGCGCCATCTCTTCGTTCGGCTGTTGCAAAGGGTTATGTGGTTGTGTTGGATCATGACCAAGCCGATGGGATACAGGCAGCATTGGCAAAAATGTCAGCGAAAGCAAAGAAGCCATCTGGTGATGCCATGCTTGATGATGTCGTAATCAGAGGCCAGTTTTTAGACTATTCAGGATATGGAAAGGTCAATAGAGGTTTGGTCAAAGCACTTACTACAAAAAACATTTCAGTAAGTGTTGACCCAGTAGACCTTGGGAAACCACAGCTTTTGTACGAAGATGCAAGATGCGGACTGCCCATAAGGCCAAGATGCCAAGGCATGCTTGATATAAATAGTGTGGTACCCACATTTGGCTCTCCAGGTCCATCTGGCATGAGGGTGCTCTACACTACTATCGAGTCAGAAACTCTGCCTGTTGCTGTTGCAGCTTCTGCAAAGAAATATGAAATGGTTTGGTGTGTAAGTAGATTCTGCTGTGACACTTTTGGGAAGTATGATATTGACGCGGGAGTTTTGAGTCCACACATTAATAATGACATTTTTTGTGCAAAAGGAGCAGAATATCAATTCTCATCTCCATTGCCAAGTTTCAAGTTTTTAACTATATTTGGAATTAGCTCTAGAAAGGTTGGCACCAATGTAATTGAGTCATTTCTTAAGGAATTTGATCCATCAGATGATGTATGTCTCATCGTGGCGCATAGAGACAAGCGCGGAGAAGAAGCTCAAAAAAAATTCGCAGATGTGGTTTCTGATTTGGTGTCAAGTTGTGGCAAAAAGCATCCTCCACTCGTGGTCAGAATGTCTAAAAACATTACTGAAGCAGATCTTGCCAAGTTGTACAGGTCTGTAGATGCATGCGTTCTAGCTGCAAGGGGAGAAGGATTTTGTCTTCCGTATGCAGAAGCAGCCATGTGCGGGATACCTTCAGTTGCTCCAAGGTTTGGTGGTCAACTTGATTTCCTTGATGATTCTTCAGCATTTTTGGTCGATGTTGACAGGACAACTATTAAAAATGGTACAACTGGTACAATTTTATGGGATGGCACCGTCATGGCGGATACGGTGAGTGTAGAATTTATTCAAAGACTTGGTGCGTCCATGAGAATATGTTGGTCTACATCCCCTAAAAAGAGAAACTTGATGGCTTCAAGAGCAGCGTCAAAATTGGCTGACATGTGCTCTGCGGACGCCGTTGTTTCGCAATTCAAAGGCTTGGTAACAAAATTATGAAAGCATTTTACGACAGAGATTTTGGCAGGGTTGTGTTTATGGGAGAAAAAGTCTATTCTCTCCCAATCGATAGGGTAATGGTTCATCCAGAGTTGATGAACGTGCCTGCCGTAGTTGATGGCGGCCTGATTACTCTCAAAGAGTTAGTTCTTGGAACCGTATCTGTCCCGCAGTCTAATCCTGCTATTTCTAGAGTTGTCTCTCTTGATACTCAGGTGTCGCAAGAAAAAGACTTTATAGCTCCTGCCAAAGATGGATGTTTGATATTGAGCAAGTTGCAGCCTCCTTTAAAGTTTGATGGCAAAATAGACGGAAAATCTGCATCATTCATCAAAAAAGAATATGGTGATATTCCTGCTCAGATTCTGTCTCTGATATCTTCGGGTCATCTCGTTAGGTTGTCTGGGCAAGAATTGTCAGTTATGCGTCAGGCGCACAGTGAGCAATTAAAACTCAAGAAAGAGGCTCAAAAAGCAAGTAGGAAATCTCGAGGCTCCATACGAAGGAAAGATGATGTTGACACAGGAACAGATGATGATATTTTACCTAGCGGGATCAGAAACGCAGCCGAAATAAGGCTATGACATGAAAAAAATATGCCTGATTCCATCTCCATCTGAATGGGGGATACTTGTAACTTCTTCATTGCTTCAAATCATGAAGCGCATCTATGGTGGACAGTGTGAATTCACAATTTCATCCTCAGCTGGATGGGAGGACGGACTTCAAAAAATTCTTCCCGGTAAGCCATATTTTGCTCATCTGCACACTATTTCTAGGGATCAGTTTGATGAGATTGTGTGCGTTTCTGACTCCGTGGTTGACTGTCGTCATGCGTTAAGTCTTGGCGCCTATGGCTTGGTTCTTGATGGTGCATCTATAGTGGCAACAGAGGCAAGGTTTTCTCATATACTTTCTGCATATCTTGAGGGGCAACCTATTCTGTATTCTTTGTCTAAGGCATTTCATATTGATGATGTTGTCCTGCCAAGTTTCCACACCAAGTTTTCTACAAAAATGCATGACAGGCAGGGTGTTTCAATCTCCAATGACTCCCTTCGCATGGCTGTAAAGTCAAAATTTTTTGAGACAGGCAGACTTTGGCATGTGCCTGTTCGCAAGAGTTTAGTGAAGAGAATTGAAGAGAGCAGAACCGTCTCTGCTTTGGTTACAGATGATCCTGTGTGTGCATGGGGCTGTGCTTCGGGTGGTGGAAGAGCCCTTCTGCTCAGGTCTTCAAGATCTTGTAGCCCTGTTTTTAGTTTTGTAGAAATGGTTGAAGAGGAGATTGTGTCCGATGGTGTTGGGTGATTCCCCTCCAGATGGAAGACTTAGGATATCACCTAGAGTCAGACAGGTTGTGCTGCCAGCACATGGAGGATTTAGGGTGGAAAGAACTGACTGTTCAGGTCTCAAAATCGGAATAGTAGACACGGGTGCTCCCACACATAGAGATATCAAGTTAAACAATCAGAGTAGGCAGGTTAGTATGGTTAATGGCGAAGAGCCATATGACCGAGATGGTCACGGCACTTCTGTATCGGGCATTTTATCTTCATCTCATGCCTCAGGTATTCCTGGTCTTTGTCATGAAGCCACTTTCTTTCACGCCAAGTGTGCAAAGTCTGACAGGTCGGGAGATATATCTGCTCTTGTCGGAGGACTTTTGTGGTGCATGGCTTCAAGGTGCGATATTGTGGTTTGCAGCCTAACATCTTCTGAAGAAGAGCATCTCGCTTCAGAAGTGATTAAAAAATTGCTTGCAAAAGAAATATTGATATTTTCTGCGGTTTCTGATACGCGTTCTTATGCCTTCCCGTCTTCGGCTTCTGGAGTTATTTCAGTCGCAGTAGGCGAAGTTAAATCCCCATCTGCTGACGGGATCAAGATAACCATGCCTAATTGGACATATGATACCATGACCGTTGGAGACAGATTTATGGATTCTATAGGCTCTAGTTTTGCCAATGCTTTTGTTGCTGGTGTTGCTGCAAATATTATTGCTGCTAGTTCCGATATGGATTCAAGAGGCATAGTCAATAAAATGATGGAAATATAAGTCATGCCATCATTTCCGGTGAGATTTATTGCACCAAGACAATCTGTTTTTTACTGTATCTGCACATCAGAAGATGGTCTAAAGCTCAATCCATCTTCAGGTATTTTTTCATCTACCATAACGCATGCTTCTGCAGTTATCTCTTTAGAATTGCTTCGTTTCCCGATGTACGGTGCTTCAATAAAGGCTGACGGAATTAAAAATGACAGGGTAAATGTTTGCATCTATGAAAGGATGGGAGTTTCGCCAGCAGTTGATGATCTGCTTTTGTCTCACGAAGAGTTGTTGTGGGATCCAATTCTTGGCGTGGCTCTTCGCGGTGATGATCCTTCGCAGGTTGCTTTGCGAGCCTTTCTATCTGAAGAGAGCAGTAGGCTTGACAACTTTTTCATGTCTGGAGCTAGGGTCGGATCTGCATCTGTGTTCTATCCTTTCAATGAAAAAGTTGTATACGCAAAGGTTTCTGCAGGAGCATCAACTGCACAGGTTAGCAGGGTGTCATTGCGTATGGTAGATGCGGCTCTCAGAACTACTCAAGAACTCAAGCGGGTTTCCTACAATCCTCCATACGGATCTTTGAGGTTTAATGAATTGAATGATGCTATGGCGGTGGCAGTAAAATCCGGAATGTATGCCTTGTGTTTTGAAGCTCCCTCTGGAGCAGTTGTTGGGTTTGGCTCTCCGATGCCGGGTGTTCAGGTTTCTCGGGCAGGTATTCCTGGCCGTATTGAAGTAACATCAACAGGCAGAACCTCGCAAGACTTGAGGAAATTCTGATGGCACTAAGTCAATCGACAGAGTCTCAAGGAACATTTACCCAAGGCACTTCAAACAGTTTGTTTCTGAGATTGACATCTCTCAATTCTCAGCCTGTCGCAGCCACCGATGTGTCTGTCACTCTGACCAGTCCGTCTGGAGAGGTTGATGTCGATGGAGATGTTGCAATCACCATATCTGATGGTTATTATGCATACATATGGTCGGTTGCATCTGATGCAGAAGTGGGTCGATGGGATTTAACCTGGTCATATGATGATGGTGTTGGAATAAACACGATTACTCAAGAGGTTGTCATAAATGAGAGGCCCGATCCAGAAAGTGTTTATTTTGGGCAGATTAGGGATCTTATAGTTGCTCTTGAATATCACATAAGACCAACCATGAACATACCTGTGTATTTTGAGCAGGGTCGTCCGTCAAAAGACAACGCCACTTTTGCGTTTTCTTTTCCGAGGTGGAATCAGTCAGCAGGCGTCAGAATCTATAGGAACAACAACATCGTAGACGATGGCTTTTCTACGAATTATTTTCGTGGTACAGTTACTTTTAACACGCCATTTACATCATATGACATTGTGAATGCCGACTACAATTTCAGATGGTTTTCCGATGATCAACTGTACAGATTTTTGGCGAATGCTCTTGGCAGGTTTAATTTTTACCCGCCTAGAAGCAATTACAGTCTTGCTTCAGTGCCATGCGAGATTGTCCCGGCTGTTCTTTACGGCGCTGCAGCAGATGCAATGAGAGAAATTATGCTGTCTTTAACTTTTCAGGAGCCGCAACTTGTTTTTGGTAGTGCTGAGCGTGCTTCAAATCTTTCGAGCAGCCTAGACACTTTGAAAAAGAATTATGAAGAGAGCGTTAAAGGCTTCTTGGATGGCAAGAAACTTGGTCCATATCCCAAGACTAGAAATATTGTCACTCCTGAATACGCTCTACCTGGCGGCAGGAGCAGATGGTTCAGATACATATTTACAGGTGGTGGTGTATGATCGTAAACAAGAAAGTTTTGCGAGAGTTGCTTGACAAGGTTGCAGGGGATGGTGATTGTTTCTTCTACGCCCTTGCTACTGAAGAGATGAAGAATTATATCATCAATGGTGATGATCCTGCAGTGAATAGGATGCCCAAAAATTTCAGAAACACTTTGCTTTCAGGGAGGGGTATTGCTCTTGAAAACGGGTTGTTGGTTAAGTTCGCTGCTGGTGAAGCAGACGCGGATACCACCCATGTGTTGAACATGTGCCATATCATGCTCAACGCTCCCATAAACATCCAAGCATGAAAAGAAAAAAAGCTAAAGACGAACCTATTTTTGAATCATATCCAGAATTTTGCAGATTGACTCGTCTGCTTAATGCAGATCAGTTGGCCTATCTACGAGAGTGTATGGGAGACGAGCAGATAAACCAGTTGAGACGATCAAGAGACGAATCTGGTTTTTGGCAGTTGGAATTGGCTAATGAATTTGACAACTTTTTGGTGCAGGTTGAGTCTTTGACAAACTTCAATCCAATAAAAATAAGACTACAGTTGCTTGAAGGGAGGCGTATCCGCCTCCCTTCGCCCGTTTGGGACGAAATCGTATCGCGTATGGAGGATGTGGACTCTTTATATGTTGCGATGCTCACGGATGGTGTTGTGTGCCGCCGTGATTCTCGTTCGTCTGATTTTGTCATCTTAACATTGGGAGGAAAAGCGACATGAGCAACAAGTCCAAGCGCAAGCAGTTGATTGAGAGCAGTCGTCCTGGGTCCCATATAGCATTCAAGCCACTTGATGAACATCAGAGGCAAGCTGTGAAAATAATTGAGGACAGCGCAGTGACCATGTTATATGGAATGGCGGGTACAGGAAAAACAACAATTGCCACTGGCATGGCTTTGCGGATGTTGAGTGAAAAACGAATAAGCAAAATTATTCTTACACGTCCTTACGTGAGCGCTGGCGAAAGACTAGGATACCTTCCTGGATCTCTTGAGCAAAAGTTCGATCCTTTTGTTGCTCCAATCAGGATGATTATGGAGAAAATTCTTGGGAAGAGCACGGCTAGCAGAATGATGGCATCTGATGAAATTCAAATACTCCCTCTTGCCTTCATGCGTGGCGTCACTTTTGAAAACACTTTCATGATCATGGACGAGGCGCAAAACAGCACTCCTGAGCAGATGCACCTTTTCCTCACTAGGCTTGGTAAATCATCTAAAGCAGTTGTCGCAGGTGACGAATTCCAGTGCGATCTAGATTGCAGGTCGTCTAGGAATGGCTTGACAGATGCTCTTAGAAGGCTCAAGAGCGTGGATGGGATTAGTCGTTTCCAATTCCCCCCAGAATCTTGCCAGCGACATGGTCTTGTTTCTAAGATAGACCTCAAATACAAGGAAAAAAACTGACATCACTGCGGCGGTGTGGGGCGGGGTTCGTTTTCTGCCCCACACCTCCGCACAAGGATAGGTCGCAACAAGTCAGAAATACTATTTATGGAAAAGTATATCATGTTTTCACAGAAATTGCAAAAAACCGCATTTGGTGCTTGCGAATCGGTGACCCAGAAGCTTAATTTGATCAAGAATCGCAACGATAAATTGTACAAATACCTGACTGAAGTGGTCGACGCCATGCAGCGGGCTTCCGATGATCATACTAAGCATGTTGATGTTCGGAGTCAGGAGTTGAATAGCCTGATTGAGGATGCTTTTGAAAGAATTCATGGTCTCGAGAATCAGGAACATGTTCTCGAAGCGGCACGAGATGTTTTAACTGACAATCTTACATGTTTAAAAGAGTTGTTGCAGACCCCCGAGGTGTCCATACAGGGTGATCGTGGTTCCCAACCTATTCGGGGCGGAGCCGCGCCCTTAAGGCACATGAGAGAGGTGCCGAATGTAAATCACGACGAGTCTCCATGTTCAACATTTCCTGAAGGACAAGATGACCTGCAAAGCATCATCGCACATCTGAATGATGTGGTATCTAAAGGCGATTTGCCAGAATTCGGCAGGCAAGCTCTTGCCAACCATCAAAGCGCTGCTCGTGCAGTATGTGTTAGGAATGGCTTGGGAACTGACTGGTTTAAAAGAAGATCAGATCCTCAATATCTTGAATATTTAAATGATATTGAAAGAGGGAGAGCAGTCATAGATGTTTCTGATTTTCATAGATCTAAGGGAAACTTTGTATATAGTTTTTTTGATGGGCATCGTGAAAAGATGCCTCGGCGTGTCCAAGATGAATTAAATCGTTCTAAAAAGAAAAATGTTCATGCAATATCTAATAAAACTATTGATCAGATGCAAGGAATATCAACTAGTTTTGATGTTGTTGGCATCACGCTTCTATGCAGGCTTGTAAATCTCCTGCAGGGTGGCGACGAAGATGTGGTTGCACATATGTTCGCATATGTGATTGACAAGCGTCGGAGTGAAATTGGAGTCAATCGATTCGAGCGGGATGAGTACGACTCTACTCTTGCAATGGGAGTAGACGCAAATGAGCAGCGAGGTCTTGACATGATCGCGGACAGGCAAGGCGGAGATAGAGATCTTGATGTCTACATTCAGAGTGAAATTCAAAATCTTGAGCGTCAGCCTCTTTCTGAATACAACGATAAAGCTATCAAAATTCTTGAAGAATTTAAAAATCAACTCGCCATCAAACTTGACACCCATATTAGCTCTTTGAAGGGCATACTTGATAGACTTTCCGTTGATACGATTGGTGCTGAACAGATGAAGGATAGGCAGGCGGCCGTAAATCCTATGAAAAATATTTTTAAGGAGTCTCTCGGAGATGCAAAGATAGCACGTGACAGGCTCATCGGAAGGTTTGATACGCTTATGAATGTTGCTAATCGTGGCTATTCAATTCCTGCACTGACCATGCTAAAGTCGCTGTTTGACAAAAAGAAGACAGCGTATGTCAACCACAATCACGGTCAAATTGTAATCACCACACAAAGTGGTGATGTTAATGGGGGCATTAAGGTTTTGAATGCCATTGTTAGGGTAAATAGGGCTGATCCTCCGAGAGATTGGATGAAATTCGCACCTGATAATTACGACAAATCTGACCTTCACAGTCTTCAGCAGAGTCGACCGAAAACTCCTTCCAAAAAAGAACAGGCTAAGCGTCGTTGCAAACAATTACTGGTGCACGAATTGGCTCCAAGAATTTCTAGTCTTCCTTTTGAGGAGAAGGTGCAGCAGATCAAAGATGCCATCAGCAGTAAAGAAATGGCTGAGTGTATGGCGCAGTTGTTGAAAGACAACACGAACAGAACCGTTGAGCGCATTCCAAAAAGTGGGCCGAATGCCTATAATTTGATATACGAAAAACTGCAGCAGGTTGTTAATGCATTCAGTATTGAGGCATGGCGAGAATCGTTGACAAATGCTGATCCTCAAGAGCAGAATAAGTTAGATAATGCTCTTGTGGAAGCATTCAATAAGGCGACTAGCAGAAACAATGATAGCCGAGATGCTGCAAGAGTGATTGCTAGCTTGGCTTTTAGCTTAAGACCGCATTTCATTAGTGATGCAGAAACTGTCGCACTGATAAATTTCATTGGGGAAGAGCCAGACAGCAAGGCTTGGCGGCTATCTGGTCTAGGCAGTGCAAATCGAGCTCGAGACCGAATGGCATTTATAGATGAAGAGTTCTTAGTCAAAGAGGCAGAATGCAATCACGAAGATGTAAGGGGTTGCATGTTAAAATTGGCAAGGAGTTTGTTCCTTGCCTAAACCAGAGGAGGTGGTCCATGAGTCTGAGGAGTTCAGGGTGGTGTGTCCTGCGTGTTTCTCTAGTACGGCGGCTCGTGGCAACGTGGAGATCAACTTCTCACAGGGCACGATTCACATGGTTTGTCCATCGTGCAAAAAGAGTTCGACGATGATTGTAGATCCATCAAAAAATTTCAAACCTTTACCGCGAACCAGATTGCAGGGCTGATGTTTTTGGTAGTAAATACAACTAGGCAGCATTTGTCGCTTGGAGACCTAAAGGTCATTTTGTCTCCAAGTCAGTCTATAGATCTTGACATTGTTGCTGACAGGAGAATTGTCGAGGCAAGTCCTTCAGTCAAGAAAGCCGTGGTCGCCGGGTATCTGAGAGTGGTGGCAAAAGATTCTAGCCGTGGGCGCCAGAATACCATAGACATGGACGTATTGAGAAAAATAGTCAGAGAAGAAAATGACGGCAAGGCCATATCTGCCATAGCAGAATCATTAGCAGAGCTAAAAAATATGTTATCTTCCATGCCTGCCCCTCAAGTTGTTCATGTTTCATCTCGGGTTGAAAAGATTGATGTTGTAGAATCAATATCTGAGCCGCAAGCCGAAAACCTTATAGCTATACATGAAAAAGTTGTTTCACGAATGGCGTCTAATCTTTCCACCAATATGGAACCTCAAAAAGGCAAATCTAAGGACGCGTCCGATATGAAGAAAAAATTAGATGAATTGGAGGGTCTTCTCTGATGAGTGCCAAGGAAAAAGCCATGCAGAATTTTGCCTCCCTAAAGCTTCGGTCGTCAGTGAATCCGAATACCCCTGTGCAAACTGCCAACAAGGCTGAATCGGTACAGGCGCAAGAGTCACACGCCCGAGCAGTGGGAGTTGATGTGGGAACTATGTTTTTTCAGACAGCAGAGCTCATTGATGACAAGATAAGCGTCTCTGCGGTCAGGAACGCATTTGTAGAAATCCCATATTCATCAGAATTGGAAGAGATCTTGACTAGAAATGGCTGGAGATATGTAAACGACGGAATGCAGTATTTTGTCGTTGGAGATGACTCCATGCAGGTTGCCAAGTTATTTCCTGGTTCGGTGGAGATTCGTCGTCCTCTTCAAGATGGAGTGCTCAATAGAGATGAACCAAAGAAGAGTTTGGTTCTTTCTGGCATTATAGAATCTTCTCTTGGTAAGGCCCCTGACGAAAATTCCGTTGTTTGCACATGCGTGTCGAGTCCGTGCGCTGACGGTGGGCAGGACAGTACTTTCCATGCAGCTCGCCTCAAGGCCATGTTTACCCGCCTTGGCTGGAATGTAAAGGTCATAGAAGAAGGTCTTGCTGTCATCCTCAGCGAGAGGCCGTCTGTTGTTCTTGATGACGGTACAGAAGTGCCGTTCAGTGGAATAGGAATGTCATTTGGTGCTGGTAGGGCAAACTGCGTTTTGGCATACAAGGGCATGCAGGTTCTTGGTATGTCTGTCAGCAGGAGCGGAGATTGGGTAGATAAACAGGTTTCAGAGCAGACTGCAGTACCTATGTCTCAGGTGATTGACTTCAAAGAGCGAGTTCTTGATTTTAAAAATATAGACGAAGACAATGACACAGCTTTTGCCCTTGACGCATATTACGATGCTATGCTCCGTCATGTCGTGGGTTTGTTTGCTAAGAAGTTTACAGAAGTTAAGAGTCAGTTTGATAAGCCTCTTGATGTGGTGATCGCCGGAGGCACTTCTATGCCAAACGGTTTCGATAAGAAATTGGAAAGAATCATGTCTTCAATAAATTTGCCGTTCAAAATTGGCGATGTTCGCAAGGCTGCAGACCCGCGAAACGCGGTTTGCTCTGGGCTTTTAACATCTGCTCAGATTGTGAAGAATAGACTTGTCAAGGGAATTATAACTAGGGATCAGGTCTGATGGGATATGCAACGCGAGACCTTTGCAAGCGTGTTTTTGCCCAGTCTTTTACGACTGCAACAGATCCAACGCTCACTCAGAAAGGCGATCTCGTCAACTTTGGTAACATGCTCAAGGGGAATGTGATAACCGACGAGATTCTTGATCAGCACATTGTTCTCGCCGACCAGTACATAAACTCTATTTTGAGCTCCATGTACAGCACTCCACTGAGAGAGATAAGTGATGTGGAATTTGAACTTGTGGTAGACATTGATCCCTACAACACAGATGTTGTCATCATGAGTCCAAATGCAAATGTATTCGTTCCTGGTGATGTGATTGTGTTGACAAATGGATTTATTAATGAGAGAAGAACAGTCGCTGATGTTGCGAACGGAACAAACCTCATCGTCAATGAACCTTTCTTGGTGGATTTTTCAGCCGCAGAATCACGATTGCTGCGCGTGAAATTCCCCGATCCTGTCCCGGGGACATCAGCACGTCTCTGTGTCGCCAGTCTATTTGACAGGTACTTCTCTTACATGAGCGCGACTGGAAACAGCGAATATGGCAAAGGGTTGAGAAATCAGGCACGCATCATGTTGAGCAATATATTGAATGGGAGAACTGTTCTTCATGGTCAGAATAGAATCTCAAGCAGATTTGCCAACCCCACGCTTCTGAGTAGATATGCACTACCCAATACTGATCAGGATTCGACTAGAGACATTCCTGAGATGTGATCATGGCAGAAATGAGAGATATTGTCAGCTCGGCTCTAGCGCAGATCAATGCCATAAAAGATGGGTCTGCCGAGTCTTCTAGTGCTCCATCTCGCATATATGCTAGCACAAGAATATTTTCCTCTAGAGAAGAGGCAACTCAAGACGCTGCAGTAAGAAGCGCTTCGCCCGAAGATGCTGCCAAGATGGACAAGATAAATGCGATTGTGGAAGATATGCTTGATAGGGTTGTTGAAAAAATAATGAAATACCCACTTTGATGTATAAGGTTCTCACTAGTCTCCGACAGATTATACACAGATGGGTTAACTTTCAATCTCCCATAACGGAGCCCATAGCTGTTGGTGACAATGTTTTGACGCTGAGAACTTCTCATCGCTTCAAGGTTGGCGATGATGTGCTGATCACCGATGGTGAAGAATTTGAATATCCTCATATTGTTGTTGAGATTCCTGATGATACGCATGTAGTTCTTCAAGATGGTGTCAGATTTTCTGATTGGAATGTTGGGAGCTGCAATTTGCGCAAGGCTGTGAAGGGGCAATTTATTCAGGGTATATATCTTGGGGATCCAAACACTATCATAAAATACCCTGCAATAACGATAAATGGCAAGAGCAAGAACTCTGAATGGATTGGTTTGGAGGTAAGCAACGAAACATACGAGGTTGACATCGTCTGCTATGTTGCGGATGCCGCCCAAGAGGAGGGCTATGAGTATCTTTTACATCTTACCAACATTATAGAAACAGGTCTAAAGAAAAATCCTGTTGCTATTGCTGGCGATAAGGGATATGTGTCAATCATAGCTGATATTGAGCAGGGTGATGTTTTTGTGAGGCTTGCAGATACAGACGGCATTACTGCAGGTCAGTTCATTTTGTTGGACAGTGTATTCATATCTGAAGATTGCCATGTGGCTGAGATCGTCGACGGTCAGGTGATCAGGCTGTCTGAGCCTGCAAAAAACGAGTATCTTGTAGTAAATGACCCCAAGGCCATACTTGTTGAAAGATTTTTGTACAAATGTTGGCCAAGAAATATTGAGTATGGATTCGTCCATAAGGACACATTGCTGAAGGCTGCTAAAATAAGTTGGAGTGCAACCGAAGCCCAGATGCACCCTCCATACGGATTTGGCGATTCTTGGAGGCAGCCTCCGTGATGATTGTTGCCGTGACAGGTTGCAGCCCTCATCTGTTGACCGCCAACTCAAGAATTGGCGATGTCATATGGCGACATGTTCAAAAATCTTTTCCCGAACATGTTGGGGTGTTTTTTGATCTATCTGCTGATTTAGACATCCCAAGGTGCTTGCCGTTGCCAAGAGGGGTTGCGGCAGCGGTCAACTTTGGCGCATTTTGCGAATCAGCGAAACCAGATCTGGTGATATCTTTTGGGGATGACGCAGATGCCGCCCATGTCGCAGCCTGTAGGGTGGTCGGGATTGGCGATTTTGGATGGTTGCACATATTGAACGACTGCGAAAGACATGTTGACAGACCCTACGATTCATGTCCTCTAGCTGATGCGGTCATAGCCTGCAGCAGGATGGCAGCAAACCAAGCTACCAGATCTGGTGCAAAAAATGTTCAAGTTTCTATACCGTCAACCGCCATGCTTTCGCAGGATGTGCACGGGATCAAGAGGGGGAAGTATTTTTTTGCACCCATGAGAAACTTTGAGTCTAATAATTTTTCATACCTTCTGTCGGAATGGGAGAAGTCTGGTCTGTCTAGCGGTGGATGGGAGCTTGTGATCGGAACAAATGGGGCTGATCCTGGAGATTTTGACCTTGGTCGTGGGAGACTACCAGCAGGCTCTAGGCAGGCTTGGGCGGCCTCTTCTGTGGAGTACGGGGTGGACGACCTCCTGTACGCGCAGACGCTTGCTGGCGCTTGGGCGGCGATTTTCCCTGTCCTATGCCCGTCTTCTGCGGTTTCTGTGGTTGAAGCCGCCAAATTTGGGGTTGATTCGGTGGTGACCGACTGCCCAGTCTTCCGGGCCCTTGGATGCAGCCATCTCCTTCCATCTGTCCCGTTCATGTCTGCGCCAGGCAAGTTGCTGCATATACCGATTCCAGGGGCTCTTTCAGAGACATTGGTGGCCTTATCGTCCCTATCAGAACCCTCGCGACCTTGCGATCTTTCGGCTATTCCCAACCATCTTGATATTTTTATCAAATTGCTGCCATTAATCTCAAGAAGGGAAGCAGGGAAACTTGATGTAGAAAGTGTAACATCATTATGAACCATCGGAGGAGCAAATGGCAGTAATTTCAGCAGCAGAATACAAGAATCTTTCGGATTATATTGCAGAGTGTAAGGCGACCTTGTTGCTGGCTAAGGATTCTGTGTATAGCGCTGTGTACGAAATTGCGCTATTTGACACGGTCCAGCCTTCAATTGACCTCTTGTCACCTTTTTTCAGCAGTTATGAAGCAGTGACCGCGAACACACAGGCAACCACGACCCTGAATTCTGCCGTGGCAGCCCTAAACAACCATGTGTTGCGCAGGACAAATGCTTCTCTTGACAGTTTCTTGCAGGCAGGCGACATTCAAGTTGACCCAGTTTTTGCGGAGTTGAGTTCAAATTTAGGCTTCACCATCAGTGCAGACAACATTGAATCCTGATGAGTCTGTTCTCACGATCATCGACGAGATGAGGTAAAATAATGCCATCATTTGAGGAACCTATTAGTAACCAAAATTTTCCCGTGCGTGCTGGATTCCCTGGCGTGGTGGCCATCAACGGGAGTATCCTGCGTGTAACGACTTGCAACATCAAGGGTGAACAGTCAATTGAACCAGTTGAGGATATCGACGGCAGCATTGACATGACCAGATACAAGATGGGCAATTTTAAGGCATCAGGCCAAGTAAAGTTCACCCTAGATAAGGCACAGGATGGCGGAAACCTCGACACCTTCGCGGAGTTGTGGACTGCTGCAGGCAGGAGAACGGCAGATGGCAAATTCGCGAAAACTGTTGATGTGGTGGTTCATTACCACTCTGGTTTCACATTTGTATACGAAGACATGGTCGTTGACAAAATAACACTGGATATATCTGCCAATGGTACCTTGGATTGCACTGCTGAATTCCGAGGCAGGGGTCGTCGGGCAGCAACAGCAGCGGATGCTCTTCCCAACTTAACAACTGCAGATGCGGAATCTCCTCTCCGTGTTATCTCTTACAACGATGTAACCATCGGCATGGAGAACATGAACAATGGTGGTGTCAATCAAAATGAGTTCAAATTAATTAAGCAATTCAATGTAACAATTGACAACCAGTCGGAAGAGGTGTATGTCATCGCGGGGCAGTTGGCTCCATACGACATCCTGCCAAAGAAGCGTAAGATAACTGGTAGTATAACATTTTTTGGTCGCCCATCAACCTTGGCCGATCAGGCAAAAAATCGGGAAGATGATCCGGGCGAAAATATCCCGCATGTCAATCTTATGTTGCAGGCCAAAATCGGACCAACCCCGACAACTCTTGTGAAGTTCTTCGGCTGCGTCTTCCAGTTGGACAGCACAGAACTCACCAACGGAATCATCGAGACACCCATGGCATTTGTTTCTTTAGGTACCGACGCCGGCAGGTATCTTGCGATATCTGATTATGGTGGTGAACCGTGGAGTATGGGAGATCAGCCACACCCATTCCCTCTATAATCATCCGATAAAATAGGTTCATGACTGGACCCTTTGGCGCAGAATTCACCACATGTACTGGTTTTGTCCGCAGTGAAAAGCAGGGCAGGCGGTGGTCGCTTGTCGGCTCTTGGAACGGACAGGCTCCAGGAGCGCTTGTGCACATGTATGTGACTTGTAAATGGAAAACCGTAACTTGGGGTCAGCGTGCTCAGGTTGTTTCGGGCGCCAGGCGCTTCGATCCAATACAGGGGGACTATGTTATTGACCCTATGGCTTACAGGTCTCTCATGGCACAGACTGGCTTGGTTTGTGGCTCTTGGCACGAAGGGGAAAAGTCAGGGTCATTTGACAATGGCGACATTACAAAGATGGATTCTGATGTATTCGATTCCTTGGTGTCTGCATACGAAAAATTAATGTTTACAGATGAGGACCCCGACCCGGGAAAACCATAGAGGCGGTCGGTCACCTGTGGCGGGACGAAGACATCCCGCTCGTGACTGATCGCCTGAGAGAATACATAATGGCCCACCACTACGGATGGACAATAGAAGACATAAGAAATCTGAGGGTTTCAGATTTTTATGCCTTTTCCAACATGGCAATGTTGGGGTCAAGATTAAAAAATGCCGATATAGTAAAAGTGTTCAGTATGATGATGGGAGCAAGGATCTAACATGTCGATATTCATCTCAAAATCGGACGAGTTCAAGATTGATTTCTGGGTTGGTTTCCAGGCAGGTAAAGCAGTGTTCTTCAAAACCAAGGAAGAGGCATTGGCAGCCTTGGGCGAAGGTAATTTTCAGCAGCACCACGTCATGTGTCGACCAATTTCATACGCCGCTTCTCTGAAGATTCAGGAGTCCTCTATGAGAAACGATGGATCAAGGCTTGTTTTTGATCCCATCACATTCCGATCGGCTAGGTTCAAAAAGATGATGATAGGCTGGTCGTTCACAGACTCAGAGGGTAACGCAATACCCTGCAACGAGGAAAAGATAGGCAGCCTTTCCGAAGACGCCGCCATATTCCTCACCTCTCTCGTCTCGGAGAGGTGAGTATGCATTGTGTTAGAAAATAGACAGAGAGGCGGACTCTGTCTTGACTGATATTGCAGGCAAAATCGAAGCAATTTCTGGCACTTTAGCCAACATGGGCGTGGCAGCAAATAATGCCATTCAAAGCATGGGGGGTCTCGGGCTTTCCATGTCTAATTTATTGGAGTTCGGCAACAAGATAAATGTTAGCCTTGTGGGAGCTGAGCGCACTCTTGCACTGTATGGTAAAACTGCCGACGGAATTGCCGCGAGTACTGCCAATCTTTCTCGTCAATTCTCTCTTCCATACGAAGACCTGTTGAAGATACAGCAGGATCTTGCCATGAATATGCCTGTGGCAATCACTGGGCAGGAAAAGATAGCTGCTGTGGTGCAGTTTGCTGGTGATCGCTTTGGCATGACTTCAGAGGCGATTAAGGCATATATGACTAGGCTTGAGGATTTTAGTCAGAAAACGCGCTTAGCATACGAAGATCAGTTGTTGATGATTGATGCTGCTGACAAGCTTAAGGCTGCTCAACGTGCTGGTGCTGCCGATGTTGACAAACTTAGTGATTCGCTCATGAGGCAAGGTCAAATCACAAAAGCAAATGCCGAAATGATGTATGCGATGAATGAGATCAACAGAGATCAACTTGCCAGCATAATGAGAACCACTGAAGGATTGAGCGAGCAGGCCAAGAAGCGTCTTGGTCTTGCGGAAACTGCGACAATGGCTAGTAATGTTCTTGCAAATGAGAGCAAGATCATGTATTCTATGATAGGGAATATTCCTGCTGTTCAAGAGTTTGTAAAGGGTCTTACCCTAGCCCCTGGTGCGGCCACTGCTGAAATGATGAAAAAGATGACGTCTGGAGGGTATAAGGGTGTTTCAGACTTGGACGTCGACACCGAAGGTGCATCCGCATTGAAGAAAGAATTGAGCGCTGATACGATTGCTTCTTTTGAACAATTGTTTGCCAAGGGTATGGATCTATCTCAGGCTAAGTCTGAAATGATGAAGGCTGCATCGGAAGGCGGGGAAGATGCTAAGGCTATGTTGGAATACATGCTTGATCAAAAAGATGTGACTGATGCCCTCGATAAAATGGAAAGGGGCAGAATAAATACTAAACTAGCTCAACAAAAAATGGAGAATGCAATTAACAAGGCGATGAAAGCTGGCGTTACAGCCGAATTGGCTAGCATGGTTACTGGTTCATTACGGCTTCAGACCCTGGATCGTCTGAGGCTTGCGCAGGAGCAACTTACGGACCAAGCAAAGGTGCACGGCGATGTTGTGACGGCTATCAACGAAGCGTACACCATACAGGCAGAGATGCTCGGAAAAATTAGTGGAATAGGTGGATACATAGGAGATCAGTCCGCTAATGATTCTGAGTACTCCTCGCAAATGAAAGAAAGCATGGAAAGGCAGGTGAAGGCAAAGGCGGCGATCGCTGAAATAGAAGCAACCAGACTAGGATTTATTCAGAGAGGGCAAATTGCCCTCCAGAATCCTGAAGATCGAATGAATGCCGCACAAGAACTTCAGTACGGGTTTAAAGAAACGGTCAAGCAAGCCCAAGAGCTGATTGACGCTGAGCAAGACCCGAAAAAAAAGGAAGCAGCACAGCAAGAGTTAAAAAAGGCAATACTTGACGCCGAAGCGGTTGTAGAGGCCGTCAAAAAAGGTAATGCTGATCAGGTTTTGACAATGCTTGAGAAGCAGCGTCAAAAGGCAATAAGCGCATCTAATGATGTCACCAAGACTATTAGAGACAATAACAAAACAATCTTGGATGCTAGCGTTGCTAGGTTTAATAAAGAATCCGAATACAGGAAGTCAGAAGTTTCTCAGATTGAGGCTCAACTATCCCTGATGGACAGTGTGGCGAGTGGAATTGGGGCCAGTGCTGAGATGCGCGCCGCTGCCGTTCAGACGATTGGTGAGCAGATATCAACTACTGAAAATGAAATGGCAGCACTCACTAAAACCCAGCAAGATTTTCTCAACAAAGCCGCAGAGGCCGAGCAGAAGCTTGTCAAGGCTCAAGCCGATGGTAAATCGGGAGAAATAGAAGCTGCAAATAGGGAGATTATGGCATTCAAGGAAGCAGCTGCTGATGCTCAAAAGAAGCTTAACGAAGCTGACACCACGCGTCTCGGTCTGATCAAGCAGCAACTTGAGATGACAAAGCAGATCAGGGAGGGCTATCTCGATGCCCTGAGCTCCATGATGGAAGGAGCTGGAGTATTTGCGGAAATCGTTGTTGACCAAGAGAAAAACCTAGGGACTCTTCTCAGGACTGCAAAAGACATGCCCACCAGTTTGCGAACAGGCGCAGCCGACGGACGGGGGGCAGAGATGTCCACATTTGGAGTTGGTGGGATACAGGCTGGCGAGTGGTCTAGGGACATGGCTAGTTACACCAACGAGTTGGTTAGCAGTCAAATGCCTGAAATCACTGATTATCTCAAACAGATAGCTGGCAGGGCAACTGGCGATGTTGCAAGCCTAAATGCAGACAGAATGGGAGCCGCTATGGATCAGACTGCAGCAGCGGGGGGTGCTGCAGGGTCTGTGGTGGGCACGCCTTCTGCGGCAACTCCTGCTGCTGCAGCGACATCGTCTACGGCTGGTGCATCTGCATCGACTGGTCAACTTCGTCTTGATAATAGTGCAGAAGCTGCAACAGCAGCAGGCATAGTTTCTGACTCGATTGTTGACAGCATATCTAGCCAAGTTGCCGCCATAGCTAAGGAACAGATAGCTATCACTGATTATCTCAAACAGTTGGTTCCAGCCATTTTGACAATTGACAGAAGACAGGCGCGGGAACATCACATTTGGCTTGACAGGGACACTGAAATGTCTACTGACGGTGTTGCAAGCATAGAATACAGAATGGATCAGACTGCAATCGCAGCCGCTGCAGCGGGGGGTGCTGCAGGGTCTGTGGTGGGCACGCCTCCTGCGGCAACTCCTGCTGCTGCAGCGACATCGTCTACGGCTGGTGCATCTGCATCGACTGGTCAACTTCGTCTTGATGATAGTGTTTTTGGCAGCATATCTAGCCAAGTTGCCGCCATGGCTAAGGACCAGGTGGTTCCAGCCATAATTGACGGATTTGCCATGGCCATTAGGACCTTGGCAAGGGCATAGTTGACATGAAGGCTGCGGTGGGTGCATGAGTACTGGCGGCTTGCCTAATGGCATACTCGCTCTTGACAACTCTCAAGTTTTGGCCAAGGGCAGCATCCCCACGGTGGTCACGCGTCCGCTTAGACCTTCAGAGATGCCTGCATTTTCGCCATCGATTGAAATTTCTTCAGAGGCATCTAAAAAAGTGGTATCTTCATCTGGAGCAGAGCGTACATTCGATGGTTTTAAAATCAAATTGCAGACGAGTGTAGAAGATCTCACGGATGCCATGATCTCTGGCGGAACTGAATCTCGTGTTATAAAAATTTATTTAGAATATGGATGGTATTATAATAGAAATGGAGTTCTAGATCTTCTTCAGGGCACTTTGCGCAGAGTTGGTCTTTCAGTGAAAATTATGAGTGAAGCACCGACAGAGGAAGAAGAAGGCTCACAATTTTCAACTAGCAAAGCAGTGCAAAGAGGGAGTACTGTAGTTTTTTATATTATTCCAGAATATGGTGGGCCGTCTGATGATTTGACGATTAATTCTCTATTTGGTCCTGCATATGATGTCCCATATTTTGTTGGTGCCCGTATCAGAATGCTTCCATCAAGTTCGATAAGTATAGAAATACAGTCGTTCGTAAAATTGACTTTACAGAGTCTTAGTTTGTTAGATTCACTTCAGTCAATCGGGTCAAATGTGCTATCCGCTCTTTCTGCTTTAGATTCCGCAAGCTCTCAACAAAACACGGCAATGAAATTACTTTCGTATAAATACGGATATTTTATACACGATGGCAAAACTGAGGTTAATAGAAAAGTTGGCATAAATACTATTTTTGATTTTGCTTCACTAGAAAGTGATATAAGTCGTGGTAACGCAATACGCAGGGGAGAAGAAGAATTTGCTGATGGAAGTGCCAACTGGCCCATTTTCCCGCAAGGACAAGGAAGGGCACTCATAATCAAAGTTCCAGATGGCTATGCTTCTGTGCTGTGTGTAACATGGAAACCGGTAAACTTTGGAGCTTCAATTCAATACCTTGGCAAGGGCATAGTTGATGGTGTTAATGCTGAAGACCCGAGAAACGGAGTTCCTTCTTCAGTAGTTGAAGAAGCGATACCTCTAAATTTTGCTTATATATCCGGAGCAAAATTAAAAAAATATATCATGGCTGGTGGTAATGCGCAGACTCCAGGTATCTCAATGACGGGAACCAGTTTTGATTCTGGTCATACACCTGTTTTTTCAGTAAATGAGGATGTAGATCCAACCAAGCGTTATCTTGTTGTTTTCTTCCCTGCAATAACAGCATCTATGAGTTCAACTGGTGGCGGAGATGAAAACACACCGACTAGAACATTCATATCAACTGATAAGTACTATAACTCAATATATATCACCTATCAAGCTGCGGAAAAAGTTCTTGCAAGAAGGATTAATTTGGACAGATCAATGATACTGCAATTACCTGGGGCTCTATTGATAGGTTCTACGAAAAGTGGAGTATATCATTTCTCTCCATGTAAAACAATTGTTCGCGAAGCGGAAGCATTTGGAGAATTGTGCTCATGGAGATCTTTACAAGGAGATTTTACTTCCAATTATTATGGCAGGCTGCCTAGTTTATCTAGCGCCGGAGTTGAATTGAGGTCTTTTTCTTATCTTGCTTATCTTAAGTGTGTTGAAATTGGATCAAGTTCATATGAATCTTATATTTCATCAGATGAAAAATTTAAAGAGATTTGCGACAGGGTGAGACAATCGATAAATATTGGCATAGGTCGTCCTAACTTTGGAAATCCGCTTGACCCCCCCGGTGGTTCAACTGATTCAGCAGACCTTAACATTGACATTGTGGGATCTCCAATATCTGTTGAATTGCCGCGTATATCACGGATATATACAAGACTACCAACACTAAGAAAATTTAATTTTCCAAAAGGCTTTTTTTTTGGAGATAAGACTGGTATATATATTATGTCTCCGTGGGATGAGCCATTTAAACTTTTTTCCCCAGGCTCTTTGAATACTGATTGGTACAGTAAAAATCTTGCAAACATAAGTGAATTTGTGATTGATGAAATGTATTTAGGAGACATGTATTTTGACATATCTGAAGCATGCAACAGTTGTCTTCCAGACGACCTCAAGATACCGTACCACAAAGATCTTGCGCTAGCAATACAGAAGTCATCAAAATACGAATCAAATGGCATAAGGGGCGGCATTGGCATACCTAGGCTTGATTTTTTTGAGCCATACTCTAGCACGCAGATAAGAGTTGGTGGGACGATTCCTTCATATGGAGATGCGGACTTTCCAGATTTGTCGCTAGCAGAGTTTGACACTCGGATAATCTTAACAATGCCAAACGTGAATCAGGGAAGTGCTGCTATTGATATAACAACTGGTAATGCATCAATAAATTTTCTCAGATCTGCTGGAAGTATTAAAAACATTAATCTTTCTAGGACTAGTAGGATAACCATAGAGAATCTAAACAGCCAACAAGAGACAAATGGTGCGGTTTTTGTATTTACAACGGGAACATTATTTGAAGGCATGCGTTCTGCGATGAATTATAATAACAGTTTCGGTGTTTTGACCGTTAGGGATGATCAGAACTTTGCGCTTATGCCCATCAACTCGATACAAACTCAAAAGATTACTTCGGCATGTTCATTTATCAATGAGCGTATTGATGATGAATCTGTCATATGGCGAGATAAAAAAATCACTGACCTTGCCAACCCAATAAGATCGAAAGCCGCTTTCGGTTTTCCTTTTGACATGGTGCCAGTCGTTTATCCAGGCTTCAAGGCAGTTGTCAATGAAGCCGATGCATTCCGTGAGCAGCCGAGTAATTTGCCAAATTTTGTTGAAAATGATTATAATATATTATTTTCAGTCAGTGGCGATGGAGCATCAGCATCAATTCCGTCCAACCCAAATTATTATATAGCCGGGATTGATATTTATTTAAAAAATCAATCTAAAGAACAATTGAAGAAAATGTTCATTTCTGCATGCATAGATGGTTCATTTTTGTCAGATTCGGTTTCTTTCTATCCGCCAAGCGGCAGCAAGATGATGCTTTGGTATAAGGTTGACGATTTAGGTACAGTAAAAATACGTGGTCCGCATTACGGATCATCTATGAATTTAATCATATCTTCTTCGTCTCCCATTTCTGGATCAATTACTGCAAATGTAAAGGTGAGATGGATAGAAAAGTCTAAGGCCGACATTTGGTATCCCGAAATGACGAGTGCATCCCCATTCATAGACTCATATGGCTGTTATGGTATGTATTTCGCATCGCAGAATGAAGATATGGGATTGAGTTGCTATATGTCTTGTGATGGCGATTTGCGTTGGAATCTAATGACGCATGTGATGCAGGGCTTTAGTGGCGAATCATTCAGCGACATTGTAGTAAAATCAGATCATAATTTATCCTGCACATACTGTATGTTTAAAAAAGACGGCATGCTACTGTGTAAGAGAATAGATGACTCTGATATGAGTACTGATTTATGCCGATTGCCGAAGTCGATGCCTAAAGAAAAGTTTAGGGTTGGATATGCAGACGGCTTAGATGTTTACTCAATTTCAGAAGAGCCATACAAGACTAATGGATTTTCTCAGAATCAAAATAATGTTAATATAAATCTTGGAATGATGAAAGTTAGACTAGCACCTTGCCATGTGGTTTATGCTGATTTTGCAGAAAACCCGGCATACAAGGAAGAGGCAGCCAATTTTAGAATCTTGACAAGCAGGAAATTCACAAGTTCTTCTGGCATTTCGTCGAGCGAATTGTCCAAAAAAACTTTCTATCCAAGAATATCCACATCGTTCGTAGAAAACCCCAAACTTTGTGTTGGCACATCGGGTAGATTTGATTTTGATCCAATGGGACCATACGCGTTTGAGGTTATGCCCAACGGAAGTCTTTTCTGCATGATGACACATGAGGGTTCTGCATATGCATTCGTAAGTTCTGATTGTGGAAAAACATGGAATCCGGCCTTCAGAGACTATTCATTTCCAATCAGGCCAATAAAGTATAAAATCTCTGACGCAGATAGCATTTACAATTTTGAGAATGTTTCTGCGAGTTTGGGAGATACACTCCCCTTAGACAATCTGACGATGTGCGTGGACAAATTTGGAGAATTTGTTTTGATAGCATACAATATCGAAGGATGTATTTTTGGTCAACGTGTTCCTTGTGTTTCCATAATGAACAGGTCTGCTGAGGCATCAAAAATATTCACAACTGCTTGGCTTTCCGCAGAAGACCATAGATTCATGAGACCATTTTACATTTTAGGGCCTTTGCCATCTGAAATATCAGAAGAACTTCTCACGGAGAGGTCGTTTGTAAGATTGGACAAAACATATTTGGGAGATCCAAGTAAACTTGAACAGAATTTAGGTGTTGACCTTGGTGGATCTATGCCAACAATCGTTCCCCTTCAAAATGGTATATTTAGACTATACTATTCTGCTAAAGAATCTGTGCGTGCTGGATTCCTAATTGGAGATAGGTTTATCCTCGATGCCCAACTTTCGCAGTAATCTTGGCGAAGACACAACTCTAAAAAGCGCTACATTTGCTGATGGCGCGCATGGTAGTGGCCATGGCTCTATAGGGGTCTTGGGTACTGTCAAAATGCAGGTGGTGCTATTTGAGGCTGGCAGATGTCCATTTTCAAAGCGCGTCAGGCAAGTACACGAATTTTTATTTACAAAAAACAACCTTCAGTTCTTAAACGCTAGCAAGAAAGATGATGTTGAAGCTATAGATGTGGGTTCGTCTGTCGGCATTACATTGAAAAGAGCTCAATATGGTCGCTTGCCAACTTGTTTTGCTGAGAAGGTGTTTGTTTCTCGATCGGGTGCATCACTTTTTGATACAGCCACTTCTGAAGTGGTTTCTAATAGCCCACTAGAGTTTACTTCAAATTCGAATCAAACATCTCTTGGTATAGATGTCGAGGGCATTGATGAAATAGCAGATAGTGTAAGATCAGAAAATGAGAGTTTTTTCATACATCAATTGTTTAGACATGTTCCTGGGTTATTCACTGATCTTATTGATAGGGACAAGATAAAAGGACTAGTCAATTCATCTGGTCAGCAAAGAGAAAACGCAAAATCTCCCTTGGAAGACTTGGTGCCTGTGAGCAGAACGAGAAATATATCTGAGCCCAAAAAAAAGGGTCAAAAACGCATGCCCGGTCAAGAGGTTACTGTCAGTGCAGATCAGCAATTTGGTTCTGAATTGCCATATGTCCAACTTACGACAAGTTTTGTAGGTAATTTATTTGAGAAACTAGGCGAAGAGATATCAGATTCTCAACTTTTTAATGGCGGTCGTGCGCAGACAATTGGAGAGCCCATAGGAACTACAGTGCCTAGAAAAAATTCATATAAAAATTTGAACCCTGGCATGCATGTGAGTTATGAAAAGGTCACTGATCTTTTCGCTGGTCTAGATTTTTCTTTCAGGTTTCACAACACGACTGGGCAATTTCCGAAGGTCAACTTGGACAAGGTAAATTCTCAAGCTCCTGAAGATGGCAGAAAGGTGGCTACAGCCGCTTTTTTAATGAGAGATGATTATTGCTACCTTGATCCTCTTTATATAGACTCTGATGACACAGATGGGAATATCGTATATAGCGCATCTTCGTCTCCTAGTGTTGTTCCAGACAACACAATATCTGATGCTGCTAGAGTTGAGAAAAATTTCGGAGTGGCTCGTCCTGTCTGCAGGACTGCTGTGGAAAATGGAGAGAATACTACTCCGGGTTTCGTTATACCGTCTGATGCAGAAAAAAACTATCTTGCTGAACAGCCGTACATTATTATTGAAGTAGACGGTGGCGAAGAAAACAGATTTTTTATATGCATAACTAATGAATCAGACGTTTCTGTATATGAGGTGACTAGAGATCCTGAATGGGTTTCTGCTCTGACTGGAAACAGCGCTCAGCAAACTACGGTTTTACGTGGAGATAGAAATCATTCTCGATTGCTTGCAACTATGAAAAAAAGCGGTGCGTCTATTCTCAAAATGGATGCATTCGAAATAAGTGTGCAGCATTATTTTGGTCGTTTACAGATATCAATCGATGGCAGTGAGCCTCTAGTAATAGAAAGAAACAGATGGCCAGAAAGCATACGAGAAATGGCAAGAAAGCAAATGTTAACAGAGAGTCAGCTTCAAGCTCTAGATTCAGAAAACAAGTCTGGAAACAATCAGTATTTTTCTCCCATCAAGTTGTCTGGCAAGATTAGGGTTCATATGGGAAATTACCGTGGTGCATTCAACTTTAGCCCACTGCAGTATGTACCTTCTGTAAGCGTGACTACCCAGTTTCCCGTAACTGTTCTTGACATAGCCATCCCGCCACGTGAAAAGCCTAGCGCGCAGTCATCGTCAGTTGCATTGTTAAATCCGCAATATGACAAGCTGGCTTTGAGCATCCTGCTTAGGGCAAAGGGTTCTCGAGACGCCACAAAGAACGCTGAAGATATTGAGAATGGTACTGCTGTGGGATTCTCTGGAGAGGAGCCCGCTTATTGGTTTCAGTCCTGTTTAGAAATCGAAGAGATTATAGGTGGTAATTCCCAAAAGTTTTCTTCTGACAAGTTTTCTTTAGATGTTCGCAAGACCATTTCCGGAGACACCTATGGAGCAGCATCCTCTGACGCATCTTCATACGCAGGCTTTAAGGTTGATAGACCTTCAGTCATAAAAGCTAGCTATAAAGATTCTGCAAACCCAAATAATCCAAGTTCAATAAACATCACGCCGTCAATAACATTAAATGCTGGATCTTTGGCATTGTTAGGTGGCTCCGAGCCATATATTTTAGAAAACTGTTTCAGACCATTGTGTACAAGTTTTACTGTATTCATTAAAGAAGATGAATCAGACAGGTGGATTTCAGAGCCTGTTGATATAACAAATCATGTTATCGATTTTCAAGAGAATTGGACACGAAATGAACGATATCGCATTAACCACCAAGGAACCATGAAGCTGTATCTTACAAAGGGTGAGGCTCAGGGCAACTTCGAAACAATAAAGCCAGTTTCTGTCACTGGTGAGCAGTATCCTGTTGATAGTAGCGTTGGAGGACAGGACACAAACAGCAGCCAAGCAGACAAGAGTGATTACTTGGCTTCTTTGCAAGATCGCTATTTCTACATCACTGTTTATGCGTGGCGTGAAGGGGCGGGGTATTTTGATGGATCAATGTACACCACTCTTGCATCTAGTGCAGGTAAAAAGTCAAGAAGAGCCATGTTTACAGGTATATGTAATGATGTAAGTTTTCAGACTGAGGCAACCAAGATTATAATGACCTGTAATTTGCGAGATTACTTCATGGTTCTTGAGCACATGCGGTGGTTGAATGCTCCATACTATGATGCTATGCGAGATTACAACGCAGTTCTTGATGTAATATGCCAAGCGGGATTTAAACTTGGTGGAGGTAATTCTTCATCTGAAAACGGTAACGATAGCGCAAGTGGTGGCTCACGCGCTGGGTCTAGTGCATCTCTAACAGACCCAGGAAGGCTAATAAAAGAGTTGGCATCCATCAAGCCACAAAGTGATTATTTGGTTGTGCAGTTTGGAGATGAGCAAATAATATGGAACGATAATGTCCTTCCAGGTAAATATGCAACTCTCAATTCTCCGATGTTTAAACCCAAGGTGTCAGACGCCTATATAGGTATATTAGAAACTTGGGCAAAAATGATGGGAAAAACAATGTTTTTTGATGCCAACGGCGTATTTCACTTTGACATACCTGTTGATGAGGCTGAGATGCAGCAGATTGACAGATCTACTCAACAAACTCAGGGGTTTCCACAGTTGAAGCCAGTTGACTACTTTAGTTGGTCTCCTCGTGACTCAAGGTTGAGATTGGGAGCATCGGGGGGCTCGGGTTCCCCTGCTCAAGCGTCTGCAGAGACTCCGTCAGATATTTCTGGAGCAAGCGGTGAATCGACCGCAAATGCTAATTCTCCGATTGCCGGATCTAATTATAAATGGTGGAATGTTGTCAGTGGGGGCAGTTATTCTTTCAAGCGCATGACCAAGGATGTTGTTAATGAAATACGCTTGATATCTTCTACTCCCAATATGTCTAAGATGATTGCTGGTCATCTAAATAAAAGTTCTATAGTTGATCCAGCTAGTCCAAGCTTCATAGGTTATAAAAAGATGTTCTTCCAAGCTCAAGCTGTTTTTGGTTCCAAAGATACCCTGGAAGGACAGTTATCAAGATATTCAAAGATGTTTAATGCTCCAGTAGAGATTACATTTACTGTTCCAGGAAGGACTGGGCTGCGTCCTATGCAGATAATCGAATTCAATGGGTTCGGTTCCGCTGGGCCAACCAAATTATTAATTGGTGAGATTAAAAATGATATTGTTGCTGCTGATAACAAGTGGGAAACAACGGTAACCGGCCTCTACTTCATACCTGGAGAGACAGTCAAATTGAATGGCTCTGCCCTTTGGACGGTTAATACTGACGGATCTGTTAGTAATTCGACAGGTAACCAAGTTGGTGGTACTACAACTTAAAAACTTTGTAGGTTATAGTCTAAAAAAAGTGAAACAATCGAGGAGACAATCATGAATGAAAAAATTAATGACGCAGGCAGGTATATGATGCAGACTATACGTGCTGTAATTCTAGAAGAATTGGGGAAGACTCAAGGAAATGATGCTGCTCAGAGAGAGTTAGAAGGAACGCTAGGAACTAGCCTGACTCCGCTGTCTTCCATAAATTCGGCAGGCGAGGCAAGGATTGGAGTTAGAAACGGCACCGTGTCGAGGTAAAAGTGGCAGGTCGGACGCCCTATTACGGTTTGGGATACTTTGACTTCCGCGACAGGCTAGACGCGGCTGTAAGCGTGCGTTTGGAGCAGGAAAGATTCCTAACGATTGATAGACAAATCTTTGGCATGTACTCCCTTTTTGGGAACGGTGTGGTTTCAGGAATGTCTGTTACCACAGCAATCAGTTCTCAGGGTGGTACGAATGTGTATGTGTCTCCTGGTGTGGCTTTTGCCCAAGGTAGAGCCTTATACATAGACAGCCCTGCCCAACTTTCTGGATTGCCTTCAGATGACACTGTTTATGTTTTCCTCCGAGTTGTTCCAGGCTTTGGTCCAAGCAATGGTTCAATATTTTGGTCTCCCATATACAGTCTGCCAAATGCCATCAGGCTTGCTAAGGTCACATCTGGGGCAGGCGTCATCAATCAGATTGATAATTCCGTCAAGCAGCAAATATCATTTCGATCTCTCGTGCTTTCTGAAATAGCCAAGCATAAGCATCGCGGCTCACCTTCAAGAATAGATCTCCTCAGAGAGGTTAAGAATTTTCTTCCAGGGGCTAGGGTGGGTGACTTAGATGCTGAGCAGATAGCGTCTGGTCAGATAGCATATGAGCGCATGCCAAGGATGAAACATTCTGAATTAAAGAATGCAGGAACACTCAGTCATGCTGGGCTTGAATCTCTGGCTAGGTCTCTACAAACTTCAGACAGAGTGTTGCTTGGTGAGGTCACTGCTGTCAATCAACTCCATCAGAATATTGCTTTCAGAAAATCTCATCCCAATCATGCTGATTACCATGTCAACACGATAACTTATGTTCCTGGCACATCCACTGACAGTATTGTGGATTTCGGAGCCACAACCGCAGTTTATTCACCTAATAGCGGATGTATAGCAGGCAAAAAGCAGACCGCAGGTACCATAAGCATCATCAGATTTGACACTGAAGATGAATTGAAGTCTCACTACGCCCACCAAAACATATTTGTCCTATCTGGCGAAAATACGGGGATCACGCTTGCATCAACAATAAATGAAGAGACTGTTTTGTTTGCTGATAGTTTTGAAAATGGCGCTGATTCTGGAGTTCCTGGTTTTTCTTTTGCGGTTGATAATATCGGAAGCACTGTTGGTATCAGTGGTGATGTTTCTGTGCAAACCGATGGAGTTAAGTCAGTTAAATTGCGATCTGGGGTGAAAAACAAAGTCATATTCCGTAAAATAATATCAAGCAATAGCAACTGGAGTAATTTTAACAAGTTGTTCATGTACATCAGGTGCATAGCAGATGTTCACCCTGTAGTTTCTTTTTACCTGATCAACCAAGGCACGACAGATACCACTGCTACCACTACTGCAAAAGCAATAGTTCTCACTGCAAATGAGATCACCACCAATTCAGACCCCGCTATGGATAACTTCAAGTTGATTGAATACAATCTCACGCCATTTGAGCGCGAATCAATAACTTCCATGGTATTTGAGGTAGAAGATGGATCGGTTGATTTTTCTTTCAACATAGACGATGTGCGAACATCCACTGCGAGTGCTACTGAGGTTATTTTTAAAGCAGCAGGCTTTGCACGCTACAGATATGTGGCAAACTCCCCATTTATTATTCAGGCAATAGAATGGAATTCTAGTAATATACCCCCAACTTCTGCTATTGAATTGCGATACAGATACGGGAATTCATTTGCAGATGTGGATGCTGCGCTTTTCGAAGGGCCTCTTCCGCCAACGGGAGAATTATTGAATGTTTCTGCAACGATAGTGGATATTGAGGTGTCTTTGAGGGCAAATAGTGATCGATCTGAAGCCCCATTATTCAAAGATTTTTCTATATTGATCAAAACTACTGGGAATGAATCTGGATTTGTTTTTTCTCGCAGAGATCAATGGTCTTTATGCACATTGAGTAATGCAGAAATTGTTGATTCCAATTCTGGTCTTGCTAGCGTGCGAATTAAGCCTCCGCTAGAAATTAAAAAGATTTTTTATGCTTCAAACGACTCTATACAGCAACTTGATGATAGTCTTTTCTCAGAATTTGGATATATGGGTGCTGATCTTCCCATATCTCCTTCTCAGTCTTCAAGACCATCTAGCGTCTTGTCTGCAAATGGATTGCCTACTATTGGATTCGACCAAGTCAGTTCAATATCACGAGTTTCAGATAAGAGTTATTTAGTTTCTGATACATACAATAACAGAGTTCTTCAGATATCTAGAGACGCAAAATTCGTTAGGGGCGTCGGCAATGCAGAGCCTCTTCCAACTGGAGGCCAGTTTGTTCCATTGTGTGCTGTTCTGAATCCCTTCACTAGAATTTTACAAATGGTTTTTTCTGACGATGTAATTTTTGCAGCAAATGCAGACAAGAGTAAGTTCACACTTGTGATTGGATCAACCTCGGTTAAAGGAAATGCTCTTGATGAGGTGATAACTGATGGTAGACCACCTAATGTGTTTCAGATAAAATTGTCCACCGACAAAGTGCTCCTTGCCACCCAGGGAAGAGACGCAGGTTTGCAAATTTTCTGCAGATTGGAACCTTCTGTAGTTGGTAGAACATCGTATACTAATTCTAGTCTGCTTGCCGCAAATTACACACTCAATGGTCTTAGGTTGTTTGTGGGTGATTTCACCTACCTAAATTCAGTGTACCATCCTGTATCTGCTGAGGATGCTGGAGATTATTGGTTAGTTTGCAACAGTACAATTAATTTTGACAGGATACGTGCTGGTTTGCGTCCAGACTCAGACGAATATTTTCTCAACATAGCTGCCGAAGGTGATGGTCTCGAATTTAGAGTTTTATATCGATTCCCAGATGATCAATCAATAGACCCTAATGGAAATCCATACGTAGTTTCTTTCATCAATGATCCAGAAAAACCCGGACACATCCCCCCTGTGCTCCAGGGCACTCCGGCTTTTTCTGGGACTGTCAAAGTAAAACAAGATCGTGCTTTTAGTTCCATATTGACCATAACCTCAGGTGCGAACGCCCAAGCGATGGTCGGAACGACCTATCTTCTAAATTTGCGGGTTCGTATTGAGCAGGAGGACAATGGCACTCTTGTTGAGACTAATTTTTCTCCTTCTGATATACAATTGAGAATTACGGTTATTGAAGAGGAGGTAGATGATGAAGAAGAAGGTCAGCAGCCTACTGTACCTACCGTTGTCAAATTGAGAAAGTCAGATTGGGCTGGAGTTTTTGCGTTTGGTGGAGCCACAAGTTTTGCTGTTTCTGATTTTACTCTTGGCAGTGCTGTTATATTTGACGATGGCAGACTTTTGCTTTCTGGTGTGGATTTTGAGTCAGGAACGGAACCTCCGATAAACTTTTGGGAGGTTGATGCATTCGTCGGTCAGGCACTTGCCAAGCACGCGAGTTACAGGGGTAGGGTAGTCGTGGTGAACGAGTCTGATGGAACTAGGGCATTTCAGTACACATGTCCTGATGGACTGTACGCCTCTGATGTTTCCGTGACTGCTGATGGTCTTTTTCTTGTGGCTGAAAGCGCTATAGGTTCAAGTGCTGGTAGGATTGTTAGGGTGGATTCTTTTGGACAGGTTGTGGAAAATCTTTCTAATGGAACTCTTGGGATTATCCATGACGCTCGAGAAACCCTCCCTGGACTGACGATGATCAGCACATGAAATGCTTAAAGTAGAATATGCCTGTTTCATAAACAACACGGGGTTCGGGCATGCCGCCCTTGGCTATTTACATGTGCTCAGGTCTTGTGGGCATAAGGTTAGGGTCAAAAGTATGCATCCAATGATAAATCAGCCATGGATGTCGCATGAAGACACCCAAGCATTGCAGCATGACTTTTCAGGAGTCGCCCAAGTGAGCATATGGCACTCTATACCGCCAAGATGGAATGGTCTCTCTCAGGGCTCGGAAATGACGGTGGGAATATGCACATTTGAATGCGAAAATCCTCCTGCAGATTGGATAAAAACTATAAACTCAAAATGTTCCAACATTTGGTATCCAAGCAAGTTTTGTAAGTCAGTATTTGAAAAAGCGGGGGTAGAAAAACCATCTTCTGTGATAAATCACATGGTCGGAGATCTATATTTTCGTTCCTATCCCAAGGGTTATGATGGAGGCGATTTTGTCATATTGTCAGTGGGTGCTTGGAAAGCTAGAAAAAATTGGTCTTCACTAATTCTTGGATGTTCTATCGCTATGTCTGCCGGGCATCCGGTTTGTCTTGTCTTAAAGACAGACAGACCCCATGCCGCACGTGCGGAGGTGGTCAGGATCGTGCCTGAATCGCTTAGGAACCGTTTTATGATTGTTGAGGGTGAGTTGACGGAGAAAAGCATGGCAGGGCTGTATTCGTCTTGCCACGCCTTTCTATGCGCTTCAAGGGGTGAGGGATTTTGTCTACCCGTTGCTCAGGCCATGGCGGCTGGTGTTCCCGTGTTGAGCACACGGTCGGGTGGAATTTCTGATTTTTTTGACGATTCTTGCGGTCTAGTAATAGAACCATCAGGTTTGGAGCAGGCTTCTATGGATGGATACCCGCAATTTTCTTCAAAATATTGGCCAGTTATTACATCGGAGTCGGTGGGGAGGGCAGTCGCTGAAGCTGTTGAAAAATACTATGACATTGCATCCCAAAAGGCAAAAAATGCAAAAAAAAGGGCCGAAGAAATGTTTTCGCTTGCTGCGGTTAGAAAGCGAATGTCGGAGGCTTTGAACTGACCATGGAACAGCCAAAACTCTACATTACTGATGTGAAATCTTACCAAGGTGGCAGGGAGGTTCATTTCAATTTAGATCTTGATGGCGCAGTGGGTTGCAAATTCTCTATAGAGGATGCCTCTCGTGGTGGTTCTTTGCCAGTCTCAACCGATGGCGGTAAGACATGGCTACATAAATCAACTGCTGAGTCAGCGTCTATTGTTGGAGTTGTAAAGGTTCGTCCGACTAGCGATGATTTCGCAATATTTTGCCATGTGGAAGATGGATTTGGATCCGAGGCTATATGTGCAACCCTTGTTAATAGGCCCAAAACGGGTAAGAGCAAAAATTTTTATGTGCGCGCTTCTCCAGAATTTGTGGCTCATGGCGACAAGTGCAATATCGTTGTGGACGGGCCTGCCTCGTCAGTTTTCAGAATAGGAATCGGAGAAAAGAAATATGCAGGTCGCACCAACAAGAAAGGCAGGTCTGTATTTAAGTTCACCGCCAACCAAATTTTCTCACAAGATCAGATGTCGGCATATTCATTGGTTCGTGTTCCGATCAACATATCTGACAATGAAGAAAACTGGTTTTACGGTGGATCTGATGTGCACTTTGTACCTTCTGTGCTGAGGACACTTGCCGCCACAAATGATCCAGCAAGACCTGGTTGTGTGGTTCTAGATCCAACATCATCTCCAGACCAAGGTCTCAGGTTTGTATCTCAAGAGGCACCTTGCTCTGATTTGGCTATTGTTGGTCGGCTGTATGACCCCTATGGGTCTGAAACCGAGCAAGAACTTACACATTTAGACTCGCAATATATAAGTGTCGGTGAAGGTTTCAGCAGCAAGTTTGCATCCATATCTGGTGGGTGTAATCTCATCGACCATGTGTCGGTTGCTGCAAAATTCTTCGATCCTAAGTCTCAGTCTTATTCATCTCTTTTTCCTGCACATGATTCGGATGACAGGGGTTTGAATATCTTCAATCATGGTGCTTGGGTTTCATACTGCAAGCCATACATAGAAGAATCTTCGCAGGCTAGCGATTGCGATGTCTCGGTGAGGCAGTCTATGCCTGTGACACAGGTTTTTGTGGCAAGTTCATCTTCTGCAGCCAAGGTGATGCCGGCGGCAATTGGACGTGGACTGATTATTAAGCCTCCCGCCTTCACGCATTCCGTGCGTCCAAACCAAAATCCATCTGGAGTCGCCGCTATAGTTATAAGGTTGCGTGAAAGTCAGGAGATATCTCTCAGTGCAATATGGTCTCCTTCTGCCTTGCAATCACTTGCTGACCAGATAAACGAAGACATCGTCTTGAAGTCTTCAGGGATTTATGCAGAAATTATTAATGATAGAATAGATGTATATTCTGAGTCTAGGTTCTCTCTTCTTGCTGGGCAGGTTCTCAGTAGTTTGGGTGGCAACGCCATAACTGTTCAGCAATTCAGTGGAGCATCGGCAACTTTCAGGTGTACCACGATAAAAGATTTATCTGAACATGGCGTCAGCGACATGGGTACGCTCGCATTCTTGAGTGGTCCCTTCAGGGGTACTGTATTTTCTTACGTCAAATCTAGCTCAGACTCAGTGAGGCTTCAGGCTTGCCCTGGCATAAACAGACCGGGCGGCATAGTCATTTCCGATGACATCCCGTGCGTTCATGTTGCGTTCTTGTCTGGCTTGGAAAGTGAAGCAGCCTCCGTGTCAGAAATTTCTTTGAATGTTCGTGAGGATAATCTTGGACAACCCGCATCCTGTGTTTATCCGGCCATATCGTCATCTTGTCGCGTGTTGTGTCAGAGTCAAGTCGATAGCTTTAACCAATTGTTTATGTACTCTGAGCTTCCAATAGATAAGGAACGGGCATCCAACGGATCTTGGCTGCAACTGACTTATAATGGAGATAATAGGCGCCCACGCGTGTTTGATGATAGATATGGGAACATGCATATAGCTTGGGAGCGAGATGTCGGAGATGGCACTTTTGTTGCGTATGCCGTCATAGGTCCAGATTCTCCTATATTTTCATCTAAAGCGCTTGTTGCCGATTTCTGTAGATCATCATCTGAAGACACAAGCCCTATTGTTGCGCCAGAAAAACGCGTGTCATCCGTGCTGTCGCTCGAGTCTTCAAGTGGAATTTTAGAGTTGCCGTTCAACTCTTCAAACTTTTTGCGTAATGTGATACCGTCTTCTTCCGCATATATAAAAAGAGAGTTTTTGGGAGCCTGTCCATTTAATATTATGTTTGATGGAGATAACCCAAGTTCTTTTATTTCCAATGTGCTCGACACGGATGGGAATATAGCACAATTTCAACAAGTCTCAAATGGAGACCTAGTCGAGACTGTTATCCTCCATATAGACCCATCTGCCAATACTTCAAATCAGCAATACAGTGGCAGAATATCTTTCAATGGAGTTATATTGTCAATAGCAGGGCAGAAGTCTGAGATGTCTTTCACTGACAAAATATTTAGTCCTACAGGTATAACATTCCCAAGCAGAGCAGGTAGTGCAAGTTTTTCAAATGGCGAATTCACACTCTCTTCGGATAAGAAGAGTTTTGATTTCTCCTTAATGCTTCATCCTGTTGACGACATTTTCCAGGTGAGGTTGATTGTTGCCGCATCCTCGACTCCAATATCAATTAGGACGGGGTGGATAAAGGTTGCAGATGCAGGGGCATCCGTGGCAATGCCAAGGTCAGACTCGGTGTGCCTAGATTACAGTCCGCTTCAATCAAAATGTTGCGCAATTATTCCATACTACACTGATGATTCAGGAAGGCAGTTTGATGGAACACATAAGTCGATAGGCTACATGGTTGATGCAGACATTGATATACAGCCATCGTTTTCATTTGATGCCCACATACTGCCTGGCTCTGCAATAATAATCAATCCAGTCATATCCGATGTTTTTTCTGCTAGCGATGGAGTGCAAATCAGAACTGATTTCTATGGGACATCTCCGTTCTTCAGGGGCGAGCAAGATAGAATCTTTGTAAATACGGAATTGGCTGATGACACTAACAAACTTTCGGGTTTCAGGGTCGGTGATTACATAGCGGCCCATCTAGTTGCAATACCTCCAGATTATAGACCAACTACATGTTCTATATCATTTACAACAGACATATTAGGTGTTGAAACAGATCGCGGTACTGTTTTGGGCCGTCATGCATCTCTGTCAAGTAGGACTTTAGATAATGCATCTACATTTTATTCTTCAATACTCGTCAAGCATGCAGCAAGAAGTGCTGTAATTACTATTGCTCAATCAGAATACTGGCAATACGCGCTTGTGTACACAAAGATGCCTAGCACAGGCGCATTCTTGAGAAATTCTTCTGAAGATGCAGTGGACGATGAATTTAAGAATTTCTTGAGAGGCTTCAGTGTTCGAGATGATGGTTTGTTTAATTTTGATAACAACGTCATGTCAGTAGGAAAGAGCGCAAGAGAATTTTCAGACTTCATTCCGCTGATTTCTAGTTTGCGACTGAACGACATACACTACAACCCTAGTGGGGTTGTTCAGACTTCAGGACTAGGATACCTAGAAAGTGGCGGTTCAAGTTCCTTCAATCTTCAGTGTTCTGATATGGTTGGATCGTATTGGAGAACTCCATCTTTATCGACATTTACAAGACCTGCCGCTGATGGTGTCGACGGGGTGGTTTGTCATTACACTGTTGGCGTAATGCTTGAGACAGTCAGATTCTTTGCAAGGAATACGCAAACTTGGGATGACTTGTGTAATGAAGTTATGTCTGCTGGCGGGTCTTGTGATAGATATTATGAGGGGTTGGTGAGAACAGCATATACTGGTCGTGCAAAGGTTGTTGCATATTGTGTGTCTAGCGAATCTTCATCTGGGAATGGCGGCGTTCCATATGCGTTTGAAATTCATGAGTCAAGCCACATCATAGATGTTTCCAAACAGTTTAGGTTGACTGTTGGATCCATGCTAATAAAAGACCACGAACATGCCATACGCACATCTAGAGCACACCTTGATCCCCTCAGGTTTGAAGGGCCAGAGAAAGCTGAAGATCTTGTCCCGTTAGCACACAGAAACATGATTTTTTGCATGGCGAACGGAGACCCGCAAATCTCTCACGATTGGCGTGTGGATGTTTCTGATGGTCGCAGACAATTTGACCTGTGTTTCGGGTCTTTCATATCTTCGATATCTTGGTTCCGCCATCACGACGTTGGCTACAGAAATGGTTTGGCAGCAGGCAGATTTGCTGTGAGAATAAGTTCCATAGACATATCGGATAATAAGTTGTCTATGGCGAATGGTTCTCAATTAAGTGCTTTTGACATGAGCATGCCAAGCGGATTTGTTCAGCAGACCAATTCTTTTGAACAGGCTCGCAACATAGACTATTTGAGCGCGACTTCAGATCCCGGTGACTGGATCAATATGGCTTTCAATTTTTCTGCAGTTGATGACTGGTTGGCGTCACCAACAGGTTTTATGTATTCTGGTCTGTCGTTTGCAAGGCAGGGAGGTCAATCGAGAGCAGTAGTTCTTCAGCCGAATGCGTCTTCTGACTTCCAATTTTCTCCTTCGATTTATCAATCTGATAGTTACAATTTTCAATGGATGCATCAAGTACGCAGAGGCAAAATTGGTCACGGAGGAATTGGGTCTATAAGTCAAAGCGCAGTGTTTGCTGACTCTACTGAATATTCTATATTTTTGCGTGCCAAGCGGATAGAGCCATATAGGGGTGACGGTTCGCTAGTTTGTCCAGTCGATATGGTCAGTCCGTTCTTGTTTTTTGGCGGAGATCAGGGCGCCAAGATAGTCAGGGTAAGCACAAATGATTTTATGGGAATAACAGCCAAATTGACTCCCGGTGTCGGCAGTCTTCGTCTTTCTGCTCTCCACCCACTATATCAGAAGCGTGCCGCGAATATTAAAATATCAGAAACAGACAATGGCTGTGCTTATGTTAATTCCGAAGGCAAATTGCAAACCGATGGATCTTCGGATGACTTGAAACAATTCTTTAGTGATGCTTTGGATAGTGGCTGTCTTGCCTTGGTGACCAATGCCGCTCATAGCAGTTATGATGGTTTAAATTATTTGCTGATCATGTTGATGATTTCAGATTCAGGTATATTAAGGGGGTTTGTTAGGATTGAGGAAGTTTATTCTCCTGACGTCGAATTACAGGACGCAGTGGTTGAGGCTTTTACATCGGATCTTACATCACGAGGATCTTCGTGGAGAGACATTTCCGTGGGTTCTACTTTTGCCGTATGTGTGGATGGCACAGGCAATCTTGTATTCATCGGAGTTGAGCCCCCTGGTGGGCATGATCTTTCTTCGCTGCCTTCTGGTAGATTTGTCGCGGTGAGTTGCGGCAGCAACTATTGCGTCGCCTTAAGGGAAGACGGACAACTTGTCAGTTGGGGCGCCTCATTGTCGCTGCCATCAGGTACATTCTTGTCGCTAGGCTCTGAATTGTATCTGCGGTCAGATCACCATGCAGTAAACGGTGACGGCTTTGATGTACCAGACGCAAAATCTCTTGCCACATCTTTAGTTGATCCGACTGAAAGCCCCAAAGTTGTTAACGCTGATGGTTATTTAATTCAAGGTGGCGAAGCTGAGCAAGATGTTGCAGGTTCTACCCCAATAGTTTGCTTCCAAGGGCCCTTCCGTGTTTATCTTTCAGCACCTAACTTGTCAAGAAGAGTATTGAAATATCAGAAGAACTCCAATATTACTGTAGAAATTAATGACCTTATTGTGGATACATACAAAGATCCATTCAGAAGCAATATAGCTATAGAACATGTATCTGCCGTTGCATCCGAGTATGCGAATGACGAATTCACTCTACAGAGTGTTGATGAAATGTATGTGTTCGCGCTCCCTGCTGTGTGTCAGTTTGGTAGTCCTTTCACTACAGGTGGGCTGTCGGTGTCAAGGATTGGGCAAGGAGAAGGCATTCAGCGGAGTCCAGCCATAGTTGTTGATAAATTGGCAAAGTTGCATGTCGCCTATGAAAGTAATGAAACAGGCACATGGCAGATAAATGTATGTTCGATGAGAGACTGGGATGAGGCTATGAAGGTTTCACAGGCTATATCTAGGCCCAATCATGTTTCGAATGTTCCGTCTATTTCCGCTGATGGCGATGGGCGCCTGCTTGTTGCATGGCAGGAAAGGAACGGCAATAATTCAAGAATAGCAGCATCAGTAAGCAGTAGTAAAGATCCAGACATATCCGACGGCTGCCTGCTAGACAGGGCGGTCGGTTTCATAAGAACTTTTGATGCTGATCCTTATGATCCATATTTGCCCACTAGATTTTTTAGGTGTGGAGTATTTGCTACGGTTAGACCAACACAGACATCAACATTCAAGTTTGTTGTCAATTTCTATCTTGAGGACGGCTCACAACTTTTATATCAAGCATCATCAACGCAAAATCCTAATGGCTGGCTTCTGAATGGAAACACATTAAGTTCTGAGGGTCAGGCACTCGATGCATCTAACGATTATGAAATCCAGTTTGATTCAATACCGCAAGATATAAAAAATCAGGGCGTAATTAGATGGGAGCTTGAGTTGCAGCCCATGGTTTCTGCAACTCAACAGGAGTCTGTTGGCATCATAAGTCAAAAATCAGGACCAAATGTGGAGCAACTAGATTCGTCAAATGAAAGCACATGGCAATCTATAATAGGAGTTCTCACAGGAACGAATCCAACAGTGACAACTGCAAGTATCAGGCTTGTTGTTGTGCAGGAAAGTGCCGGTTCTGCTCCTGTGTCTTTCCCAAGCAGGCAACCTTCAGACTATGTAAGTCTCATCAACGGGGAGATAACCTCTAACCTCTCCCTGCCATCTGGTGTTACTTCTATCGCAGGGTTTGCATTTGGTTCTCAATATAGATCTTTTATAATACATGCACCTACACAGGTCATACATTCTGGAAACACGATAGATGTGGAAGAATTTGTTCAGTCGACAATAACATTTTCTGCGCCAATAGTTGCAATAGTCGCCACTCCTTCGGATTTGGCTGTTACTGATGGGATTCTTGGCCTGCCTGGTACGCAATGGGAGTCTGCTGGATCAAGGGCCATAAGATTTGCTGATGGCGAATACATTACTCTCAGCGCAAATCTTCGCACCATAGATTTCAGAGTAAAAAAGAAATCTGAATCTATGTACACCCAAATAAGAGTTGTAACTGCTGCAGGTCAAGCTCAGTCTATAAAAAAGAAAGGTTACATATTCTGTCCTTTTGTCAAGCAGCAAAGATGTTCTGTTCCAGCCTCTTACACAAATAGGGGTTCTGAAAATAAATTGGTTCATTTCACGGCAAAAATATTCACTGATGCTGAAAAGAAAAATCCAATTGCTGTGTTTGATTCGTTAAATTATCCCACCTATTGGGACGCGGGCAGGGGATCGTTCCCCTCTGGTGGCGTTGTGTGCTATCCAGGCAACACCATATCAGCTAGTTTCATACCTAGATTTTCCCCACCTTCGAGTGTTCAATCTGCTTTTGCTGACATGTCTTCAATTTCTTCAGAAATAATAGAACCAAGTTTAAGAGTTTCTGAATTGCAGAGACTTTCTATATTGCCTCACACTAGGTACTATGTGTCTGTTGAAGCCAAAATCTCAAATTCTATTGAACAACTTGATTCAGGTGATACCGAGATAATGTGCGATCCATCTTCTTATTTTTTAAGATCTATCAGTTGGTCAGGGGTTGACGGAAGAATATCATACCTGTCTTCCCTGCAATCTGATGCAAAAAACCCGAGTGTAGCGGGTTCTGATTTAGGCTTGTTCTATATATCTTGGCAGGATGGGAGGGCAGGAAGTTCATATAGTGTAGATAACCCTTCGGGTTTCCGTTCGGAGTGCAGATTTTCGACCTACGATTCGTCTTCTGGAAGGTGGTCTTCTGTTGACGGCGAAGGTGGTTCTAGGCCTTTGTATGATTCTTGACAGCCATGCCAACGCCAATTAGACCAGAATCTTTTTCTCTTGGATCAGTCTCCGACTGGACTGGGGGATTGACATCGTTCGTTATGAATGGCTCTGGTCTTGATTGTGTTATTGCCTCTTCTGCATGTAAGATAGTTCCAGTGGCGCCTAAATCTAAGTCTTCCTTTAGTCAGTGTATGATGACGGATGTTCTTAACTCTTCGTTGATTCCAAGTTCTGATTCTGAATTTCTAAAGATGCGTGTTTCTAAGGATTATGTCTCAAGACTTATAGACACGAGTGGTGAAGGCGGTTTCGTGGCAGAGGTTGAAGATTGCATGGTAATGCTCAGCATCATAGGAACTCCTGGCACATATGCAGTAAGGCTTAAAAATGAGAATGATGTCGCGTTCTCTGACTGGATAGCGGTTGGTCAAAAATCCGCCATAACAAACAACAATCTTGCTTCTGCATTCAGGCCTATTTTTTTCGCTAAGGATGAATTTTTGGTTCCTTGGGTGCTCAGTCCATCATCTGGTCAAAAGCAGGTTTTTGCAGAAGTTTTGACTTTTTTTGGGCGAAGTGAAACCATGAGTCTCGATGTTTTGGCCAATTATCGACCACCTTCATACTCAGCAAGCATTAAAGTAAAGATCGCTAGTGGCGAAGATAATGATGAAACATTAGAAATAGATCCGCCTAGGTTTAATGGGTACCCCGTTATATCTTCACAAGTTATTGTGATGCCGTCGGGTAGGGCGGCTACTCCAGACGACATAGATGCTCTTGAGGTTGGTGAGGAAAAAGAAATAGAAAAGTTGGTGGTTAGATTCAAGTTTTTTCAGCCTGAGCGCGTCAAGAGACTTATACAACTTGGCTCTATAGGAGCCTTGGGTTCAGATAATGACAAGATTATGGCTCATATGGTAACCCGAGGTGTCAAAAAGTTCTCTTCGATTATGTCTGCTGAAGATGCCGATGCTGGAGTTTACAAAGCAGAATTCGAACCACTGATATCGGATGGAGTTCTTACTTCTGATGGTATTGCTGCTTTCTATCCGAGTGTACCAAATGAGTGCATAGATATGTCTATAACTAGATTTGATCTTGTTGCTGAGGGAATAGATTTTGCAGGTCTTGGAAACAATATAAAGACAGAAGATGATAGCCCCCTGCCTTCCTACAGAGGATTTTCAGATCCCAAGGATAGGAAGAATGCGTTCGGAGATGCCTCCTACTGGAGGAACTCGTGACAGTGCCTCGTCCTTCCATTTTGACGCCTGTTGGCGGCAGTGTTATTAATTGCACCAATGTTGATATATCTTGGCTTTCACCTTCTTTAACGGCTTCTCAAATTGCCTCTTATACATTTGAAATATTAACAACATTAAATCTTGATGCCAAAGATGCACAAAATTCAAAATGGATAGTTATTGCGTCAGTTCCTGCACAATCAACTTCATTTTCATGGTTGCCGCCAAGTTATTTGAATTCTAATTCAGTGCATATAGGGGTGCGATTGGTTTCTTCAAATGGATTTAGATCTGAAATATCTTTTAACCGTTCAGCAGTTTCAATTTACGGATTCGAACTTGATCAAATTGAGGTTTTGGAACCGATAGCAGGTCAAGAATTGAACGGATCATTTTTTATTAAACTCAATCTTGGTAGAATGAAATCTACACATAAATATGTGAGATTGTTTGTGAATTTTTCAAGTCAGAGTCTAGGCATCTATCAATTCCCAATACTAGATTCCGTAAGGCTTCTAGACAGATATTCTATAGACCTAAGCAGGATTGGTAATTGCGATGATGGCATGATATCCCTATATACAAGAGACTCTGCAAATAGAATATCTTCTGCAGTTAATATAGAAAAATTAAAAATCAGAAACACTGGAACTTTCGTATTGGACACAATAGGCCCAGATTTGAGTATTGAACTTGCTCAAGGTGCTCTGTATGTCAACTCTAAAGATATTATTGCCAAACTTTATGCATTTGATGAAACCACTTCAGTTTCTTCATGTAAGTTCAATATTTTCAGATATGATAATGGTCAAATTGTTTTGGATTATGAGGGAGAACCAAGACAGCCTTTCTTGGACAATGTAATCACACTGCCAGAAGGCGACGGAGTCAAGAATGTCGCAGTGACAGCCATAGACGTCGGGTGTAATAAGCCGAGAGAAATCATGAGTACCATAAAAACCGTACAGGTCTTGAGTGATAGTTCTAATTTTTTTGAACTTTCTACGCAATCGTCTATAGTTTCTGTAGAGCCATACAATACAGGATTCAGGCTTTACAAAATTACAGATTCAAGGGTATTTTTGGGATTTGTTCCATCTAAACCGATTGCAATTTCAGAATTTGAAGGTTTGTATTATTTTTCTTTGGAAGATATCCAACAAAAGATGCATGTTGCAGCGGTATCACCAGTTGGAGTGACAGATGTCTTCGTCGGTACCACCACCAATCAGGTTGCGGTTAAATTGGCTGCTAATTCTGGTGGTGTTTTTGTCTTTGATCAGACAGGTAATGCTTTCAGAATATCGACAGGAGTTCTGACATCAATTGGATTCATGGGTGGTCCTGTTTCTTCTGTAAGATTTTTGAAATCTGGCAATTTGGCGGTTTCTGTGGGCAATTTCAACAAGATTGTGATTGTAAATAATACATCAATTGTACAGGTTGTGACATTATGACATCGTTCGTCAGCATCCGTGAAGATGACTCATATGCTGTCTTGCCTGTCAAGTACATGCCTGATGGAAGATCTATTGCTCATATGCCCATGTGCGACTGGGGCATAAAAGAGTGTGAAGATAATATTGGCAGTTGGTACTTAGGTTCCACTGGAAGTCTTTATTCGCATGTTTATGGAATGATGGAGGGTGCGAATTTAGCAGGCTACGGAAGATTTTTTATGGTTGCGCCTATGGGAACTTATGACGGCAACCCCGCTGCCAACTTAATAGCTGGATGGGATTCATCAGTGCTCCATTTAGGATCAGCATATCAGCCACCCATGGATGGTGGATCGGGTGCACTTATAGCGGCTCTTCGCGATGGCAAGTCTGCATTCGGCTTGCAGGTCATTGTGGGTTTGCGATGGTCGCTGCCTGTCACGCTTTCATCTTCTAGCAACTCGTCTTCTAGTAGTAGTTCTTCAAGTTCATCTTCAAGCAGCAGTTCCCAGACCAACAGGGTTTTGCAACTGAATACATGGGAGGGTTCTGAGTTTCCAAATCTTTTTGATTCTCTAACTAGGGAATGGCTTAGGCAAAATCTGCAGCCGTTTGTTGGGGTGGTTGATTGTGTGGCTATTTATGGCGCATTTTCTCCCACTAGGTCTCTTACATATGGTCAGTGTGTTGAATTATCTAACCATCTGATGATAAATTTTGGCATGAGAGTCATTTGGTTGGATCCAGAATTGGACATTGACAGCGGGGTAAATCTGCCTCAGTGGTTTTTGAACTCCGCGCCAATAATAATGAGATACAAAGAATCTTCTCCGATGCAATCTATAATTAGGTCAGATTCATCTCTAGCAGTTGGAAGAGAGATTCATCTAGCCTCAGACAGTTACGACTCTGGATGGTCTAAGCAGCACATTGTAAACGATGGAGTTCATACAGAAATGTCTCCTGGGGAGACGGTGAATGTAGGAAAGCCTTTGGAATTTTATCATAATGTCTCTATAATATCAAAACTTGCTTGTGATTCTAGAACATTATCTGGAACCATGTCTTCAAACAATCACTATCTTGCATCCTCTGCGAGTGGATGCCCAAAAATTAGACCATGTGTTGCAGTATCATGTCTAGAAAACCCAAATATTAATGCTGATGTCGCTAGGTCGCGCATACCAGCTTGGTGGTTTTCAGGAAATCCACAAAAATGTGTTGACTCTGCAGCGAAGTCGCTAGTGGCTTCTGGCTGGGTTACGGGTCTTTCGCAGGCAGACTTGAAGATTGTAAGTCCATACGGTACAGTTGGGGCAGAGAAAGCTGCTGACATCGCGTTCGATTTGTTGCTCACGCTGTCCCCTCTTGCGGCAGGCTCTGCCGAATCGTTGTTCGAAAACGGGATACATTTGTCTTTTGAGTATTTTGGCTCTCCACTTCCAGCAGATTATTGTGAGACAGTAGATGAAGGACTGCTTGACATATACCCCTTCTTGTTTATGCATCCTGCAGATGCCATATATCAATTCGCAGATCCGTTGTCTTCTGCGTCTGTGCTCTCCAAGTTTCCGCTTATGACTCCGTTCATGGCAAACGGAATTAAGCAATCTTCTTTATGGATAAGGAAATTTTTGAATAGATTTTCAGCAAGGTCAAACAGAAGATCTATTGCTGCAGGTAATTCTCCATTTGTGCCGTGGGTAAACCTTATATCTTTTGATAACATATCTCATCCATCTTCTGTGCATGCTGCTTGTGCTGCCGAATTGGGGTCGGAAACTTCATGTGCTCCTAACTCTCCATTTGCGGGCGTCTGGCAAGGTATTTCATCTTCAGGAAGATTTTCAACAGAGAAAATTCCTGGTCTTTCATTTGGAACAATGAAAGAAGAATTTTCTTCATCCGATGTGGTGGTCGATCAAATTTCAAGAAGTGGATCTGTAGTTGGATTGTACTCGGCTTCTGATATTAGATATGACAAAGATGCAAAAATGTATCCTCAAAATAGGGCATTCAGCTTGTGGTATGACCTAACGATGAGAAATGTTGCGCTAGCATCATTGCGGCATGCTGTGCTTGATAACATCAAGAATGTTTATCCAAAGTGTAAATTTGCCATACCTGGTATATCTTGCAGCTATACAGATTTTATACCAAACCTTGCTTCAGAGTTTGTTGCGGACAGGCAGGGAGTGAATAGTATTGCTGATTCTAGATTGATAAATTCTCCTATTTTTTCATACATAAATACTTCTCAATTTGGTTCTGAGTTGATACAAAGCCCATTCGTCCCATCTGTGGGGTGCTACAACTCATACGAGGTCTTTGGCAATAGGCAAATTAAAGATGGCAGCAATAGAACTGATTGGGTAATCGGCGGCTCCAACAGAGAAGTGTTAGTGGGAGTCGTTTCAGCCAGCATCAAATATCGTGATTTTGATACTTTACGAACGAATATGCAAAATTTACACGCTTCATATGTAAGAAGATGGATTTCAGGATCAGGACTTCCAAATACTAAGATTTGTTATATGCCACTCGTCGGATTGCGCCCCAAGGGTGGTTTTGGAGATATGCGTTCTGGCTTCAATTCTTCAAATCGGGCCTTGCCAGATGGTTTTGAATCTACAAAATATCACATATCTGCTAGTAAGTTTAGTCAAATAATTGACATGCATAAGGGTCAAGTATTTTATGATATCGATCAGGTGCGAAGTAGGGCAGAGTGGGAAGAGCTTGTCAAGTCTCTCGTGACACGACCACTTGCTGAAGAATCCTCTGAAGAGCCGACTTCAGGAGAGTCCTTAAAAATATCTTACACATCTAGCAGTAAAAACAATCAGGCCAAATCAGTAAAAATGTCTTTCACTAATGGTAGTGTCTTGATAAAGAATATAGATGCTAATGGTGGCGAAATATCTAGAATGAGGATAGTCGCAGATAACTTGACAGAATTTTCCAAAAAATTAGCAACTTTGGGCATCGATGTTCAACTCCCACATGCCTTGAGGACGCAGTCGGTTTCTTCTCTTGGAACATTCGAGACATCTTTGGGCTTGGGCTCATCCTATTCAGCATCTGTAAATAGGGTTGATGCTCCTGAGCCTTCGTCTGTATTTGAAATGGCTATATATACTACTTCGCCAGATCCGACGCAAGCTTCAAGACTTTCGACTGGCGGTTATGTTGGAGATCCCTTACAGGTAGAGATCGGAAAAATAAATCAGGGTTTCGGCTTCTTTCCTAAAAATTCAGCTGATGGTCATGGCATATTTGTAAACAAGGAGCTTTCTAATCGAGCCATTCGCCTGCCAGTTACATGTCCTGATCTTGTTGATCAGTTTGTTTATGTTGGTCGAGAATTGATGCGCGTTAATGTATTAAATAATGTCATGTCAATAGATAAAAGATTTAGGCATTCGGTTCATCGTCAAGGTGAGTCTATTTATTTGCTGAGCAGCAATATATTGGATCACATATATCAAGATGGTAAATATGCTGTCAGATGCATTGCCATCGTTGACGGTATTTTTGACACAAAGAAGCATAGCGCTACTGTTAATTTGACAGGATTGCCCAGCAAGTCTCATGCTGTTCTAGAATTGCCTAATAGACAAGGTTTTATGATTAACGTTGGTAGGTCTGATGGTTTTACCCTGTCTGCGATAGACAGGCCATCTGCAATTGCCCCTGGCGATGTGCTTGTTGAATTAAAAGGTGGAAAATTTGACAAGCGTCATATAGTTTCAAGTGTAAGTGCTGATAAGGTTAATTTGACCACGCGGGCCGCTCTTGGTTCTTATCAATTCTGGTGCATGCCTTCACCTTCTAGATTCTCAATGTACGATGTGATTGCAAAAAATATCGGCATCGTAAATAATGTTTTAGAAGGTTCAGTATCGTTTGATTTGTCAAATTTTGAAACTGGATTTTGCGCGTATGTTTGGCTAGCAATTAATAAGAAGTCTTTTGCAGCCGAAAATACAGTATCATTCAGGATTGATCCAAAATGATTCGTCCCACGCAAGAAACATCTTTAGGATTTGCCCTTTCAGCGTCCCCAATCGTTGAAGTCTTTTCTAATCCTGTTTATGTTTCATCTTCACCAACCATTTCTAGCACGGATTTTGGTGCAGCTTTTGTCATGACTCCTGGATGTGTTGTCTCCTGCCTCATGCCTCAAGCTGTCAACGAGTATCTAACATTCTGTTTTTGGCTGAGAACCGATACCTTTAGACCTGCCGTAAACTCAGACGGAGTTCCTAGTGAGATTCAAGCCACCCTTTTGTCTTGCTCTGAATCTTCATCTGGAGATATATTTGAGCAAGGGGGGTGGGCATTTTCTAGGATTCAAAGAACAGACGGAATAAGCGATTACCTATTTTCTCAAAATGAAGGCGGAGTGACGTCATCATTTAGATTTTCTGGCAATGATACTTTTGTATGGCAATTTGTTGTCTTGCAGTTGAAAACAGGTTCGGATCAAAAAATGAATGTGCATGTAGACGGTCATATTCTAGAAAAAGATACGGAAGGCATACCGGCGCCTTTCGGTATCAAAAGTAATGCTAGAAATCTAAGAGTCAATCGTCAATTTGCTAGCTTCATCCCAGGCGTAGTGTCTGTTCCCTCTATGGGTGATTGCATGAAAGATCTTGTTGTAACTACTATGGATATAGAGGATGCTAGTTTTATGTATGATTTGGTTTCTGCTGTTGGGGCTTCAGATGCGTTCGTGGCTGCAAAAAGTATCCTTCAGCAGGTTATACCTGGGATTCCAGAATATTTTGTTGGGGTTGCTGGGGTGGCAGAAACTTCTTATGGCACATTTGCGGTGCGTGAAGATGGGAAATTATTTGGCATTACTGGTTCGCAGTTTGATGCTGTCCGAAATTTGAAATCTGTCAATTTTCCCGTAGATATTAAGCCTTTCAAGGTTGTTGAAAACTCAACTTTTAGCAACTCTCCAACTCAAGGCTTGAAACTTACAGGTTCAGGAGCTAAATTCTTTGACGGAGGCTGATTCTCCGCATGTTTGTAAAATGCTGTATCGGGCTGAAACCATATGGCTGAACTAGAAAATGTCCGCATAGACGGTAACCCAATATCGGCAACACCATCCGATGTGCTGCCAAAGGGATTCGTCATTTCGTGGGATTGCACTGCTGAATATGATGGATATCAAATAAGGATAGGATCTTCAGAAGATGAATGGGGCAGCGACAATTTTGATGGAAACATCGCAAATGTGTTTCAGCCAAGTTTGCCTTCCTCGGAGCATGCTTTCAATTTCGCAGGAGGGCTCGTGCGTGCCAAAGTGTTTTTTGGCCAATTGAAGCTTTTAAACAATGGATCTTGGCTAAAATTCAAAATACGGATAAAGACGGTTCCTCAAGTTTCTGCAAATTACTCTGAAAACTCTTTGGGTATAAATACGATACTTTCTATTGATGTGACTCCTTACTCAAATGATGCGGAATACAGAATAGAGTGGTACTGTAATGGTACAAGAATTTTCGCTATAGACGATAGACCAAGTCTGCCTTCTTCTTATCTCAGATTCGGCGATGAGTGGTTCGCTAGAGTTATTCCGTTTGACTCTTTAGAATCTGGGGCTCCAGTAGTGCTGTCAGCTCTGACGGTGGACGCTGTTTCTTCTTTTTCTTCTTATATTACCATCCATCCGACCAATCCCACTTCAGACGATATTCTGTATGCATCTTACGATGCTTCAACTTTTGCAGATGTAAATCAAAATGCTGTATCTTTTATACATAGATGGTTCGTTAACAACGAGATGGTTTCGCCACCTACTAACGAATCCGACACAGACGGAGGCAGATGGGCACGACTTAGGGTTGTCCCTGGAGACGAAGTTTTTGTTCAGGTTCAGTCTTTGGTTGCTGGCGCTGAAGGACAAATTTCAACATCTGAGTCGGTTGAGATAGGCGCTTCATCGAGATCTTTCAGCCCAGTTCTTGTTGATGGTAGAGCATCAGACAATACATCCAACAGTTTGTCTCCTACAATAACGTGGCGATATCCCGATGCAGATGATTTGGAAATGCGGGTAAAAATAGGAAGTCTGCCTAGTGATGGATTCTATTGGGAAGAGACGGTGCCCGCGTCATCGGGAATCGCAGTTGTTCCCGAGGGAGTTTTGCTGCCAGGTTTGACATACTACATCACCTTGTCAATTGACGGGTCGGAGTCAATTTCGGATGTGGTTCGCTTTTCTACCCCGGGAAATCCTTGGCTTTCTAGTGCCTCTAATTCAGATGGTTGGAGGTTGCAATTTGGGATGTTCTGCGTTAAGAATTCAGATTCTAGTCCAACGGTATTATATCCGTATTCTCTAGATGTTTCAGATGATATTTTGTTAATTTCACTAGACATATCCCCATCGGCTTTGCGTTTGAGGAGTGGGAGTAATATTGTATACACTGGCATTTTTGATATGACTGTAGAAAAGCAAGTTGGATTGTCATGCATCGGGAAGACTGTTGCTGTGCATGTTAATTCAGTACAGGTTTTTAACGGGTCTATATCGGGTCAAGAGATTTTTTCCACCTCCAAGTATGTTCAGATTTCTCCGCGATCTAGAGATTCCACCTCGTATGACTTGACGATATCAAGCGTTAGTTTTGCAAAAAGTTTTTCTCCAGCACAAGAGATGGGCGCATATCCACTAGGGTCTCTACCTTGCAGTTCTGTGTCACATATAAGTCAGTCTAGTAGTGGATTTTCTGTTGTTGGCTCCGATGGTACTGCTTCAAGTGACACGGTGTATTTTGTTTCTCCATCTGTTTATCCGAGAGTCTATGACTGCAGTGTGATTGGTCAATCAGGATCGGGAATATCTTTGATTTCTGGAGATTCATACGGTCAACATGTCATTGTTGCTCACCCGTTTGGTGCAACAGTGATTTCTGGATCTGCGGTCGATGAATGGAGCCTGTCCTGCAATTTTACTAGTAAGTCATCATTGGACGCGTCGGGATTCTCTTCTGTGTCGTCGCACGGAACTGCCCCATTTGCGTATCAACAAAACGATTACTTAATTATAGACACAACTTTCTCCAATGTGGGGGTGGAGGCGTCAAGTCAAAATGCTGTGGTTAATGTGGCAAAAATAGAAAACAGACTTGGCATAGAAGTTTATAAATTTTCATTGAGTTCTGGTGTGCTCAGTGCCGAAATTGCTAGTAACGAGTTTACAGACACTTTTAAGAATCATTTTTCTATATCTTTAATTGATTCAAATATTGCATCAGTAATACAGCAACTTAATCAGGTAGACATCGGTGCAAACGCCGATGTCATCCCCTTCTCTCTGTACTACAACGCCTCTGTAACATCTGGGTATGAGGGCGTTAATGCATCGTTTATAAATGATTTTGATCTTACTGAGTCGTCACCTTTGCTGCTTCAGGTGCTTTCTAAAACTATTTTTGCTGGACTTGTCCCAATGGGGTCTGCTTCAGGTAGGAAGGCATATATAGAAACTATGCGTGGTAGCACTATCTGGTCGCAATATGCACTTGATGAAGGCGGATACACCATGGAGTTGTCTTTTGCGTATGAAAAGATAGAGGAGAGTTTGGCATCTGACTCTGTAGATGAGAGCGGCATAGGTCTCTCTTGGTTTGATGGAAAGACAAAGCATAATATAAATATAGAAACTGAAAAAGTTATTATCGACGGCAACCAAGTCGCGCTTTCTGAGGCGGGTCAGCAGATAGATGTGTTGATATCCAAAAATTCCACGGGCACATCTGCATTCATGAAACTTGGCGGCTCTATGGAGTGGAATGGGCCTTTTGAAATCGCCGAAAGCACTGGCGACATGGTTTCTGGTACATGTTTTGACCCCAAAATAGCATGTTCTTCTGATGGTGCGAGCATGGTTGCGGTGTGGTGGTCCGACGATGGCGGCAATCAACCTGTTTCGTGGATGTCTTGGTGGTCTCAAGATTCGGGGTGGTCATTGCCAACCAGGATGTACGGAGACATGCCTTCTTCGAGACCAGATATACTTTGGAGTTCATCTTTGGGCGTCTATCAGGTGTGCCTAACATCTCTTGATGGATCGTCTGCAGCCATCATGCATTCCGCTATATTTATTTCTGGAAAATTGCCGAAGATTCAGCCATACAGTCGTGTTGCTCTTGCAAGGTCAGCCACTTGTAGTGGCCAAGTTTCCGTAGACGGTGTGGATGCAGTTCATGTTGTGTGGAATGACAATATTTCAGGGCATGACGAGTTGTATCATGCATATCTTCCAGATTCCGGTGGGTGGTCTTCTGGCGGTAGCAATGGCTATAAGGTTACATCAACTCTTGGAGGGGTGAAGAATCACAAAATTGTATATTCAAGTAACAATTTATTTGTTGTTTTTGAAAGTCTTGACGGGGTTGGTGGCTCCAAGATCGCCATGGCTCGCTATTTGGTTAGCAAATCAAGATGGGAAAGCAGTGGTGCAGGGTTAGTAGACATACAACTGTCTTCAGCCATGGACTCATTTGCTTCTTCTAGACCATCCATTGCATCATCGCAAGACGGTAACTGCCATGTGTGCTGGGACGACTTTATAAGAAAAGGAACAACACCATCTTCTCACAGATGCATAATGTACAGATCTTTCAACCCGTCATTGACAACACTAAGCACCATCGTGATGGTTGCTAATGATGATAGTAGAGATTGTACCCATGCCTCTGTTTCTTGCCCAACAGATCCTGTTCTAGTTGCTTTGGCATACTTGAAAAGATCAGTCTCTGTTTCAGGATTGTCAGGCGTACGTCAAGAACAGTTGGGAGATGTTCCGACTATTCATCTAACTCAGCGCATAAGCACTCAAATAACTTCTTCAGGCTGGCCTGGTATGGATGAACACAAGCTAGTGGTGGCTTCAACGGCACGCATAGTAAGCTCCGTTAATTTGGCCTCATCAACATTTAAGAATCTCCATTTTGTTTACGGATTCAGCTCCATATCTAGGCAGGACAGGTCTCAAAGAGAATTCTTGAACAATGACACGACTGCATACGGTCGCGTATCGTTGGCAGTATTTTTTGCATCAATTACACAACAATTCCTAGAACTGGGGTCTGCGTCTGAATCCACAGACGATGTTTACCTGGCCAGAGTCAATGAGCCATATATCAGGTTCGGAGACATGAGTTCATTCAGGTCTGCAAAATTGGCTCTATACAAATTGCGTGTATTTGTTGGCGGCGGATATGCGCCTAGACAAATTACCTTTATTGGATCTGCTGCCCAATCCTTGCCAGCCAAAAACCCATCAGATGTTGACATAGGTGCATCTGGCGATGCTTTTATAGTTTCTGATGGTCATGTTTTCCATTATGACTGGCAATCAGAATCGCTATTTGACATGAGCTCTGAAACTGCGAGAGCAATTACTCATTTGCCAGCACCTGCTGCAGAGGCGCAATCTTGTTATTTTGACAGCGATGGCAACATGCTTGTGCTCACACAAGCTGGTGATGTCTATGTCTCATATGATCTTTTCCGATTTGTGCCATTCAATTTCGGCGCTCCCGTGGTCAAGATTGTAAAATCTGACGGTCTATACATAGTAAGGTCATCTAAACTTTTCTATATCAAAAACTGGAATAGGTATGTATCTCAAATACCGTCTTCTCAGCCATCTTCAGCAATAGCAGTTGCAGAAGATGATATGGAAGAGATTTGCGATTTCAATGGTGGCGATGTTGCACACTCAAATATTCTCGGCGTTTGCCTGATCGGTCAATTTGGAGTCAGGAGAATCGTGGATGGGTTTTCAGTCGATGTTGGATCACTCGGATCTTTTGGATCTCAGCGCGTTGTGTCGCTGATAGACGGTCATGATGGAAATGTGTACTGCGCAACTAGTTCTAGAGTTTTCCGCCTTGATGGCTCAAGGTGGACTCCACTATTATTGGCTTCATCTTCAGGATCTCGCACCAATCTTGGGCAAATATTCAGCATAAGTAAATTGGCTGATAAATTGATGGTTGCCTGCGAATATGGAGTGTTTGAGTCAAGACCATCAGGCGGTTATATGGTGGGATCTATGATAGCGAATTCTTCACTATATATTGTGCCTCCTTCGAGGCCGATTGACACATCATCGTATGAGTTCAGTATGCCAGCTAGCGAGACTATAGAGTCCGACTCTGTGCTTCAGGTGTCTATTAATGGTCGCCTAGTCAATGTTGGTTTTGGAGTGTCTCAAGAAGATGCTAGCCGTCGCGTTGTTAAATTTGCATGCCCCCTTCTCGCTGAAGATAATGTATCTTTAGTTGTGAGAGACGATCTCCGACTTATCAGAAAACTTAATCCAAACCGTGCAGAGGTTGCGTCTGGCTACTCTTCAACGAGAAAATTGAATCATGTGGCTGACGGAGGTTTGGAATTTTATGCCGTGGCAGATGCTGGCGAAAGATCTGTGGTAAAACTGTCTTCTTCTTCTGGCCTGCCATCGGACGAGGTTGTCTTGGACACCGAGCCACCGCAAGGCAAATTGAATTTTGTGAGCCAAATTAGCGCCAATGTAGTCAGGTTGTCTATAGATACTCTCGGCAGCGAAGATGGTCAATTACCGTATGATGCAACTAGCGGGGTGTCCACCTATGAAATCAGTAATTTTTCTAATTTCACCACTAACGGAGTAACTCCAGTTGAGCCGAAGCCGTTTACAGCGCAGTTCGATCATAGTCTACTCAATTTGAGTGCTCTGAGTGGACTTATTTGGAATGAGACAAGCGGTAGGATAAGTGGATTCGTATCTTTCCGACCAGCGTCTGCTCTTTCAGCAAGAGATTTTGTCTTCACTAGTGTTCCTGCGGCTTGCAGGTCAAAGACAGGCGACAATTTTTCGGAAACACAAACCATGATTGGAACTGATCCTGTCAATTCTGAAATTGCAGGTGTTATTGTTTTTCGCAATGAGCTTTATGTTGCTGTTGTTAAAAGTGGAGAAAATGTGGCTATTTACAAGTCTTCAGATGGAGCTCAATTTGTTAGTGTGTCACACCTTGAAGCCGAAGGGTTTGCAGGCTTCTTCCTGAGTGATTATGACAACTCCCTATATATGCTTACAGACTCTCCAGCAAGAATATATTATTATACAGGTTCAGGCTCCCCATCAGCTAAAGTTAACTTTGTCGCCGACAGAGGATCTGGAATATCAGGCTTTGATAGGTTTGTGGTGGTAGCCACCGGGCAAGACAAGCGGATATACCGAGCAGATTTGGGATCTGTTCCCATAGTTGTTGAGAGTCTGCATTACGATTCGGATGCCTTGACAACAGTTGACAGCCTTGGTACAAATATTTATGTCGGTACTGCCTCTTCCGGTCGCATCATGCGGTCAGTTGACGAAGACGAGCCATTCTTAGCATCTTTCAGATCCACTACTGCTCCAATACATGCAGTCAAGAAGATTGTCCTTGCAGGGCGAGATAATATTTTCGCGTCAGTAGGTAGACAAATATACAGATATGCCAACGGCTGGGTTGTCATGGGGCAGTCTGATGCAGACATAGTTGGTATCGGTCAGTCTACGGATAATCAGGTGGTTTTTTGGACAGCGTCTTCTCTCTACGCTGTCAATGTTTCTGGAGCTGTACGTCGTGTCTACCTCAGGCTTGCTGACAAGGCTGGCAACTCAACAGTCTTGGCTTCTGAGCCAGATGAAAACGGAGACGGGATAAATGACAATTTGGTATTGGACATAAGTTCTAGTTTGCTCAGATCTTCAGCTATATCCGGTCAAATAATAGAATTTGAAGGCAACGGAGATACAACGGTCGTGATCGGGAATGGTGACGCTCCGTTCTTTTCTGCAGATCGAATTCGTCGTGAATCTGCGGTCGTAGAAACTGAGATACTAAACGCAAGCGATGGACATGTGGCTTGGGGGACAATGTCTTGGGTTTCTGTCACCCCACCCGACTCTGAAATATGGATATACTTCAAGGTTGGCAGAACTAGAGACCAGTGTGCTTCTGCAGAGTACGGCACGCCAATTACATCTGTAGTCGAAGAGTTTGACATGAGCGGCCAAGTAGGCCAGTTCATACAGATAAAAATAGTTCTCATGTCTACTAGTCCTAATAGCAACCCTATCATGCAGCAGATATCAATAGAGTCGCTTACAAATTCAACTAGTCAATTTATAACGACTACTTTTGTCTTGCCTTCGCCTGTAAAACGGGGAATTTTGAGCATGGATAAGCTTGTTCCTGTATCTGCTATGATTGTTCCATGTTTGGATACTCTTGATCGTGTTTCTATAGCCGACTTCCAAGAACTTCCTGAAAACAGGCTTTTTTCAGTTGATGGATCTCAGTATGGCACCAAATTGCGTGTTGGATTCAAGTTCTTGACTCCTGCTTCATTTATAGATGACGGTACTTCATCAGGAAATTCTCAAGATATTTATAGTAACACTGTGCTTTGGAATATAGACAATTCACATTCACAAATAGATGATGTTGTGGATTTTTCTGTTTATTTTTATGATGACCAAGAAAGAACATCTCTTCGTGCATCTGCAAACACCATAGATTCTCCTCAATATTTCTTATTCGACGGTCTTCCATTCCCCAATGCAAACGGTGCCACTATACTTTTGGGGCGTATAGGTTCATTTGCTATGCTACCATATGCATTTTCTCTTGTGTCAGGCACGACATATTATGTAGATATTGATGTGATACGAAATGGAGTTGAACAAAATCTTTCTGAATTGAGTAGACCGTTTATAAAAGAAGCATCTGTATCTATGTATAACATAATTGCTTTTGAGTTTGTGCCTAGTGATGGCTTTGCTGGCGCATATGATTTCAGAATACGCATATATGAAGATGAGGCACTCACCCAGATGGTGGGGTCCTATTTTTCATTAGCAAACAGCTCTGGATGGACAGCTGGCGATTCGGATGATCCTTGGTTGCCAACACAGCCGCCATTCTTCGGAACTCAAGATCCAACGAGAGTTACCTTCACTCCTCCATCAGGTGATATTGAGGTAAATAATCGTTATTTCATAACAATCGAATCTTTTAACGGACATAATTTCAGTTTCGCTTTTGTTGGATTGACATTTATGAATATCATAGAAACAGGCTTTGATTGTGGAGATCAGGTGAATGTACCAATACTAAAAGGATTCAGTATGATGTTTGAATTGGAAAACGGATCTTTGGTTAAGTTCAATTCTCTGACACAATGACTAGACCAACTCCATCACTGCAACTTCCATACTTCGAAAGAGGGGACAGATATTCTGCTACCGTTGATAAGAGCAGGATGATGATGATAGACGAGCAGTTGCACGCATTTTATTCTGCTATTGGTGATGGCGTTGCATACGGTTTGGATTTTAGTTTGATTGGTGAATATGTTTTCATATCTAGCGGTGCGGCTTTCATTAACGGAATCTTTTCGCAGCTCATGCTTGAGCGCTATTGCCAATATCCAAATGTTGGCGAGGGGGTGTTCTTGAAGAAGCAGACCAATATGATTTCTAAGGTTGGTAATTTTTCTTCAAGCCGAAAAGTTGTTGTTAACGATGCATCTCCTGCATCCCCACCAACTTTTAATGCATACGTATCAGACGATTTTGCTTTTATTTATTTTAATTGGAATGAAGCTTCTATAACAACATCATATGCATATCTGATCATTGATAATATTTATGTTGCACAAATATCAAGATCTGATGATATTTTTCAGCACCCGATTAGCGAAGGATCTTCCATATCTCTGAAGATGCAAGCTTTCGGACGTGATGACACTCCTGGATTGTTTTCGGAAGAAGTATTAGTAAGTAGGCCATTTGCGGATGTGATTCCGCCAATTCCAACTGGTGTTGCCGCCGTAGAAAACAATGCATCTATTTGTGTTGTTTTTGACAAGTCTGCGTCCGGGTTGATTGATAAAAAAATTGTCTCTTGGAGACGGGTGGATGTTTTTGGGAATGAAGTTGGTGATGAATTTTCTATTGAAGTGCCTGTCTCTAAATCACATTTTATTATAAGAGATTTGATTAATGGATTTAGATATAGAGTATCTATATATAACAGGTCAATCTACGGAAAGACATCAGCTTCGGTAAACAAATATCTTGTTCCAACATCTGCTGCGCAAATTGGAGATGTCGATGATATTGATGCCATCATTTTGAGAAACCCACTTGGTAGTTTTTATCTTTCAGTATCTGCCATATCTGTTGATGGATATGATCCATATGATCCCATGAATAATCTTTATTTAAGGATACACAAGAACGGTAACTTTGGTTTTGTTTGGACATCTAAAGATATCAAGATGCCAAATAGTGGCAATATCGAACTTTATACCGTGCAGGCTATGCAGGGTTCTTCTTTTACTACTCAGTATTTTGAAGACAAGTCAACTTACACGATTGTTTTGTTCAGAAAAGTCGGTCAGTCTCAGACAAGGGGAAGATTTACAAGGGTAATTTCTGGAGATTCTACGCCCCCACCACCCGTTGTTGACATATCAGGATTTTTTTCCGTCGGCGGATCAGTAAGGTTTAATTGGGCTCATCAAGACCCTTCTGATGTTTCTTACTATGAACTGTCTGTGGTTTCATATCAGATACAAGAAAGGATAGAAATTTTAAATGAAGATCCATCTGATTCGATTTATATAGCAAGGCGTTATTCGGGCAACATGTGTGATTTTAATTTTACCATATCCGGGGTTACATTAAGGATACAGGGAGTTGATGATAGCAACTTTACGCCTGTAGATGGTTTTTCTGAAGTGTCCTTCGATTTGACTGACAAGAACATAACAGATGTCATTGCGTTTATTAACTATGCCAACATTAGGATGAAATCTAAAGTTACGGGTATTACTTACAGCATGTTTCAACTTATAGAAGCAAGACCTGCTTTTTCTTTTTGGTTTAATCCTGCTTTAACTCGTGACGGGATAAATATATCTTCGCCATCTCTTCCTGCACAAAAGTTGGCAGCAACGAGTAATGCAAGATTGGCGGATACATCACCTATTCTTTTTAGAATGGGGGAATTTAATTCGGACATCACCGACGATGGAACTGGAGGCTTTTTTGCTTCTGGCGGCATAATTTTACAGGTTAAAGATTCTTCAGCTTCACCAACAACTTACACATATACGACAGGTCAGCAAATCGCACAGGTTTCTCAAAAAACAAAACTGAGGACATATTTGCTCCCCTCAGGACTGACAAAACCAAAAACAAAATATAGTATATCGATTGTTGCGGTTGATGAGTATAACAATAAATCCATCGCATCTTCTTTTGATCTTTTTAGCCCCTTCATTGATGACATGCCTGCTCCTGGGGAGTTGGATGGAGTTTTCTCTGCAGTTGTACAAGATGGCATCATGGTTACGTGGAATGGAAAATCACGACTTCCCGCAAGGAAGTTTTTAGTATACAGAAGTCAAGTTGACTCATCTGGCTCTCTTGGTCCATATGGGCTGATTGCGGAGATTGATCCAAGTTCTTATGAATATCTAGATCTCATGGTTCTGGACGGGAATTCCTACTCCTACCGCATAGGATATGAAAATTTTTGGGGCGCTAGGAGCATGCGTCCAGAAACATACGAATTAGAGGGTAAAATCGGAGTTCTTACCACTTTTGTGAGCAGGTCAGAAAATCCAGGACCTACTGGTCTTTCTTCACAATTTATAAATGACGACTATGTATTGTCTTGGAATGAATACACAATACCTGTAGATGGATTTGAGTTGTATGTTTCTGATCCTTCTACAGGTAGATTCTCTAGAGTTGGTTCTTCAGATAGTAAATCAAAAACATACACCTTAAGAAATTTTAAACTAGCCAACGGAGAATACAGGTTTGCTATCAGGTCTATTGTGTCTGAATGCTCAGTGGTCACGGCTCAAATCACCAACCCTCCAGATAGTAGCATGCTATTGTTCTCAAGATCTCAAAATGGATCATTAAAAGACGAGCGTAGATTGCTTTCTAACATGATTGATCCTGTTGTTGAGAATGCTGAAGAATTGATTGCCGAGCACAGACATTTCAGATTGGATGATAACAACGATTTCAGAATAGATTTGAGTGATCTATATTTGATAGATAAATATGTTTCTGAAGACAGGTTGACATACATCCCTTCATCGCCTATTGAGGTTGGAATTGACCCATCTCATGGTGTTGTATTTGTAAACAATTCAGTAACTTCTGTTGGTTATCAAATATTCGGTGATGGATCCATAAATTTTGTGGAAGAGCTTCCAGATGATTCTGTAGTTAAATCTGTAGTTTTTGGAACTTCTGAAGTCGAAGGAGTTTTGGACGGGGAGCAGATTGGCATACTTTCTGCAGGTCAATTAACATCTGGGACTGTCAGTAGGGGTGTTATCCCATCCGTAAATCATGACGAGACATTCATGGACATGCTGCCTATGACATGCATCATGCAATCAGCAGACAATTTTAGATGGTTTGCTACTGTAAACGAAAGAAACAAGATTAGATTATATTCTGAATCTGACTCCCAATATTCAGAAGTCGCTATTGAGTTGGCTGGTGCAGAGGTTGATACCCATCTTGGTTCTGTCCCTAGTTCATTCCCCATATCTAGAGGCAGTGCTCGTGCATTTATACATGACATGGAGTTCTTTGGAAATATTGGCTTTGTTGCATCAAGTGTTGGCAGTTGGATGTATAAAAACACTTCTGACATTGGAACGATTGTTGAAATATCCTCATCTTTGCCTCCTGATGATGCGGGTTGTCCATTCAGGATAAGAATATTTGGCGACATTGTGTTCATAATTGCCTTTAGGGGTATAGACATGGCTAGAATTCAAGCAGATGGCAATTTGACTCCTTTGGCTACGGGATTAGGGATGCAGAGGGGAGTTAAGTGCTTCCGAGATGTCATTAGAATTGATGATTTAAACTTCATAGCAGTCGCTGCAAATGCCATATGGAAGATATCTATACAGCTAAATTCTCAGATATATTTTCGGCAACTACCCTCCATATCTTCAGAGGCAACTTTGATATGGTCTTGTTTCTCTTGGAATGGATTACCGTACATCTATTCGGAAGACGGTCTTTTCGTTGGAGATTCAAGTGGTTCAGAGTTTTCTCTACTAGATAATTTACCAGGAAGGCTCAAAATAATAGACACTTATATTGAACAAGATTTTGTCTTGTTAATTGCAACTAATTCAATATGGAGACTTGATAATTCTTCTGTATCAAAGATGTTTCAATCGGACATCAGGCTCGGTAGGTGTGCCGTACATGAAGACGGGCTGTTTGTCTGCTCCGACGACGGCTTGCTCAGAACTAACTCAGACACCAATTTAAGGGAATCAGATAGGTATGTCCTCCGCAAAATGTCTATGCCAAAATTTACCGATGGTCGCTTCTTCTTGCCATTGACTGTGAAGTCCCATTCTGGACGCCTGTGGGTTGGGGGTGAGGGGGGTGCTATCTCTGCAGTCAATTTCAATAGATGGGCTAATTATTGTGATCTTTATTTTGGAATTAGTATTTTTGACGTCAAAGAGTCACCAACACTTTATATTAATGGCAAGCCTAGGCACATTGGTATTTATTTTCAGTTCGTTGCGAATGGATCAAGAGTTTTTCCTAGGCTTGCTGCTGATCAGGAGTATGAATCTCAACTTGAAACCGGGTTGCCAGAATGCGTATTTTTAGAGGAGCCTCCTGAGGAATTTTTTGAAATAGAGGTTGCTAGAAGTTATCATGCGTGGAGGCACCCTAAAGGTCGATGGGCTCATTTAGATTATGCAGCCCCAATTGCACTAAAAGTCAACGGTAAGAAAATTAATGATGGTAGCCGAGCAAAAAGACCATATGATGATATTGCTTTCATATCTAGCTTAAACCCAACATTTGGCGAGGAGTCATCCGCCAAAAAATCATTTGATTTGGCTTTTCAAGAAATGCGGGATCATGCTAAATTCATGTTGATAAATTCAGAAAACACAGAAACTGGCGAGCCCGAATCTTATGGTGTTCACAGATTTTCTAGAAGCAATATGCGCATTTTGCTGAGCAAGATTGAGAGAGCCAATCGTTTTGTGTATGACAGACAGGCTTTGGCATTCTTGGGTATTGATGCTACTTATAGGCTTCCTGATCCTATGATCAAGGTTGATTTGCTTGCTAATGCATTTGAGTCACCATATGGTGTCAGATCCTCTCTCTTGTCCTCGTTGGGTGTTGTTTCATACCCATTTTCAGAGACCATAGTTGGCAACAAGGGTGTTTACGACGCCGAAGACATCGGCTACCGTCTGCCGCCAATTTTCCCAAAAGATTCACCAGAGGGTTCTCTTGAGCCGAATTACGAGCTTTTACCCGAAGACGCTTCAGCGCTTTCCATTCCTATTGAAGATCTTGCATTCACTGGAGAATTCACCTATTTTGGAATAATCCCTAGTGTATTAAGGTTCTTCGGAAGAAGAAAGTTTAGAGGTCAAATCCTAGATGGTCCATCAACCGTATTGCCCGAAATCATGTCCCAGTAGGTTTAGTAGTTCTATAATGTAGTGGCGGTAGGTAGTAGGGTGATTCTGCAGAAATAACATTTTGTCAGGAATTTTTAAATGCCACACAACGACACCAGATATGAATCGGATTCTGATTTTCAGAGACTTCTTAATGTTGCCAGGTCTAGAAACCTACTTGAGATGTCTCTCAATAGGCAGAGACCAATATGTTTTAGATCAGATGTGGATACTTCTCTTTTTAATTTTTGCAACGAGTCTTTTTATATTAATCCAAATCTAGAATACGACTACACGCAGTATGCACCTGAAGATTCTAATCTAGCGCTACAGCCATCGGAGTCGAAGATAGCAAAATTGTTTAATGCTACAGTTCCCATTTTGATATACTTAGGCACAGCAGCAAGCAAGCGTACTGCGGGCTATAGTGCTGTGGCCTCAGAAGATTACGGAGAAATTAGTCCTTCTCAACACATTAAATCAATTACCTCTGCAGCAACTAGGGAGTCATCATTCACTCAAAACTCTTACTTTTCTTTTTGGTTTTCTCTTCATCCTAGGGTCAGGCAGCAAATACTAGATGTCGTATCTTCGTTGTCTAATACATTGGGTGTTGATCCAATATGCTCGAGAAAATCTAATGTCTCCTCGTGCAGAAGCAATAAGGCAAAAGTTCTTTTGAGGGTCGTGGCGGCCCTTCGTACCAACGACCAATCTTCGGCAATACCGCAGCTGCTACAGTCTATAAGGCCAGACACAAACACGGCAAAACCCATCGGCATGATCAAGTCTGACTTGGGTCTTGGAAATGTTTACAAATGTCTTCAGCGTGCTAGAACGAGAAAGAAACTTCAGCAGGATGGTGGAGGTTCTTGCGGTGGTGAAGACTGTGACCCATGTGTAGATAGAAACTTATAAATATGGCAGACCTTAAGTTTCAATTTGATCCTGGACAACATTACTCTTGGAGTCAAAGAGACAAGGTTTCATTTGTAGGTTCTTCTCGCCTACTCCTATCTGCTGTAAGACCTTCTTGGCTCACCGATATGCGTTTGTATATTTCAGAAAAGAACATTCCAAATAAAATTGTTTTGCCCACAGATATAAACATCACCTTATTTTTTGATAGGGATGTTGATGTAGAATGGAATTGTTCTAATAGTACAGGAAATTGCTCATCAAATTCGTGTATTTTGGGTATTTTTAAATCGTCTTGTACTGGTTTTATTCATGCTTATGGGGTTGATATACAGCTATCAGTTCTCCCGATGGCTGACTTAAGTGGCGGTTCTGCATATTATATTAACCCATCTGCTCCATTTACTTTTGAAGATGGTCATGTTTCATCCACAAAAGAATTGCTTATTTCTTTTGAACCCAAAATGACTAATCATCATTTTTACGACAGCGGAAGCAGCAGTGCGATTGGCATTAATGGAGTTCAGAACAGTGTAATGTATTTGAAACCTCTTGAGTCCTACAATTTACGTTCAGATGGAGTTTTAGACATTTCTCAATTTGCCATCTGCTCAGATCACCGCATGCAGGCTAATTCAGTAATTTTAAGAACAAGCAGGGAATCTATAGATGTTCCTTATTGGATATCTAGAAGCAGTGAAAAACTTTGGTACGGAATGGTCAACAATCCTCAAAGCGGCGGTCGTGTTTATATCTCTTCACAAATGCCCTTGGGGACGCCTTGGTCTGCATGTGTCGGCAATTCCACAAGTTCTATCAACAGTATCAGTAATTTGCCAGTCGGAAATTTCTGTATGATAAATTTTGCAGCCATGCATGCGCCATGTTGTGCATCATGTTCTGTTCTTAGTAATTCAATAAACACGTTTCGGACTTCCTCATGTTTGTGGTCTGGAGGCGCAAGACTTACTGATGGCGTGTGGAAAAAAAATACATATTCTGATGATTTTTTTTATTTGAGTGAAAAATTGAGAGGCAGCGAATCTTTAGATTCTTATATAGCTTTTGTAGAGCCTGGAATACTGAGCAGAGAATTTAAGTTCTCATCAAGTTCTTTCATGTATTTATCTCGCTGGCTTGAGAGATTTTCTAGGAACGGCAATCACGCATTCGCTTGTGCTTTCCCGTATGGACTTAGAGAAGATGACATTCCATCCATAGACTCATATATGAAGTCTGCTATGGCAAATACAACTCCTCCAATTAAGTGGGCTTGCTATGTAAACTCAAAAACGACTGATGCTTGCCTGTCTGTTTTGCGTGACTATGTCTCCAATTCGCACAGAGATATATACATAATTGCTATAGAAGATAAAACCGTATCGAGGGCGCAGTCATATGGGATTAGCATGATAGTTCCATATTCAGTTAGTGCTCTCGTGCATCCTATGTCGGGAAGGCATGTCGTTGTTTTGGATGTGATGCCATTAGAGGACTTGCAATAAAATGTATTACACTGGCACCAACCTCATAGTCAGTCTCAAAGTTGCTGATGCAATAAAATTTTCTAGAACAGATGTTTGTGAGATTTTTACATTTAGAGAGGGTGGTGCCGGTAGGCGTGTTGGATCTTTGGCAATGGTCTCTTCAGTTTTGGGCGACACTGTTTATTTGACATTCGGTTCTTTACCAATAGATATAAATGACCACATAGAACAAGGAGATGTTCTACGACTCTTGTTAAATCCAGATGTTTATTCAGAAATTATTGGAGATTTCATAAATTTTAACGACGGCTCTCCGCGTTTCGGCAAATCTATAGATGAGCCAAACTATGATACAGAAAGACATGATTTGCTTAATTATGAGTCTGATGGATTCACCCCATCGCAAATTAATTTGGCGTGTATGTCTGGATCTAATTTCAGTCCGCTGTCTATGGACTACACTGGTTTGGTGTATGCGAGAAGGACAGAAACACCTAGGGGTCACAGAAATGGTATGGGGTCAAGGATCGCCGTACTAATTACTAGACAGCATCTGCTCATGTGCGAGCATTACCCTCCGACCACAAGCACCATGTATGCATGCACTGACAGCACGAGATTTACTATCATCAAGAGAACTAACACAGAGCAGGGATCTACTGATTGTTGCAGATACACTACTCTTGGCAACGGCGTCATGGTATTGAATAGATATCCTGAATGGTACGAGAACAATAATGGAAATACTGTAAGTCAAAGATATCCAGATATTCCGGCAATTACTTGGAATCAATTTCACGATGCAGTTGTTCAGGTATTTAAAAATCCAGTTCCTAATGAAATAAATCCAATACGGCTTGGCTTCACTCAATATCCAAACATTCATTTCCCTACCAATAGCGCTCTAGCTTTTGTAAATAATTCTTGGTTTACTGTTTCAGCTATGAGATTAACCAGTTCTGGTCAGATCACTCAGGCTAATTCTGTAAATTCCCCTTGGGCAGCCATGCCGTCGGGGGTTCAACTTACAGACATGCAACACTGCGTGGCAGCTGGCGATTCTGGAAGTCTTTTTCTTCATAAACACAGCGAGGGCACGATTTTTATGGGTGCGGCTTTGTGGGGCGGAACCACTTACGGATTAACTATAAATTCTAATGGATTTTTTTCTTGCACGCCGCCTGCGTTTGACGGTAATTCCATATGTAGTTTTGATGACAGAGCAATAACTTCTACCATAAGTACTGGTGTTTCTCTCTTGACCCCTAACATGAAAAGAGTTCTAGAGATAATATTAAGTGATTTATCTTGGCAAATCACTAATACACAAAACAGTAATCCTGACAAAAACATATCAGATACAGATATTATTCACACGAGCGCTTTTTTTGTAGATTTAGATTCATCCTACTCTTCGTCTTCTTCATCTTCTTCAAGTTCTAGTTCTTCTATTTCTAGTTCTTCTAGTTCTAGCTCAATTTATGGAGTTAATTGCAACCCGCCTTTTGATATCTCTCAGTGTCCCGACTATTTTGACAGAGAAGCATATCTAGCTTCAAATAGCCAATCCACAATAGATTCAGAATTTGGAATATTGACTGAAACATCTATTTTTGGAGGTGGGCACGGAGATTCTTTGCCCATAGATTTTGAGCAAGCTGGGGCAGTTGTGGTTGGGCAGGCGTTGCCGACCTTGGGTCAAATGCGTTTCATAGATGGCTCTAGAGTTGGCAAGGGAGATAAGGTTGAGGGCGTAGTTTTGGCAAAGAGATGGAATGATTCTGGAGAGGTTACTCACAGGGTTATAGAAGATAGTCTTGAAGGCAGTAATTCAGGACTTACATTAAAGATGGCAGAAGCTATGCGAATAAACATGCTTCATAATGCAGCATCAATTAAAATAGAAACAGGCGTTGATCCCACGAGGGGCACAGAAAAAACATCACTGCATGATGCAGCAGATATGTCTTGGATGGACGCTAAAATATCTACTGTTGGTCATACAGCCGTGAGGTGGTCGTATGGCCTTTCTAAATCGCCTTCTTTTGTTCTTTCTGCAGTATATTTGATAAACCACAATTTGATCGCATTTTCTACCGATGTTGGAGTTTTGTTCGTTGATGCATCTTCTGGTCATATGACATCCGCTCCACCAGGCTGGCTTGATCACGGATTCGCTTTCAAGTTGGCTATTTACGGCAACCTAATTGTTGCCTATAGCCCAAGCAAAATACTTGAATATGATCAATTTGAGATGTCTAGTCGAGTTGTGCCCCTCGAAGGTGTTGTCGGATTGATTGTCGCCGGCGGAAAAAACGGACAAACATACATTGTGGCAACATCAAATATCATATACTCCAAAACAAATGTTTCAATTTCATTTGTTCGTCGTGGAGGTTTAGATTTTAATGAAGACAATCAGCTCGAAAAAATAAACCATATATTCGATGGCACGCCTACTGTGATTTCTTCAGGATCAAATTTTGCCTGGTCTCTAGACGGTTTAAGATTTGCAAAATCACGAGATTCACTTCTTACTACACCTTATGTTCTTGTAAAATTCAGAGGCCATCGTACATATCAAGGCCTCCACTCCGAGGAAGAGTTTTTGGTTTATGGAGGAAAAAGTGGTGTGGTTTATGATAAAATGTTGGCTGTTGGTGCCTCTAGTAACTCTAATAATCCACCAAGACTTTTAGAAATACCCGAATCTCCTGATGGAGTTTCTATGTCTGGAGTTGCTTGCAATTCTATATTGGTGTTCAGGTCAATTTCTCAAAACGGTTCTTTGCGAGATGATTACATGATTTGCGGATTCGCAAATGGTTATACATGCGTTGTAAAGTATACTTTTGACAATAATATAGAATTTTCGCAAACAAGTTTTGAGGCAGAAACGCCTCAGGCGACTGGAATAGATTGCGTGCATCATTTGATAGAAGTTGGTGGTAGGATCGCTGTTGTTGGATTCAACATGTGGAAGTATATAGATGAAAACAGATTAAACAGGATTGTTTCTGGAGTTCCATTATCATGACTGAAATTGCAACTACTTATGCGCATTATGCAATAGATAGGAGATTTATTGTAGATTTTTCTAGACTGTATATGTCCGAAGATTTTTTTATTTCTTCTTTAAAAAAAGCGTATGGGTGGGGTGTGAGAAGGTTTGTGGTATCACCATGCGGCAACGCAATTGGAATTGCATCCGATCCCTATTATGAAGTGCAAAACGAGATTTGCACATCTTGGCTTAGTTTGGTGTATTCTTTTGTTCAGTCTTGCAGTCATCCCGTTACTGTCGGTGTGCGCTATGATTTAGGCTACCATATGGCCGCTCAAACTAGTTTGCTTAGTGGCAGTTTTATGGATTATGAGTTACCTAAGCTTGTAAACAACGGAATCACCGCTATAGTGTCGGACAACATGCCAAAGCCCTCTGATCCATACGATCCGTATGACAGTTGCACAAATCGCCTTTTAAAGCAAATACTTGAACGACATATGTTGTTTTACTTGTGGCGAGACAATTCTGGCAATCCGTATGTGTCCACTAGCGGAGCGTGTGATTTGCCTGAGTGGTACGACCTACCAGTGGCTGTTTCTGACAGCACTTTACCAGTAAGTGGATGGGCGAGTGCTAATGTGAGGGCTTCAGTTGAATCAGTTGTGACGATAGAATCGGAAGACTTGTCAGAAAGAGTGATTCGCTCTTGTGTAAATTGGGGATATGTTCCATGCTGGAAACCATCTGTTTCTTCTCTTTCGTCTGATTGGAAATATATAGTAGATGCCTATCTTGACGAAGAGCGTCGTGTTAAAGATTTGGGCGCAAAATCTAAGAAATTTATTGTCCCATCTCTAGCCGGTCGCAGATCTCATGTTGGCGTTGGTTCTTGTCATTCATTTTTTAGCAGTATCGCGAAGTCTATTCCGAGTATAGTCGCACCTGCAAACATAGACTGCTCAAGTAGCGCGAATGAAGCAGGTGGTGTCTGTAATCTTCCTTCGTATTATGCAGCAAGACAGCCGTACTACGAAGATCCATTGATGCCATTTACTAGTGCTGGAATCTTGTCTTCCAAGATTTCTTCGCCATCTGCATATGGCTCTTATGGGGCATGCAAAGCTGCTGATGCTGCTATAGGCATTCTTGCGGAAGAGTGGAGTAGTCATCCCCAGCGTGATTACTTGGGCGAGTTTGCTTCCGTGTTAGTTTTTTCAGATTGGGGGCGTGGCGGTTCTTCTCAAGTCGTAGATACACATTACGAGGAGTGCAGGCTCACCGAACATGCTGGAGATGCCTTGTCTTTGCCTCCATCTGGCAAATCTATACAGAATCCTAGAGATAGCTTGTTCAACTATAATGGGATTTTATCTTGCAGATCTTGGATGTCAAAATTCATATACAGGTTTGAGACTGTGCGCCAGAGGTGGGCTGTTTTTATAGGCGTAGGCGTCCAATCTCCTTGGTGTGTTGTTTTCAATTCAAAATTGCCCGTAGATATCAACAGTGCAGTATCTCAGCCAAAAGTCGTGGACGGCATAACATATTATGGAAATTGGGAAAGCCATATTTTTGACAGCAGGTGGGAGCGGGAAGTGATTGCAGATATTTTTGGATCAGAGAAAACGCTGTTAGCATGTTCGGAATTTTCAAGAATCTACTCAGTAAAATCTTACTTGCCAGGTGGTCAGTTAGACAAAACATTCACCGCAAATAATGTATTTCAGAACAGATCTGCATTTGATTTTGTTGGTAACAGAGCGTTTGCAAAGTGGTACATGGATGTAGCCCGAGCTGCTGCTGCTTTTGCTCTTAACGAATCTGTAGGCAAAATGTTGGTTCATCATTTTGTTGGATGTTCTGTTTCTTCTCCAGGATTAACTCCGAAATCTTCTCAAAATATATGCGATCATAAAGATGCATCTCCGCTATTCAGCATGGTGCAGTACAATAATTTTAGTTCACCATCACTTACTCCATCTCCACGTATTGGTATTCCACATGTCGGTATATTCGGACAGGGACATAAGGATGTGCCTCCTCTGTCAGAAGGGGTTCGTGTTTTGACCAAATGCTCATCTGATGGAGATCAGCTTTCAGATTGGTATCTCTCTTCTCCCGTCGGTGACTGCTCATGGCGTTTTGGCGGAGAAAGAGAAAGGTTTGGTTTTGGGGTGGATGACTCTGAAATTGTTGTGGATGATGGCGATCCCAACCCTGTAGCCATACAAGGATATTCTGGCGGGACTGCTCAACCTATAGACCAGGCCCCGTGGTGGGGAGTTTATGCTGGTAATTTCAATCCAACTGTTTACCTGCGAACTTCCAAATCTGATGATGAGGAATATTACCAATGAGGGTTTTGATGCCATCTAACAGGCTTGGATTCAGGTGCGATTCAGAGCAGGCCGAAAATTTCGTCGGATGTTTCTGCAGTGCATCAGGTGTGCCGTATGGTGTTGTAGGTAGCACATCTGTGGAGTCGCTATCCTCTGTTGGGTGTACCGTCACGCCGTGCATTGATGGATTTGCTGGATCTTATGGTAATGGTGACGGCTTGCCAAGCTTGAATGACAAATTGTCTAACAATCAATTTCGTGATTGTGAAGGTGAAAATCTTTTTTTGCAGCCAAATTCCGAATATCTAAAAATTATAACCGGCAGAAGGTTCAATGCTCAAGAAATGATCAAAGGTATGACTTCTGAGTCTGGCGCACACCTGCGCAGGGCGCATGAGGTGGTTCGTGGCTTCAGGAGAACTGAAGGCATATCAAATATTTCTTTGACATCTGATGAGATGTATTTTTCTGTTATTGAATCTTTGGTTATGGATGCAAGAAGAAATTGCGATTTGGCTTTGGCTGCCACAAGGAAAAAAACTAGCGTGATACCTCCGGCATGTGCTGATTTCATAAGTTCTGATTCAACGATGTCATATGGGGTGATCAGGGATGCTGCTTTCAGTATTGGCAACAGCAACTTCAGATCTGAATTGCAAAAAAACTTTGCGATTGCTTGCGGGATTTCTGGATTTGGCTTGAAGATGCCATTTGTGGAAGCTTTCACCTCCTCCAAGGGCTCATATTTGTATAATTCAAATTCTCGAGGCAATTTTTTTGTTCATATGAGTTCTGGGATGCCACATGGTTGGGTAGATTTGATAAATTCAACAAAACTTCCTCACGGTTCCACATTCAGGGCAGTTGGCGCAAAAGATGCAAAAACAAATTTTCAATATCAGATATTGTCTGATTCTTGCAAATTGGCAGCTAGGGAGTCTGGTCTCTCTTTGGCGCGTTTTGCAAAAACCATAGGTCAGCAAGATTCTATCATACTTTGCGTTTCTTCAGTTTTGCCGAACGCCTTGATGGGTAGCTCATGGTATGGTATGCTGCCAATCCCTGAATATTTTATAGACGAATATATAAGGCCTCTTCTACGCGGAATTTATGACGGCGGCGGCAAGGTCTTAGATTTTGTTATTGGCGACAATATGGAAGAAATTATATCTGCAGCCACCTCAAGCTCAAATTCCGACAGATTTACCGCAAGAAGGTCTCTTGAGTATCAATTTTTGGGGAGAAGGATGATTTCTAGGCCGATTGACGAAAAAAGAGATGAGCTTGGTCACGAAAATGCAGTTGGTTTTGCATGGAACCACGAACTTGCAGATCCAGAACTTGGCAACTGCATGCATGACATATTTTGGTCGGACTTGGACGGATCTCGCATGATTGACTGGAAAGGTACAATATCTTCTTGTGTAGACGATCAAGCAGCATGGTCGTCTTTGAGATTTATTTATCCAGATTTGCCTGTAAAAAATCCTGTGCAGGGCATGTCCGTATCATCTGGTCGGTATAATAATAAAAATGCAAATTATGTTGCCTCAAGTTCATCACTCATTACAAGGCAAATTGTTGCCATCTTGAGATGGGAGAAGGTGGAATGGACACATCTTCTAACCCGCCACCTCAGGGCGCTCGCCGACACAAACGCTAGACATATGGCTTCAGCGTCTACTGATTGGTCTGTTTCCTCAGCAGGAACGGTTGATATAGTGCGATGAAGTCTGACTACGATCAGTTTGATCTGCTCAACAGGCTCGTCCAAGACGGATATGTGAAGATTGCCAAGGGATCCTTGGGCGCAACCTCATCTTCTTACGCTCCTGTTGCTTACCTCGAGGGTTTTTCTTCTGACCCATCAAAGGCACAGCCCCTATCGGGAAATCTGTCTTCTGGAGTCTCTCCTGATGCAAAAACAATTGGGTTATACTCTTCTAATACTGGTGTTGGTTTGTCGGTTGAGACTGGCTCCGCTGTAATTGCTGGGGTTTTTAATGCTGGCGCTGGTGTGGTATTGGTTGATTCGGACAATTTTGCAAGAGTTGATTTCGATTTTATGGCAAGATCTGTGTTGGGTGCAAGTTGTGTGCTTTCACAGCAAACCGTCACAACTTTTGAAGAAGCAAAAACAGCTGTATTATTGATCGCATCGGGAACGACCGGATGTCAAACTGATGCACTTGTTATGCACGACCCAAACCATTTTGTAAAGTCTGATCGTGGGGATCTTGGGCAGGTGCTGTCTGTTTTGTTCCAGGTTTTGTCTTCTGATTATGGAATCAATCCAATATCAGCATATGAAGATCTTTTCTCTGCCGCCTCATTTGATCATGAAACCGACTTTTTACGCATCTTCAAGACCGAGGGCGACTGGAGCACTGGAGCAACTGCAACCTCTTTCAGTGTTGGCAAGCCCTTTCTTGCGGTAGCCCACAGACTAAACCTACTAGATCCCTTGTTTGCCGCAGCGGGATGCAGGTTGAACTGTGATTTCGACCCTTGGCCTGCAGTTGATTTCATGTCCCTTGATGACTTCAATGGTTTCAATATGTGGGACACTGGGTGGAACCAATCTGAGACATCCTCGGGAGGCTACCTTTGGCTGAGGGGCTGGCCATACCAGAAGCCATCTGGGAGAAGCCCCATCAGCAGGAGGGTGAGGCCGTTTGTGGTCATCGACAGATGGGGGAGTCCGCACCCCACAGCCCCTCCTAACAACGATTTTGACAATCTTACTCTCAAATACAAGAGATTGAAATTTTCAGGAGAAAGTCATATTGTTGAAGATGTTAGCGAAGTATTTACTTGCCAGAAAGATGCACAAATAGACAGCATATGTGTTAATGCTTCTGCTGGTGATTATTCATTCAAGGTTACTGATCCAGCTTTTGCTGGAGATGGCAATCGTCCTCAAAATTATGCAGTGAACAGGTGGCTCATCAACAGTCACAGCAGCACGCCACCGGCTTCTCAGCTTCCATGGTCTGCGACAATCACACATAGTGTTTTTTACGATGCTGTCAGATATGCCATCGATGGTGGCAACATGAACGACATAATCATGCCTGGGCTTTTGTGCGACAGGGGTTATTTCGGGTTTGATGCATCCAACCCCCAGCCCAAGCCAATACCATCTGGCCAAAGGGGATATTATCCCGTTGATATTCCTTTCTGCCACTCGTGGAAGGGAGACTATCGTTCTCGCGTTGAGCCATCTGACCCTCACTCTTGGAGATATCCAGTATGGTTTCAGCCAGATCTGCAGGAGTATACATACACGGATTTTGGGGGATCAAGCAGAACAGTTCGTCTGCCATCACTTTTCCACGATAATCTGATCAAGTTCTATTGCGGGACTCTCGATGCTAGTGGGCAGCCGACCGCAAGCGGTGGTGGATTCATACAGTACATGATCAGGAAACTCTGCTGGTATGCGAAGCAGCCACCTAACGTTCCAAATGTGAATGCAATTGGTCAAAGGCTATTTGCGAATGTTGATGCCTCTAGCATCGGCTCTGATCCATACAGGTTGCCATTTGACCTATCTAGGGATGGCAACCTTCTTGACTACATCATTTATGATTTCATAGTTGAGTTCGCAGGAGACAAGACTGGCACACTTTGGGATTGGATACAAGTGGTGCGTGGCTATGGACTGATGGATGAATGGTTGATTAGACAGACCACCAATCCAAAATGGAGCAACCTATCTTGGAACGGCTTTACTGGTGTGATATCTATACTAGAAGCAGGTAATGGCAGATACGGGTCTAGTTTGACTGGCTCTAGGAGCATATCTGAAGGGTTGCGTTCTCTGGTTGAGACTCGATGGGATGGCTCGGTGGAGCATCCCATGCTGAGTCGTCTCCAGCTTGTGGTTTCAATACTAGAAAATGAAGTTTTTGCGCTCATAACCAAAGCCATAGAGGTTACTCTTAAGGCAGAAGGGTGCATGCGTCCAGAAAGTAGCCTTCCATATTATGGCTACCAGTGTGTTTCAAGATTGGATGCAGACACCACTTTTAAGGTTGGTCAGTTCCCTGAGAGGTATGGAGAAAACTACACATCGATATCTGTAGGTCATTCGCCAATAATATTCTACACCCTGAAAGACGGGTCTTTAAGATGGGTTACCACGCAAGATAATTTTGCAGGATATGATCTGCTGCCACCTTCTGAACTTGCTTCTCTCAAATACAGGCAGATAGCAGTTGGATATGGTGTTGTTGTCGGTTTGACAACAGATGGAAATGTTGTGGCATGGGGTGGACCTGCTCTAGAGCATTGTGATGTTACTGCTTCAGAAGCTGCCGAAGCCTTCACAGAACAGTTGGCTTCACTTGGTCGTACAGTAAAGAAAATCGCTGCAGGTGGATCTCATTTCTTGGCGCTGCTAGACAACGGATCTGTAGTTGCCTGGGGGGACAATTCATCTGCCCAACTGAGCGATCCCAATACAGTTTGGACCAAGGTGGGAAGTATACCTAGGCCCACCGCAGGAGATGCGACGCTCATTACAAATCATATTCCATACATCGACTTCGAGTACAAGCAAGACGCATCCTCATATCTAGGGTATTTCCCATGCATCACAGATGATCAGGACAGTTGCGTTCTTGATGCTTCTGGCGACCCTGTGCTGCAGGGCAATTCTTGTCAAATTAGTCCCCAGAACAGAAAGTATAGGCTTTTCAGATTCAACTCTTTGGGATGTCCATTCCGTGGCGGCGATCTTCCCAACAGCAATTTTGACACTCCATCTACATCTTATCCTGCTCCCAGCGCAACTTCTTGGGCAGGCATAGTCAACTGGGAAACGGACACAGGTGCTCCAAATGACTACCAGTTTGCCAGATCAACTGTTGCTTCTGGTGTCAACGTCAGCCTAGATGGGTCTTGGTTAAGTTCTGCAGAGAATATAAGCACGGGGAACAGTCAAGGATATACTAATTCATCAGGATCTTTGATACCTAACTCCATATTCGGGACATCCGGTCAGTCGTATATTGACATCTCTGCTGGCAGATTCCACAATCTTCTTCTCACTGATGACGGGAACATAGAGACATGGGGTGGTAATTTCTTCTACGCAGTAACTGGCAGCGGCCTACAGACCAATGAATATGTCAGGATGGGGTCTGGCCGGCCTAACGCAACTGCTGAAGCATCAACTAGCAAGTGGATAGAAAATGGCAGGGAATATCCATATCCAAATGCTCCCCCTGGGGACAATACAGCTCCAACTGTAAAGACCCTAAAAACCACTGCAAATTCAGTTTCTGCAATATCATGCGGATATTACAACAACTATGCAATCAGACCAGATGGTTCTATATTTGCATGGGACAGGAACGAATGGGGAGAATCTCTGCCGAATGGCGGCATCCCATCAGGCCCATTCAAGCAGGTAGCTGGCGGTTACCACCATGCGGTTGCCCTGCGCAGAGATGGAACTGTTGCTTGTTGGGGAGAAAATAACGACGGTGAATGCGTTGTGCCCGTCCAGTTTCAGAACGCCACTACCTCCGACTGTGTGTGGGTTGGCGCAGGCCAAAGATTCACCGTTGCGCTCAAAGCAGATGGAACCCTATATGCTTGGGGAGACCTGTCGAAATTGGTTTCGTCTAGCACCCAAGGTATGCGGATCAATCTCGCGGAGAGGATATACCTTCCAGGGACTCCGCTCATTTCTGCCAACCCTGGCTCTGATGGTACCATATCAAATCAACTTAGTTGGCAGGGCAAGTATTCTCTTTTTGAATGCGCTGGAGACATCCCGACTGATGTAATCTACAGCGGTTATAGTCAGTACTGGCTCTTTACGCAGTTTGTTGATGTTTCTAATATGCAGAGTGGTTTGATTAACACTTTTTATCATGGTTCTAGTCAATATGAAGTGGGAACAATAGATGACCAAAGTTCTTGGCCGCTTGTTTTGATGGGAGGCTCTGGTAATTACGGTGGTTTCTTGAGGCTGAAAACAGATGGAAAATTGTCAAGCGGCACGAACTCGGATGACAGGTCTGGGCCTGAGGAGACTTTCAACCAAACTCAGTTGCCGGGGTCTAGACTGACATGGGTGGGTAACGGCGCCAGGCAGAATGTCCCAACCGCAAACGGATTCAGTTCGTTTACCAAGGCGCTGGCTCTCGTACAATCTGACAACTTCATATCTCCTCCAACTCCAGCACGTAGCGCCATGGAGCCATTTGCTGATCTCAAGTATGGCATCTACGCGATCAAGCAGTGCGCATACAGCCATCCATCCCAAACTTGTCTTGCATGGGTCGAGTGGCCTGGCGGCTTTGCCCGTCCAGATGTTTCTCCAGTTGGATTCATATGGAATGAGGCAGACAGGCAACTGCCAGGCGAGAGTTGGCCAAGTCGATGGCATGGAGGGGGCGTGCGCAGCAGGGAACTGGTGCACGGCTGGATGTGGTGGGAAAAGATGGTTCATGCCATGCTAGTAGCCCAGGGCCACCCTCTATTTACATTCTGGTATGGAAGCGCAGAAAGAATATTTACAGGCAAATATGCAGTGGTTGCTGAAGGCATAGAAGACACGGTATTCAACAGCACAACCGTTAACGCAGTTTTGGGAGATATAGAGCGTGCTGTTGGCTCACGTCGTCGTTGGAGTATTGCATTCCGACACGAATATCAGTTTAGTTTTGCGGAAACAGACTCTTCCGACACGCCTCAATCTCTTGTGGATGGCACCATCCCGCCACTCACTGATGCACAGATGAAGCCATGCATCACATGTGTCAAGGTAGAGGAGACAGATGATGGCTCATCTCCTGCGTATTTGCTCTTCAGACTTTCTGTTCCCACCCCGACCGAAGTCCCCGACATAAGTCCCAATGAGCAGTATCCTCCGAATAACAGGATACTGAATCTGAAGAAATTCGTTGTTTCGGTCAGGTCTGGATCTGAAGAGATCGCTAGATTGCGTCCGAACCCGAAGCGTCCTTGTGGCATGTGGTTCAGCATGCCATATGAGGAGGGCATGACTCCGCCCACGTTCGAGATGGTGGAAGACACTGGGGTGGTAAGCCGACGAGATGGCTTGACCACCTACAGGCTCGAAGGAACCAAGGTCGCAGGGTATGCAAATGCATCTGCAACTACCTCTGGTGTCAAGGATACATCTTGGTACAGAGAATCAAGATTCAGCCTTCATACCCAGTGGAGCGGATTAAACTGCGTCTTGCTCTATGATCAAAATGTCAGAAACATGAAGGGTGCTGCCATAAGCGGTTCTGACTGCGAGGTTTGTTTGCTGAGCAACTGCTCTGCTCCAAATCTTTCTTCCGCATCCCTTTCATTCTATAAGCGCAAGCACTCCACTGGGTCCTCGACATTTGAGTCGTCTTCTTTGCCGTCTTGCGGTGCGGCCACGGCTGCTAAGTTGGCTGGCGCTCGTGCTGCTTTTAGTTCTGCTTTCAACATAGATGCTCAGGTTAGGGCTGCAGCACAGTGGAATCCTGATTTTGCTATTGTATTTTTGAGGAGTTCAGACGAGCCTATGTGGTTCCCAAAGCCTGCTTCAACGCCATCTACAGATTGGGATTGGAGCAGAGATGGTGCTACTTTTAATCAGTGGAAGTTGTTCGCAAATGATGGAACTGTGGCGGGAGCGGTTGGGATGGCTATGGACCCAATGGCTGAATATGTGGCGGCTTCTATTAAATATGGAATTCGCCTGATTGCATACTTCAAGATGTTCTCTTCTATAGAGTTGGATGTTCAGGCAAACAACACAAATACAAGTTTAACGAGGTTCGGAATTACTGCACCTTCTGGTGGATGGAAAATATCAGAGGTTTTCCACAAGGCTACTGATATATTTGGCAATCTGATCACTGCAAGTGAGCATGGCAATTCTGGCATGACTCTCCTGTCCATCATGTCTCCGTCGACAAGAGCTTTGATGGCTGATTGGTGCAAAGAGGTTGCAAGGCAAGGTCTAGCAAAGGATGTTTCTAACGAACCAATTCTTGGATCTGACGGATATCCGCTTGGTGTTCGCGGCATGTATTGGGATAGCATGCCGATAGATCCTTTTAGGGGAGACTTTTCTGAAGACACCGTGAGTTGGGCAACGTATGAGGGCCTTTTTGAAAATTTCAACCAAGAATTCCAAATACCCAAGCCAGATCCATCAATTTTCCCATTCCCCCTCACTTACGAAAAAGCAAATAATTTAGGTCTTGTCTCACTGTGGACTTGGCTCAGCAATCAAAACACAACAAATATAACCGATCTTTTATCTCTTGATAATCCTTCTGTGAACTGGATAGAATCAAGCCAGACCAACCCTGTTACTTTTAAATCTGAAGTCCGAAGATACTTAGAATGGTTGAGGAAGAAGGAAAAAGAATTCATGAATTTCATCGCGGACACGATGAAGTCTTATGGGCATCCCGATTTTGCAATCATTCCAGCCGGCATACATTCTGGTCATTCCTACTCAATTTTTGCCAATCAGCATGACTCTGCATATTACTCTGCTGGTTTCAAGTCTGAACTTGGTGTGGAGCAGATACTCGATCTGCGGATGCCAAGCAACAATACCAGCCCATCAACTCCTCCTGACATGTGGTTGGCACAAATTGCAGACATGCTTATGTCAAGGAGCAGGGATGGTAAGCCATCCCTGATGTGGCAGCCGCTGACTCTGTGGAGCCCCTCAGAGTCAGATGCGCTCAGACCTCCAACGGACACAGAGCAGAGTTTGGTGACATGCACAAGCAATTTGGACTCCGCCTATCAAGCAGCGAGCGGTAGATTCACATTCTTGGGCGGGAAGGGGATTGTTCGCGATCATGCAATCAGGGGTTTCCTAGAGAACAAACTGCTCATAACATGGGCATGCGGTAACATTTTTGATGCGATGTATTTCTCTGGCGCTGGATATTCAGGAGAAAATCCTGATTCCCTAACGGGGGTGGAAAACAACGACACTTCATTGCCTTCGGATAACGCCTCTGTATACATCAGAAGACTAGCATCCATGGCTTCAAGTCTTAAGGACGGTGGCCTGCCTAAAGCCAAGAGAAGTAGGGTGCCTTGGGTGGCAGTGGTTCACAGCCCGGAAGCTGCTTTTGGGGCTTCTATACAGGGAGGCGTCGCAAACGCCAAGTGGCAGCAATACTATTGGCCACTCATGGGTGCAATCCACACATGTGTTGATAATGGCGTGCCTGTTTCTGTGGTGCAGGATGACTCTCTAGACCTTTATGATGAATTGGGGATTGGAGTTTTGGTTATACCTTTTGCCCGTTCTGCAGTTCCAGCAGCAACTGCTAAAATATTGAATAGGTTCAATGGTGGTGTCATATGGATGCAGGAGGAGTTCCTCGACAGCCCTGATCCTGGAGCATTGGTGCCACCGCCGCTGGCAACATTAAAGAATGAGTTCTATGACACCTCACTCATGGCTGGATTGTCCATAACCAAAGCGAAGAATTCCAGAAATCTTCTCTGGAACCTCATAAAAATCCGTGGTGGCGAGCCACCCATCTCGGCGACAATCGGGCCATCTTCAGGTGGCGAGTTTCCCAATCCTCTCGCTGTTCCATGTCACGGATTTGAGGTGTGTGTTGGAGACGGTAGTGCGCAACACATGATAATCACATCAGCTACAGATCTTGGCTGGACGGACATGACGAAGCACATGAACCCGATCCAGTATTCAACACGAAAGCATCTGCTAGAAAACATTCCTTCGGGTGCAAGGTCAATACTCAGCATGTGCAGTTCTTCAGCGTTTATCGTAGCTGACAGCTTCTACAAGACCACCTACACAGGATCTGATCAGCTTATTCCGCTCGAGCACATGCCATTGCTAGGCAAATTGAATTTCTATGCAGGAACTCCAAGAACATGGGGAAGGTATGTAAGGTTCAATTTTAAATTCTCATCAACACAGCTACCTGTGCGTGCAAGACAGTTCCTGCTCAACAAGGAACGTGGAAAATTTGATCCTATAGACATGGTCATAGAAGGTGGTTATTCAGAAATGAACGACATGATTGGGGTGCGCACCGTCGAAGGTGTGTCGATCACCCCATGTTCATATGATCTTGGTTCGGTAATAGACGTGCAGTTGCGCGATAGGGTTAAAGATGACGATGTCACTGAATTTATAGTCAGAGCAGGACAGGGGTCCCAATTTGATCCGTGCCCCTATCCAGGGCTTTCTTGCAACTCCATCAACATGTTGAGGTGTCTGTTTGACTGGCTAGCGAATGCTGCTGAAGAAGATGACAAGATCATCGTAAGAATGTACTGTGACGGATCCGAGAATGACCCCGATGTATCCAAGATAGTCCTTGCAAAGCCGATCTTCGAAGATCTGCACGCAAGTGTTGTTGCGAACCCATCGGCTTGGCAGCGTGTGATCGATGAGCCAAATAGCTTAACAGGTTTTTCTTCGTATTGCCCATTAGGATTTGTGGTCGCGAGGGACAGGGTGGGCAACCCTTCTAGTCCGACAGATGTCACCAGGATTGTCACTGGTATTGAGTTTAGAGGGAGCTATGGCAGTTCAACACTTGCAGGCATGCTTCCCTCGCTTGCTGGGATCGTGCCATATTGCTCTTCAGAGAGTCCGCTACCGCCTGAGGTATTCTGTTCTGACAGTGAGGCAGTGTACACCCTCACTCCAGAAGACCAGCTGATGAGGGATCACATTCTTGCCAAACGTTCTTGGGCGAACTCTCTTGGTGCAAAACCAATGCTATTTGTACGAGAAGATTCATCACCATCATCTCAATACAGGAACATAGACGACAACGGCATGCCGATCCCCTCAGGAATTATTAGATATGTGAATGATCTCAAGTCGAATATTGCCAGTGACACTGCGATTGGTTTTGCGTCTGAAATAACACATGTCATCATAGACCTGAAGAGCATTTTCCGTTCTGACAATGTCGATTCTGATGTATTCAATCGCCATTCTAGGTGGGTTTCAAATCCGATTGACATGATTGATCCAAATGACACGCTCGGCAGCAGGGATCAAATATTGCGAGAGTTGGCGGCAATTAATGGCTTGCTGCTAGAGACCATTGCCAAACTCAAGACAATCCATCCATCTGTAAAATTTGGTATCTGTGGGCTTGGTAATTTTACAATAAATGGAAATGTCGGGGCTGCCTATTTTGAGTCATCGAGGTTTGTCTCAGCAGAAACCAATGTCGATATAAGGCAGAGTTCATCTTGGGCAAGGCAGGGTGTTGCAACACGCATATCGGAAGCTTATGGGCCTCTTCTAGACGCGGTTGATTTCGTTGCTGTTGAATGCACGCCTGCATCCCCAACCATAATAAGCAGGCAACAAATTTCTACCAAGGTGGGTGTGGCAACAGACGCCATACTGCATCACTACAGCCAATCAAAGAAAACACCCAGGCCTATATATGTCACCAATATTGGCGTATTTATTTTTCCTACCATTCCTTCTTACGCGACGCACAACTGCAAGATGTCAAAATCTCAATTCAATTCATCTTGCATACAGCCGTTCATGAGGCACAAAATTGATGGATTCATATTTGATGCCATAGAAAGAGATCTGAAGAGATCTGATTTCGCAGGTTGTCCACTTGTTGGTGGCGCCATTTTCTCAAAGACATGCTGGGAGCTTGGAACGGTGACGTGTTCATCGATTGCCAAGGCCGAATATGTAGCTTCTTACAACATTCAGTCGATGGTTTCAGAGCTTGCAAACAGGACTGCAGATCCAACTCGGATTGTGCGCCCAATCTGGGCTGGTACCTGGCGTGGCCCAGTGTCTGCAAGCTTGGATGCTGATGTAATAGATCAAACGTCTGCGGATTTGACAATGTACACATATGTCAAGCCTATTGTTCCCTTGTACGGACCCACTAGCACAAGTACCTTCACTGATGGTGGTCAGAGTGCCCCTGCAACATTCATAAATACAGATAGGTTCAACGCGGTTGTGTCGTTGCTCAAAAAACTTCCATCTGGCATGCGATCTCTTCGTATGCATTATTTCTATAAAGCTGGCGTCAACAAGAGAATGTTCTATGACAACCTTGGTACTCCAGATCAATTTGTCATTTCTAGTGGAGTGAACGTTCCTTCCATATGGGCCTCCAACGGAGTCACTGCTGTAAAGAATGCCTGGACAACCATCGTAGGAGCCCTGAAGAACCAAAGTGCTCCACTCGATCATTTGGTTTTTGATTACGAAATGAGGGGGATATTTACCAACTGGAGTCTTGATGCAGACAGGGTTAATTCATATGCCAATAGGCCAGAATTCTCCAAGTCTTGGTTTGGCGTTGCCTCTTGGAAATACTGGTTCACCGATGGCGGTCGTTTTGATTTTAACGCTCAATTGGAACAATTGATAAGCAGTCTTTCTGGGCCACACCCCCAAAACACCCCTGCATATCACTATTGGAATCGCGGTGTATCTGCTATTGATGCAGCAAACCTCTACGAGGCATTTATGCCAATAGGCAAGGCTCAATATCCAGGTTTGAGCATGACAAACTACCATGCATATTCTATTGCCCCATGGGACCACTCCTATGACGCCAACGGGCATTATGACATGCAGCAGGGTCTTGCTGGCAATGCTTCTTCTCCCTATCTTTACGGTCAATGGTATTTTCCAAATACATACTCTGTGGCAACTGATGACCCCACAAGGCTAGTTCGCCTGGACCAGTCAAATGCCACCACGACTCCCTTTGGACGGACTCCTTGGAATTCTCTTTTGTTGGCTCTGCAGACCCTGCGTGCCATCAACAGAAGCTGTGGCGGTTCGCCGATCAGGCCATGGATAGCTCCAAGGTCGTGGGATGGCGACGATAGTGGAGAAGTTGGTTTTGTGAATTCTTCCATGTGGGACGAGTTGCTGCGTCATGCGTGCATAACTGGAATTGATCATATATATTCTTGGGAGCCAGATGAATTCCCTCAAAATTCGAGGGCAGATACTTTTTCAAGAATAAATTCTATACTAATAGACATCAACGAGCGTCTTGGAGGCTTCTCGCCGTATGTTGCGGCTAATCAGCGCCTGTCTTTTAATTCGGATTTTATCGTAAGCGGCGCTCAAGCAGTTGCTGGACAAAACATTAGCAAATGGGTGTGGCGCGTTACTAGATCATCAGATAGTATACAACTTTATGAAACAGGAGTTGGTTTAATAAATATGGACGCTGACGGAGGAGCTTGGTTTGTGACAGACACCTCTAGTCCTCCACTAATAACTACTGATTTTTCGTCTTCAAGTTCATCATCTAGTTCGTCATCTAGTAGTTATTTGTCCTCCTCTAGCAGTAGTTCTAGCAAGAGTTCTTCAAGTTCGTCTTCAAGCAGCAGTTCCTCAAGTTCATCTTCAAGCAGTAGTTCTTCATCTTTTAACAGCAATTCCTCATCTTCTAGCAGCAATTCGTCAAGTTCATCTTCGAGCAGCAGTTCTTCATCTTCAAGAAGCAGTTCCTCAAGTTCGTCTTCTAGCAGTTATGCTTATGAGACGCCATGCATACCTTCTAGTGTTACTCTTGATGTAGCAGCGATTATTGTAGAGCTTGAAAATCTCAACGATGATACTTTTTTGAGCGTGACTTCAATATGCACCAATAATTCTTACACAAGAATATATCGCACTTCTAAAGTGATTGATATGTTTAAAATACTCTCTGCGCCACTTGGATCGAGTCGGATAGATACTGACAATCCATATGTTTCTTTGGCAACCTATGATGGTCCATGCTCTGGTTTCTCTATAGTGAATTTCGAGTTCTCTCAATTGTCTGTATGTGAATTTCTTAGTGATATCCTAGACATTCCAGAAGACTGCTGTAGCCAATCTGGATCTTCGAGTTCTAGCTCAAGCTCAAATCCACCTATTAAAGGACTTTTGGAAATTGGCTTGCCAACAAGAATACCTAAATTGGTAATTTCGGTGTCTGAAATACCAGACATAGACGATTTGTCTACTTAAAATAGCGATAAATCATTTGGCGAGGGTAGAGAATAATTTTGCAGAAATAGAGGTTTAGAAATGTCGTCGCAAGAATTTTCTAGAATTTCTCTTCATCTGCATGGCGTTGGTGGAGCCGGGCATGGCGCCCCCATACTTGTTTCTGGGAAGACATATATTGATGTAGGAAATGTTGTAGATTTTGAATTCGGGAACCATGCCTCTAGATTTAGATTTGACTATCCAGAGGCATATGGATCATGTGCTTTTGATATGTTTTTTGAAGATTTGGGTTTACCATCTGTTTGTAGATATAGAATAAAAGCTTCTGTATCGGTGCTTCACAATTTATTTTTACGTATATCACCATATGCCGTATTTACAAATATTAGGGTGGTTGTAAAATGTGGTCATTCGACATTCAGTAGTATCCAAATATCTCCTGAAGACATAATGGAAGCTCAGAATCCTGAATGGTTTTGGATAAGGCTTAATTGGCTTCCTCCTGAGGCAGGCGAGCAAGATGTAGAGATGATGTTTTATGGTAGCGGCTATGTTGTAGATTGTTTTATCATTGCAGTAGAAAATCTTTTTTTGGAAGAGGAGAATCAGGCTGCAATAATATCTATACACACCGCTACTAGTGGGGGGAAATTCGCTATTATTGATGAAGTTGTTGTGTCTGACTTCAATAAAAACACTATTATAGATAGTTTTTCTTCAGCATACACCACTGTGCATATTAAAATTCTAGATGTCGCAGATGACAACACTGTTGTTGGCGAATATCCAATAGTTGGAGTGGAGTCTGATGTCACCCCTTATGCCGAGGATGGATGGGTCAATTTTGGTTTACGATCACTCCCCGGGTTTGATGTACCTGCGATGCCAACTAAATTTGGCGTAGCCGTAATCCAAAGCCCTGCAAGTCCTTCTCGTTATTTTGTTTGGGATGAAGATGCCGTATCTGCATCTGATCAGGCAACCAAAACACTGATTTATAGTACTAGTGGTAATTATGAAGTTCCTAACAGGATGGCTATTAGGGTGTACGCGGCATCACCGTCTTCTGATGTCTGTATACAGACAAGTCCTGCGATTCAAAAATCAATTACAATAACTGATTTTGATAATGCTTCTTTGAAACCTAAATTCACTAATACTGCATCTGTAGAAGGTGGCTTGGCTCTCAATCTGCCAGAAAGGACGATAGTTTTTGTTGTTGATCAAAGCGGTTCTATGAGTTGGTCAGATAAAAGCAAGGCAAGATATGATGTTGCTTCAAACATATTATCTGCAATAAATAATGCATATCCTGGTCGTCTCAATTCAGTGATATCCACCTTTCAAGGTGATACAATCAAAGTTGAGTGGTTCGCTGCTACTGAGGAGCAAATATCTACACCCTCAAACCCTCTTGTGGCAAAGGGTGGGGCGCTCAAGGACGAAGGAACTGATTTTTATGGAGTTCAAGTCGTCAGAAGATACGACCGTTATCCTGTATCTCCCACAGATGGAGACATAGTTGCAAATGGTTTGGTGGATATGCATGTCAATATATCTCCTAGTGGCGTGTCCAATGTGTACTACGGCATTTATCCCTATGATTCTCGAGGTGTTTTCGGTGAAGCTAGCTATATTCGTGTGCCAATAGGCGGCCCAAGACCACCTGGAATCAAGAGTTTGATCGGTAAGGAGATGGTTGGAACTGGGGTCAAGAGATCGCAAGATGCAGCTCTGATACTGCACATGGACGAGGGCGGAGGAGAGAAATTATATGATTTTTCATATAACAGCAATCATGCGTCTGTTTTTTATGGACCTGTGCCGCCTCTATGGGTGGGGGGCGATCAGTCTCCGCCCACGCCAACTGGTGAAGGCAAAGGTTTTGCTTTGCGTCTCAATGGTAGAGACCAATATATAAAGACGAACTCTGATGTAGGAAATATAGTTGGGGATCTTACTTTTGCCATATGGGTTTATGGAACATCTTCTTCAGGTAATAAATCGATAATATTTACTATTGTCAATGGAGACCCACTGATAATTTATTGGGATGGATCCCAAGTTCATAGTTATTGGTCTGGTAATTCTCTAAGCATGCCCATGAGCGCCGACAACTGGCACAGGGTTGCTTGGTCTTATTCAAAGGACTCTTCAGTAATCAGGTTGTATGTTGGTGCTGATTTTGCAGAAATATCCTGCAATACTGTCCAGTCTTTCTACATTGGTGGAGTATGTGTTGGTGCTGATCCCGATGGCAAATTTGCCCGATGGTTTGGCAGAGTTTCTGAGTTTTCCGTGCATGCATCTTTCTTGGAAGTTCAGGTTCAGTCCTCTTTGTCTTCTGGTGTTTTGCAAGATAACGGAGATAGAGCTGTCGTGCTCAGTTGGTTTGTTGGGCCTCATGCAGTTGGCGAAGGTGAAAATGTTCGCATAAAAATAAAGAGAACTAAAGAACTAGGGCATCTACGAGTTCTCAATCAAGACATAGCAGGAGCCTCTAACGTCGGATCTTATTTGGGCTCTGTTAATTCGAGACCACCAGGTTCAGGTAATCAGGATATTTCGCAAAGCGACTTGAGGGTTCGCATGGCGTTAGGAGACGATGTTGGTCCATGCGATGTTGATCAGGGGGACACAGTTGTTGATGACTTTTTTGGCATCGGTGAGCACGAGTTCATGTTTAACGATGACTTTGACAGCCCGTTAACACCTGGGGCACAAGGGCAGAGGGGAAGACTTATTTGGGGAGGCATGAGACACTTCTTCAGAATTTTTTCCTCTTCTAGTGATGGCAGCAGTGATTTTTCTGCTCCCGAAGACAGTGGGCTTTTTCAATACACTCCACGCATGGTGCTAGAAAACGAGAGGCCATCAGTGTCATTGCCTCCAGTTTCTGTACTGTCGGCGAGGGCAAGCAGGAGCAAGGTTATACTTAACTGGATTCCTCCGATTTCTTCAGATGTTTCAAGCATAATTGTTTATTACCAAAAGAATGATTTTCCTATAGTTGAGCAAGATGGCGGACTTTCTTCTGGGTATTACCCAATTTTTGTTGGTGATCCTCAGGACAATTCATGCGTTCTACGTTCGGGTAGAATTTGCGTTGCTGATAGACCACTTGCTTCTATTAATGATTTTTTCGGTGAACTTTCACTTTTGGGAGAAGATTGTGCTCAAGATATAGAGCCAGGAAAAAAAGCATATTTCTCTGTGTACACTAGAGATAGATATGGCAATTTGAGCTCACCAGAGTCAATTGAGGTCATTATTCCACAATCTGAATCACCGATAGGGGTGGGTCCAGAGGCTGTTTATGGTTTAAGATACGACCGAATCGATTCTAGAACTACCACTGTAAGATGGTTCAACCCTTTGCTTCCAAGACTCTTTTTTGATGTAAATGCATGGTTTGATGAGAGGGTGTATTTGTATTGCAGGGTTACTGATCAATACGGTAATGCACTGCCTGATCAGAACAACTTCACAATCACGACCGAATTCGTATACTCTTCTTCCGATCAGGGATCAGTCACAATTCCTGGTTTTTGTTTCACAAATACAGATTTTACTTTTGACGCATTAACTAGAAGTGCGTCTGTGCAACTTTTTAAATTTAGAGATACTGTACGATTTAACCAAGTCAGCTTGGCAAATGGTTGGACACGTTTTGACATCAGCCTTGCTCCTGCGTCTCCCGAGCGACTTGCATGTTTGGAAAGTATTTTCTTTTCAGCCAAGGTTGGTATCACAATTAGGCAAAATGCTGTTGGAGATTCTGTAAATATTTTAGGATCTGACTCAACGGCCACTTCTGATAGGTCGTTCGCATTCGTCACCCAGCCAATTAGGATAGCATTTCAAAACCCCATAGGTATAACTCTTACAGCCGGGGCTGGAGATTCTGTTTCTTACGAGTGTACAGGTCTAGCAAGATCTTCGCTTAATGGGCAGTCATTTTGTGGTTCCCCCGCGTCGACTGTAAATCCGACAACGGTTGAGGTGGGTGCTTATGCAGGAAGAAAGTTGCCGCTCTCTTTTGCTGTATTTGCGCAATACCGCAAAAAGGGTCTTCCTGCCGGTTCTGTATGCACAATAAACAGTTTTGATGCCGACATGCCTAAGTATAGCAGTTCGGTAGGTGATGAAGGTGCTTTTACTGAAGTTTGCAGTAATATAAACAATCGTGAATTTTTTGGTGTTGCTGAACAGGTTGATCTTCCAGGGCCTAGTTTGTGGCAGAGGGTTGAAGCTGCTACAAATATTATTGATACAGCCACTTATAAAGATTCTACCATACTGATACCTAGTTCTCCAGTCGCCTACTTCAGTTCTCCTACAGAAATTATTTATTATAGCACCACCTTGACTGGTGGTATGTCAGTAGCTGACTTTTACATCCAAGTTCCTGATGTATCTTGTGCTGCAGAGGTGTGCGCGACAGTTTCAATCAATGGACTCAGAAGGACAGTTCACAAATATATAGTTGTTGCTCCCACCCTTCGTGTGGATTTTACTGCACGATCTCCAATTGCTAACGGTCTTGATATTGCTCAGCAGGTGGCTGAAATTTCCATAATAGACCCAGATAAATCTAATGCCACAACAGTTTTACGTAAGCCGAGTCCAGACGGCACTCCCGTCAGGTGGGAATTGATAGGCTTCAGAAACAGCAGAAACCGTCCATTCTATTCAACATCACAATCAGATGACCCAAGATATGCCTTTGGAGTTTGGGATTTTACAGTTGGTGGCAAGTCAGATAGGGTGTACTTCGGCCCAGCTTCTGATGTGGTAACCTCAATAGTGACCCGATCATCACCTGGAAGTAGTATAGGAGATAATGGGGACGTAAACTTTGGCGGTTCTCAGTCAGTCTACTACATAATTCCTGAGGAGTATGTGATAAGGGTTAGTGTTTCTCTCTCTGGCCAGTCGGCTTCCGTAAGCACCGTAGCTTGCTTGATTCCTTATCAAAATGAGGAGGTAGAAGACCCTATAGTAGAAAATTCTTTACAGACAGCAGCGATTTATGCTGACGGTCCGGTGCAATCTTTTGGATACAGAAATACACAAATTATATATAGCGATGGAGAGCAGAGTGCTATATTCAGAACTGTAAGAGATGTAATGTCTTTAGATCAAATCGATCAAAACATCAATACTGATAATTTTAAGAGTTGTTACATATCTGATGACGGCTCTTTATACGGGTCTTTGCCGAATGCCACTTATGTGCCGATGTCTGAAAATACAGTAATCGATGTCAAGATTCATCGGCCAGTGCGTTTCACTGAAGAGGGGTCGACATCTATACCCTATTGGAGTAGCCCTGTCAAAATAATAAAAGGCGGACTTGTATACACGAATGATTCCACTCTGCAACTTGAACCGGGTAATCAAACCTATTTTAGAGTTTTAAGCAACGCATTTATACCTCTCAAGTGGAATAGGTTTGGCAAGCCAACAACTGCAAGAACAGGTAATGTGACTTGCGAAACTTTTTCAGTTGCTGGCTGGTCTGATTTGCCATCATCAGATCCTGAAAACCCCAACAACTGGATTGATTATGATATTGCCGTATCTGTTGCGGCGAATCTTTTTGTCAACTCCTCTATCTATACCTCCACAGTTTATGGAGAGGGCAGAAAGGGCATGGGGGTGCCTGAAAAACTCATAAAATTTAGAGAGCCACTCAATGTCCACTTTGGATGGATAGAGAGGGATGGGCAAAGGTTGTTTACCAATGAAGTACTTGCTGATGGAGAAGCACATCACAATTTGGTATTTGTCGTTACATTCGCAAATAATCCTGTGCCAGCAGATGTAGATGTATATATCACATCTTGCGGAAGTGAATTGCCAGGAGTATCTGCACAAACACTCAAGACTCAAGTTGTAAATGAAAGCGGATCTTGGTATGAGCCAAATGAAATAGGCGAGGTTCCTGCTCTATCTTCTGTTGTGAAAGTTGCCATTTTGCCAATATCTCCAGGCATGTCTTTTAGCACAACAGTATTTGCCGAATGCAACTATGATAAAGGAAACTTTGGATTCGTTTATAGACAACGTGTCCATGGAGTATCCTTGTCATATCAGGGTGGTTCTTTTGCAGCGCTGATGGGTGGCGACGGAGGTGGCGACGGAGGTGGCGACGGAGGTGGCGACGGAGGTGGCGACGGAGGTGGCGACGGAGGTGGCGACGGAGGTGGCGACGGAGGTGGCGACGGAGGTGGCGACGGAGGTGGCGACGGAGGTTCGGGTGATGGATCTTCTGGATCGCCTATACCACGCCCAGATCCTTCAGAATTGACTGATGAGGCGGGTCTGATTTTTAGAAATGAGATCGTCTTGCCACTAACAGCCACATGCTACATACACGACCTTAATGATGCAGACAGCGGTTGGACAAGAACCGCAGATATGGGTTTCAAGAAATGCTGGCACGGGATGGCGTATGCACATGGTCATTTTTACTCTATAGGAGGATTGACATCTGCTGGAGTGACCAACTACATGGAGCGGTGGTCGTCATCAGAGAACAGGTGGAAAAGTTGCGCCAAAATGCCGAAGCCATTGATGGGTATGTCGGTAGCAAACGACGATCAATACATCTATGTCGTTGGCGGAGTTGAAATGGTTTTCCTCGGATCTGGCTCTTCAGGAGGTTACAAACCAAAATGTTCAAGTTATTTCTTCAGATATAGTATAGAGGCAGATGAGTGGCAAGAGATGCCCCCCCTGCCACAGAGAACTGATTTGCCTCCTTCTCCCTCTTCTGGAGGTTTCGGTGGCTCAGGATCAAATTCTGGATCACCTCCTGTTATTAGACATGGTCATGCGTTCGGGAAGTGCATAGTTGCTGGAGACTACATTTTTGCCCTGTGTGGGGCAAGCAATGTCGAGCAAAACGTACTAGAGGTTGCAGAAGTTTCTAAATATGTTCATATTTTCAGCATATCAGCTAATAAGTGGCTTGGCTCTTTCTTGGTTCTTGATAACGATCTTGCCACCTATGGTCGTTTGTATCCTGCAGCTGTAAAAATTGATGATGCTAAATGGGCATTTACAGGGGGAAGCAGTATAATCAATGAAGAGGTTTCCTATACATTTGGGAATGCGGATAGTGTAGTAACCGTTGAGGAATCAAGGGAGGTTTATTTCGCCGATTCTTTCATGTTTGATGTGTCAAATATTGACTCCTACTTTAGTTCACTTTCTTCTTCTTCTTCTTCTTCAAGCAACAATTCTTCTAGTAGTTCTTCAACAAGTACTGCTAGACCGTTTGATATATATTCTGCAGATTCTATTTTTGCTGATATACCTGATCCTCGAGGGAAGGCTGCGCATGTTGATTGCGATGGCACTTTAATAATCATTGGTGGAAAACTTCCTCCAATTGGAAAATATCTTGGAACCAATGCCACCAAGAGAATGGAAATACTTGAGTTATCCAACGGTCTTTATGTTAAATCTCAAGGAAGGTCTCTTATTGGTGGCAGGTTGTTGCTAGCATCCACTTGGGACGGAGAGTCTTTGGTTATGGTTTCTGGAGGCATAACCAATGGCAAGGCGCCAGGATTTTGCCAAATTGCAGTCGAAGCGTTCGGAGAACAGACTGAGTCCAATGTTCAGCCTATACAGGATGGATTAAGAATTGAGGATGTCCAGGCAAGTGCTAGGCTAGATGGAATTTCTGGAGTTGATCTCAGGATTAGGGTTTTCGACGATGAGGGTAGACCTCTTGATGATGATGTTGTTGTAGAACTTGATGGCTACATAAAATTTCAAGGTAATGATTTAGAAGAGCTGTCGGTAGGCACTGGAGGCATTCCTAGCGGAGGAGGAACTGGTAATATATTTAGGCGAAGGAAAAGGAAGGGAACAAAAATATTCCCTGTGAGGATAGATGACCGTATTGTTAACATATCGTCTGGTATTGGCTATGCAAGATTGGCTCCAAGATCTGAAGATCCTTTCAGACCATTAAGTGATATAGTAACTCTGCTTGGCAGCAGCGTTATAACTAGTGCTGATATTGGGGTTGTGGATACTTTGGCAGCTACTGATGAGCTAGATAACACCATCTCGATTCGTCAAGGGAAAACACGCTTTCCATATCAAGTAATTGTGGCAGCAAGGATAGTTGATAATTTTTACTACGGCAGTACAGAATTTGATCCAAGTGCAGAGGCAGATCAAGCAACAGAAAACGAACTCTCATTCCCAGAGCTTTCTGACGAAGACAGATATGCTGATGCTGGTGAATTTGATTATGCTGCAGTCATGCCCGTATTCTCGGTAAGAAGAATAAGTGGGATGCTGCCAATTCGAGGAGCCTCTTCTAATGATGGGGTTGAAGCTTTTGTTTCCACTGCGATAGGAGTCATATCTGGCATTGGTGACACTGATCTTTACTCTTTTGTTGCGCCTATTAATGGCATAGTTGACATATGTATCGAACCTAGGGGAATAAGCACACTTCGCAGCTCTATACGCATATACAATGAAGAAAGGCAGTTGGTAAAATTTGAGTCTTTGACAGACATTAATTTGAAACCGATATACAGGGCTTATTTTGACGAAAATGGAGATCATACATCGCCGCCAGATAACAGTTTTTTTGCATCAACAGGTATTCTTATAGATGTCAATACATTATCCAATCAAATATACTATGTTGAAGTGTCTTCATACGACCAAACTGAAACAAAATATCAGGTTGGAGAGTACAGAATTATTGTTTCATACCCATTAAATGAAGTCTCTGAGCAGCAGGCTTTTGGTACTGGTCAAGTTGCTTATCCAATGCCGTGCAACGGCAACATCGATTGGGAAAAATTAGAAATATGTTGGGAGCAGATGGTTCCTGTGTCTTTCTTGATAGAAAATGGAGTTAATCCTCCCGAAGCCGATAGGGAGGTAATTTATGGTTGTGAGATGGCTCCGCACACTGTATGCGTTCGACCATGTCTGATGTCTCTCAATGATCCCAAGTCAATTATAGGAGTTGCTTCTGGAGACTTGAATTGGAAGATTCTTAGGTTACCGCCCTATCCATGCGGTCAGCAGCCGCAGCCGCCTCAGGGGGGAGAGGCATGTGAAACAGATT